TGGCGGATATCGTTGACTTGGTGAAGTAACGACAACTTATAACAATCAAGTTAAGAAGTTTCCGGCAGTCCGATTTGTCTGGATTCTCAACGTGAACGGTAAAGATGGAAAGCCTCTTCAGGTGCAACAGCGCTTCAATGTCACCAGCTTGCATGAGAAGAGTAATGTGTACAAGGTGTTAAAGCAGATTCTAGGTGCTCCCCCGGCCCAGAACCTGGACATCGAAACCCTGATCGGTCAGACCAGGTTGCTCTGGATTAACCGAGAGAAGAGTGCTGACGGAACCAAGGACTTCGCAAACATTATGGGTATTTTGCCAGCTATTCATAATGGCCAGCCTATGTCACTTCCAATCCCGGCTGATTACATCCGGGTTAAGAATCGCCCGGTAACCACGGCAGGCCCTAATGGACAGCCTGTGCAGACCTACGCGACCCCTCAGGCCGCGCAAGCTTCGGCACAGTACAATCCTCCGGTGTCTATGCCAACACAGCAGTCTAACGTCCCGCCTGCATTCCAGGGAGCAGACATTAAGTTCTAACACTTCGGAAAGCCGCGACTAGGCTTGGCGGCGGGAGAGACCGCACACTAAAATGGAGCGACCGTGGGATTATTCAAACAAATAGCAGAACCTTTGATCGAACGCGGCGTTCCTGTTATTCCGCTTCGACCCAAGACAAAGATCGCCTTCCTAAATAACTGGCCGGACTCCGCCACGACTGATCCTGTTAAGATAGAACAATGGGATCGGGAGTACTCCGATGCTAACGCAGCCTGCGTTGCATTCGCGAAGCCCGACGGGGTTTGGTTTTTCGAAATAGACCGACCAGGATTCCTAGATATCATCGAAAAAGAAACCGGGCACAAGATGCCCATGACGTTCATGGTGCGCAGTCGCCCTGGCCGGGGACACTTCTATTTTAAGCACACCGATAAGAGCATTGCTATGGGCAACGCTCAAGCGAAGGATAGCCAGGGTGAGCTATGGTCAGCGAGAGCGGACAACCGCTATGTCGTGGCACCGGGCAGCTTCCATCCAGATACAGGGCGTCAGTACGAAATCATACGCAATATTCCGATAGCGGATGCACCGGACTGGCTTGTTCAGTGGTGCTTATCTCACAAGACCGAAGACAAGAAGGCTCCTACAACTGCGTCTGTTGACGGAGCGAAGATTCCACGTGGTGCCCACGACACAACCTTAACCAGCATTGCGGGAAAGCTGCGTCAAGACGGATTGGAAGAAGAGTCCATATACAATGCCATAGTCGAAGTGTGCGAGAAACGCTGCGAGAACTATGGTCCGGACTATCGGGACATGTGCCGTAAGATCGCTAAGAGTGTTAGCCGCTATAAGATCGCGGAGTCAGCACCGCCTGTTATTATGGGCGGGGTTCCGCTAGGCCAGCCACAACCGCAGACGATTGTCGAAGTCCCGGCGCTGCCAACTTTGGAGTATCCTGAGTTTCCTTCATGGATATTCAAGGGATGCCATGTCTATGACAACTACATCAAACAGGTCTGCGAGCAAAATTCTCGCTACCCTGAAATGATGTTCATTCCGGCGCTAGCGATTAATCTCAACTATCTAGGCACTAAGTGTCATCTAGCCGGGATAGGTAAGATAAACGGAGCAATGATAAACATTATCGGTAAAGCTGGCAGGGTGATGAAGTCTACGTCCGTCCAGGACATGTTTGAGTATTACAGGTTCATGGGCGTGCTAGATATTCACGGCGGCGCGATAAGAATGGCTGAGGGTAAGTCAACAGTCTGGACAGCAGGCTCGACTGAGGGAGTCGGAGTCAGCGCGATGAAATCAAGGTGCAACAACATTATTTTGTACTATGATGAATTGAAGACCTTATCTGACAAAGCTGGAATCGAAGGCAGTAGCATGGGCGGACACATAATGACCATTCTACAGTCCGGGTTATTTGCCAACGAAACTAAATCAGCCAAGGGTAACTTTAGTTTCGACCCAGGCAGCTATACTGCGTCGATAATCACATGCTGCACTAATCAGATGTTTGCCCGTTACTGGTCTAAGCTGATCGCATTCTCAAACGGTTTGGAAGATCGTGCGACTCTGATTTTGCAGCCGAAGGTGTTGAAGGATATTACTCCGCGTGTCTATGTTCCGCCGACACCGGAAGCTATCGCTGAGGAAAAGCGCTTGCTTAATAAGGCTGTCGAGCAGAAGTCATTCCCGGTTGAGGACGATGGCCAGATAGATTTATTCACGTTCAAATACGGCAACCGACCCGAGGCAAGAGTTAGAGAGTGGGCGCTAGCGTTTGCTGTTCAAATGGGTAAGAGTGTTGTGGACTCCGGATGTATCGAACGTGGCATAGCTCTAGAGACCTACAACATTCAGGTTAAGAAGTTTCTAAATGTGCGTGAGGCTGAGACCCGCGAAGCGGTTATTCAGAACCACATCATACAACTGCTGATGCAGAACGAAGGGGTTATCCCTATGCGTGATTTGAATAGGCGCATGCATCCGGATAGGTACGGCACCGCGCTGTGGTATAGCTGCTATGCCGGACTCATCAAGAGCGGCTGGACCGCAGAAGTCGGTACAGGTGTTCCTGGCGACCCGAAGCGATTGGTACTACTACAAGTTCCAGAGAGTGAGGACGAATAATGTGCGGAGATATTAAGAAAGAAGAGGGTAAAGAGTACTCACCGTGCGGATGCGAGATCATACGCGGCGTGAAGTTCGTTGGAGGGGAATTAGACGGACTATATTGCACCGTATTGGTCTATCCAAAAGAACTACCAGCTAATTTGAAAGAGGGCGAGAATGAAGATCATAGAGCCTAGAGCGGAAATAGTTCACCCAGGGCCAGAAGACGGAATCGGTCAGCTTCAGTTTATTGAGACCATGGCTAGGATAAGCCACAGATCAGAGGACAAGCAGACCTCAGATAGCTGGAAGACGTTCATTCCGGCAGTCGTGATGCAGCACGGAGACTGGTCCGTAGTCGAGCACGAATCAGCGACAGTGTTATTTCGGGTTGACCGTGGAGTGACCCATGAGCTAGTCCGGCACCGCTTGTTCAGCTTCACCCAGGAGTCAACCCGTTTTGTTCGCTATGGAGCCAGGCATCAGTTTGAGTTTATACAGCCTGATGGAATCGAGACTGATTTTCAATCCTTAGAGTTGTTTAAGGTACACTGCAATAATAGTGAAAGTATTTATAACACTTTGTTAGCTCGTGGGGGTCGCCCGCAAGAGGCACGTGCGGTTCTGCCAAATGCTTTAGCAGCGACAATCGCAGTTACGGGAAATTTGAGGAATTGGCGTCACTTTTTGTTAATGCGAACGTCTAAAGAGACTCACCCAGATTTCAAACGAGTGACAATTCCGTTGCTAGCAGAGTTTAAGAAGAGGATTCCGATTTTGTATGATGATATCGAGCCGGAACAACGGCAGATAGAAAACCTGAGGAAGCCAAGATGATTAAAAAGATTATTTGTTTCTTTTTAGGGCACAAGGACAATGTGTGGGATGCTCACTACTACCCGCAAGATAACCCCACATTCGTAGTTGTGTATTCTTATCAGTGTGAACGGTGCAGCCGAAGAAGAGAGTACGAAAGATGATTAAATCAATCTACATTATAGGCTCACTGCGCAATCCAGAGATTCCGAAGTTTGCGAACGAGCTACAATCTCAAGGTTTCGAAGCATTCGCGGACTGGTATCAGCCTGGGCCGGAAGCGGATGATTTCTGGCGTAACTATTCGAAGGAACGTGGACTTACCTACAAGCAAGCCTTGGACAGTTACGGGGCTAAGCAGATATTCGACTTCGATAAGTACCATCTGGATCGATGCGATGCGGCAGTCATGTTGATGCCAGCGGGGAAGTCCGGGCACCTAGAGCTAGGATATACAATCGGTAAAGGAAAACCGGGCTATATCCTGTTCGACCAGGAGCCTGAACGGTACGACGTGATGGTTCAGTTTGCAACCAGGGTATTCTTTAACAAGGAAGACCTATTCTACGAATTGAAAGAGGTTCAAAACAATGGCAAAGTATAAAATTAAGATCGACCGAGCAGCGGTATTGAACGAGCTAGCTAAGGAAGTCCATACAGCAAACAAGAAGTGGTGGATTAACCCGGCTACAGGCGACCCCATCGAACGCAACCGGGCAGAGATGCTGATGCTTATTGTGTCAGAGATAGCCGAGGCTATGGAAGGCGAGCGCAAGAACCTGATGGACGATAAGCTTCCTCACCGTCCTATGGCGGAAGTTGAGCTAGCGGACGCAGTAATCCGCATATTCGACTATGCTAGCGGATTAGGGTACGACTTGGGTGGAGCGTATGTTGAGAAAATGGCGTACAACGCGGTGCGCAAAGACCATACAGCAGCCGAGAGACTTAAGCCTAACGGGAAGAAATTCTAATGAACATCAATCACGTAATCATACCTATGGGTCCTAGTGTTGCCGACCCTTCGGGTGTAATTAAGTTGGTTCTAATAGAAACAGACGGAACATGTCATACCATCGGTAGCTTCGGGTGGCGGTGTTGGTGGAGATCATTCTTAGTTTGGGCGATACGTCGCCACGTGAGGAAAATTACCAGATGATTCTAGTACTCGACTTCGAAACCAGGTCAGAGACAGAGATTAGAGATGTTGGGCTGTACAACTACGCCACACATCCTAGCACTCGTGCGCTTTTTCTCGCTTGGCGGATAGTCGATAACCTAGGAGATAAGACCCCGTTCGAAGTGTGGGATTTACGTCCAGGAGTTAACTACTCCCATGCAGAACAAATGCCCAACAAACTTTGGGAAGCTATTCATGACCCGACAGTAGATATTATCGCATTCAACTCCGCATTCGAGCGATATATATTCAAATACATCCTAGGAATTGACATCCCTGCCGAGCGATTCCAGGACCCGCAAGCTAGTGGCAGGTATTTGTCTTTGCCTGCGAACCTGGAAGATGTCGGTATGGTACTCGGTCTGCCGTACGAGATGCGCAAGGATAAGCGTGGTAAGGAATTGATGGAGCTATTCTCATTCCCGAAGACTCGCAAGAAAAAGGACGGCGGCGGAATCTATTTTAACGACTGGAATTCACACCCTAAAGAGTGGGAAGAGTACAAAGAGTACTGTAAGCAGGATTGTGTCGCAGAGCAGGAAATAGCTCGCCGGGAAGCTCTCCTAGGTGCGTTCCCGTTGCCGGAGCGGGAGCGCAGGATATGGCTTTTCGACCAAAAAGTCAACGACCGAGGTATGCCTACAGACCGACGCTTCGTGCAAAATCTATTCGGAATCGCAGATCGCAGCAAGCAAGAGAAGCTGGAGTGGCAGAACCTCAAAACCGGGCTAGACAACGCTAACTCTACTAAACAGCTAATGCCGTGGGTTCAGGAGCGCGGATACACCCTGAATAACATGCGTAAGCAGAATATTGAGTTAGTCTTGAAAGACCCGGAAGTCAAGTTGACCGAGGAATGCCGCGATGTTCTTACAGCGCGTTTGGAAGCTAGTTCTACTAGCTATAAGAAGCTTGAGTCAATCCTACAAAACATTGGCGATGATAATCGCTTGCACAATCAGTTCATTTTCATGGGTAGCTCTAGGTGTGGGCGCTGGTCCGGAAATGCTGTACAGCTTCATAACATGGCCCGCCCGGATGGTACATTCGAGGATTTGGAAAATGTAACCAAGGCGCGTGATTTTGTCTATCGAAATGATTATGATGGATTGAAGATCGCGTTCAAGACCAAGACCGGATATTATTCCCCGTTAATCATTGCGAAGAACCTAATCCGCACTGTGTTCGTCGCGCCACCAGGAAAGCGCTTCAACGTATGCGACCTGAACGCCATAGAAACCAGAGTAGGCGCATGGTTCGCAGGCTGCGAGCCATTGCTGAGCGTATTCAGGCTGAACAGAGACCCGTACCTGGACTTTGCTTCAAAGATGTACGGCATCCCTTACGATAAGCTATGGGCCGACTACAAGGGTAAGAACGGCAAAGAAGCGCAAATCGCCGCTAAGAGAATGCGCCAGGTCGCGAAGCCTGGTGTGCTAGGCGCTATCTATCGTCTAAGTGGCGGCGGATGGGGCCGAGACAAGAATGGCGATCTAATCAAGACCGGGTTGTGGGGCTACTCCGAAGCAATGGGAGTGGACATGACCATGGAACAGGCTCACGAAGTTGTGAAGATTTTCCGTGAAGCCTATAAGGAAATTCCCGAGACCTGGGTTGCTCTCGAAAACGCAATCATGGAAGTTCTACAAGGCGAGCGTACAATCCGTAAGATTGGACCGGAAGGCTGCATCAAGATTGACAAGCTGACCATAGAGGAACGCAAACCGATTCTGAGGATTCAGCTTCCTAGTGGGCGCTACCTTCACTATATGGACGCGGCAGTTGAGACTGTCAAGATGCCGTGGAAGCGCACGAATCCTGAAACAGGTGAGCAGGAAGATGTCTACCGTCCAGGATTCACGTATTACGGGCTGAACCAAGACACTAAACAGTGGGAACTCGTAGTAAGCCATGGCGGAAAGATATTCGAGAATATCGTTCAGGCGATTGCTCGCGACGTTTTGGCTGAGAAATTGCTAGAGTTCGAAGACATGGGCTTAGAAACCGTCGGACATGTCCACGACGAGGGTATCTGTTTGTCCATAGACGATCCGTTCGCTCCTGGGGTTATAGAGATGGTCGCTTGCATGTCTCGCCCGGTGTATTGGGCGCAGACCCTGCCTTTAGGGGCAGACGGCTTCGAGGACTACGTATATCATAAGTAAGGACTTAAAATCTTGAAAATAGGGCTTGACAAAAATCGAAAGTAATGGTATTATTGTACTAGGGAGAAACTAATGTCAGAAAACTTTTTACCGATGTATGACCTTGAGTCGTTGACCGAGCCTCAGCGCCAGGAATACCTCAGGGCAGTTTGCAAGCACTTGGGCGTGCCGGACAACCTGAATCTAATCGCATTGACCTATGTTGACGAGACCGACGGTCCGGCTAGGCTTGTGGCGTACGCTAAGCGTGGCGCTACTGAAGCGGTCCGCAATAATCTACAGATCGACGTGACCTCGCTGACAAACCAAATGATCGGCGGGAGTATCGTATTCACCGCGACCGCGAAGTCTAAGGTTACCGGACGCCAAGAGGTCGCCACAGGATCGAAGTGGATTGACGGTTTACAGGGGGCGCAACTCGATGATGCCATTATGACCGCAAGCACCCGGTCACTACGTCGCGTCACCTTGCAGTTTATGGGCGCTGGCGTGCTGGATGAATCCGAAGTGAGCCAACGCAAGACTATCCATGTCCAGTCGGCACCGCAGGTAGTTCCGCCGCAGCCGACTGTTCAGCCGAGCAGCGCACCGGGCAAGGATGTCACCGAAACAATTAAACTTCCGATTGCTGTAGAATTTGAAAGCGGAAAAGTCTGGAACAACCAGGAAGAGTTTGAGGCAGCAAAGGCTAAGATTCGCGCCGATGCTATCGCGCAGTTGAACGCAAAAGCGAAAGCAGAATCAGGACCTGTTGAAGATACAGCGGTCAAAGAAGTCGTAAAGAAGCCGCGTAAACCACGCGGACCTAACAAGGCGAAGGTTGACCTAGGTCCTTCAGTGCCGCCGCAACCGGACATTCCGGCAGCGGTTGTAGCTACAACACCAGCGCCTGCACCAGTTGTCGAGCAACCGAAACCAGACATTTCAGCGGCACCGCCAGCCCAGGCTCAGCCGAAGCTGACCAAACAACAACTTCAACCTTTCCGCCAACGCAATTTTGCGATGATGGAAATCTTGGAGAAGGAAGGCAAGTTCCTTCAAAGCGAAGGTCGGGGTAGGTCAGATAAGATGCGTATGCTGGCGCAGCTTATGTTCCCGGAGATCGACAACATGAATCAGCTTGATGAAGTGCAGTGGGAAAGATTCCTATCTACCATCGAGAACAAGATCAAGACAGACGGACCGATAGCAGCAGTACAATACATCGAAGAATCAATCAACTTGTAGGAGGCACGATGGCGGCATTCACAGTAATAGGGGTCGTAGTAGTTATTCTTCTAGCTGCATTAGGGCTAGGCACGATTATAGACAAGTGCTTTTTCACATAGGAGGAACCATGAAGAAATTAATTTTTGCGGTAGCATTAGCAGTAGCAATGATGTTCCCGGTACACGTTCACGCGCAAATGAGAGAGTTTGTCGGAGCGTCCGGAGTAGCAGCGTTCGATAACTACAGCGCCGGGATAACAGCCGGGGTTGAGTATCCTTTCCTAAAGCACTTCGAATTGGACTTGAAAGATACCTTCAGTCCGATCACAGAGCACGTAGCTCTAGGTACCGGGCGTGCGAATAGCACAGCCGCAGGTGGGTTTGTTTGGCTAAGCAAATCTCTAGGCATTCACGGCGAAGCAACTGACTCGATGTATGACGTGACCAAGGTGTCGAAAGATGCTAACTACGCGTACGGTGGGTTAGGCTATCGCGTCACCCTAGGTGGGTTGCAGTCCAGGTTCACATTCGACTACATCCAACAGTTCAACAACGGTATCGCGCCTAACGGGGTCGAGACTTCGCATTTGAAGGGCGGAGACGCCGGGGTAACAGTCGTACTAGGGTGTCCTAAGAGCATGTGTGTTCGCTTGACAGAAGATTTGGTATTCGGTCGTGTACTGACCCAAGGCAACCCGCAATGCGACGGAACATTCGGAGTCACAGGTGGCAATGGTCCTAACGGATCATGCCCACGCGGTTCAGCGTTAAGCGGCGGAACCGAAGGGTCAATCCAGTTCGTATTCGGCAAGGGCCGAGCAGGGTTTTAATGAAATGTGCTCGCTGTAAGAAGCCGAAGCCGCCTGTTGCGTTCTGCATAGATCGTGGCAGGCGGAACGGCAGAAATTGTTGGTGCAAGAAGTGTTGTAGGAAATACGCTCAAGATCACAGAGAAAAGTATCTTCCGGGAAAAAGGAAATCAGGTCGTGAGCGCCACAGAAAACTTAGATTTGAAGTGCTTAGTCACTATAGTAGAGGAAAGCCAAGATGCGCGTGTTGTGGAATTGGCATCCTTGAATTTCTAGGCATAGATCACATCAATGGCGGCGGTGTTCAGCATAAACGACTCGTTCGTCATGTCTATATGTGGCTACGAAAGAATAATTTTCCAAAGGGTTTTAGGGTTTTGTGCCACAACTGTAATCAATCACTAGGAGCATACGGGTATTGTCCACATGATGCTAAACGGAGAACAGAGAGCGGTCGTAGAGGCTATCGACGGAGTGTGGGTCGTAATCAGCGGTCCGGGAAGCGGAAAAACAACATGCATGGTAGAACGATTCCTAGGGATGATTAGCAAAGGCATCCAGACCAGGGACATACTCAACCTTACCTTCACCAATAGCGCCGCAACCGAAGCGGCAAAGCGTGTAGGACTCTTAAACGCCGAGCAAGTCTTCCGAACATTCCACTCGTTCGCGTTGGAGCTAATCAAGCGGGAGCGAGATCATGTCCCGTTCAAACTAACCGACACAGTTATCCCGGTTCGCGGAGAAGACTACCAATTGCTGTTCGATCTGGTTAAGCAGTTCCCGGCTATCTCAAGCTTTAGGACTCTGCAAGGCAAGCTATCCGAGTGGAAGCGTGCTAACATAGAGCCTCAGCAGGCGATGCAGGAGTCAATCGGCACAGAGTATTACTACGCTCTAGCGTATGAAGAGTATGAGAAGCGGTGTCGAGAGCAGGGCTGGCTAGACTTCGACTCTTTGATGCGCGAGACCGTAAAGTTATTGGAGACCAACGATGGAGTTAGGCAGCGTAATAAGAAACGCTATCTTTCAGTGGATGAGTGCCAAGACACAGATATTACCCAATTCCGTTTCCTACAATTATTATTCGACGGAAATATCCTTGTTGTCGGAGACGAAAATCAACTTATCTATGAGTGGCGTTCAGCACAGCCTGGTAATCTCTCAAACTTTTCTCAGAAGTTTGCCGGAGCCAGAACGCTTTATCTCGGAAGAAATTATAGAAGCACTAAACGACTTGTACAATTTTTCAAAGAAATCCTACCTGTCAACAACGGACTCGCTTCGCATATGTTAACCGACAACGAAGAAGGTGTAGAGCCGAAGCTTATTCGGTACCCGCTAGACCCGGAGTTAGAGATCGAGTCAGTTCTAGACGAAGCTAGAAAAGACCCGGAGAACTCGGTTATCATTGCCAGGACAAACAGGCAGCTATTCAATGTCCAGCGTATCGCGTCGAGCAAAGGCATTAAGTACAAGAACCTAGGCAAGAAAGATTTCTGGGAGTTGAACGAAGTCAAGGCGCTACTGAATTTAGCCAAGGATGTTAACCCTGGTCAGGACGCCGGGGAAGCGCTAAGGGATATCATTCGAGACCACAACCTATACAACCGCTACCGGGGCTCCGGGGACGCTATGAACTCTGACCCGATTGAGAACCTAAACAACGTGGTCAAGATCGCGGCTAACAAGCGGGAAACAGTTAGCGCATTCCTAGGTCGGGTTCGCAAAATGACCTATGGCAGGAAAAGTAAGAAGGAAAAGGATTTGATGCTCGCGACAGTCCATCAAGCCAAAGGCCGGGAATGGAACAATGTTTTTATTGTCGCAGCAGATCACGGCATGATGCCCCACAAAGACGGTGAGCTAACAGAGGAACGCCGGATATTCTTTGTCGCATGCAGCCGAGCAGCGAAGAACTTACAGATAAGCTGGTCAGGCAATCGCAGCATGTTTTTGAACGGTTATGAGTATGACGAGTATCAACCCGAGGAATCGGGAGAGGGGAGCGATGGCTCATCTTTACATCAATAGTCGTGGAAACCCATGGCGCAAGCATTCGTATTCTGCGGGAAACACTTTCGATCAGTGCCCGTACAAGTATTATCTACAGAAGGTCCTGGGTTGGAAAGAACGAGATAACAAGGGAAGCTTTATGTTTGGGCGGGCTCTCGAAGAGTCTATCCAATACCACCACGACCATGCCGGAGTAGGTGCTGCGGACGATTTTCTGAGACGATGGGCTGTACACAAGGAAAACGGCAATATAACGTACACCGACAAAGAGAAAGATTGGCACACCTGCAATAAGATGGGGCATGACATGATTCGACTGTACGTGGCTGTGCAACCGAAGCTACCGATCCCGCTAGGCGGTAGGTCGGTATTCCAGCGAGAGTATGCTAAGGAAGTATTTCCAGGAGACCCTAATTATGGAGGAATTGAAGACGCAGGTAAACTCGATATTGTATCGTATGTCGAACCTAATCACCCGATGCTTCCGAAAGTCGAGTGGGATTTGCGATGGGGACATGTTCGGCCTGTCATCGTGGACATTAAGACATCAGCGGTCGATTTTCCTGAACAGCCTGGGATGGCAGGGTTTGACACTCAGTTACGTCGCTATTCGTGGTTGTCGGGGATTCGAGACGTATCGCTTCTATGGTTCAAGAAATCCGGTTTGGGATACAAGAAGGGGTATTCCGTCACTTTCATTGAGCCCGCAGGACATTATTTGGCTGGAGACGAAGCTGTAGTTGCTAAGGTAGACGGTGACAACCTGTGGCTTGTCCATAACGATTTTATGGTAGAAGAAATGGACAAGGCGCAAGGTAAGAAGGGAGACAAACTGGATACTACAGACGAAGCTAAACAGCGGCAGGAGAATTGGCTCAATCAGTTTGGACTACGTGTACCAGCCAATTTCATGACCCGTCAGCGCATGCAGTTTAACGCCGGACGAGTGTCAGATCAATCCGCAGAAGATGCTGGGAGAATTGCTGCGCGGCAGATCATCGGGATTGTCAATGCGTGGAAGAGCCAAGAGTGGCCGAATACATTCGGCATTCGCTATCCTAGGGACGACCGCAATGATTCGTTTTTCCGAGCGTTCGTGCTAGGAGACGAGAACTACAAGAAACAGAACTTCACTAAGTCAGATGAGGAATCGTTTGACGACTTATTCACGGAGGATTCGCAGTGAACACAATAAAATGTAATCATGAAGGGTGTGTAGCGATTCTTGAAAGTGACATTCCATTAACAGCGGACGCAAAGTACACATGCAGACTGCACACTCCGAAGTCACCAGAAATTCATTTCCAGGAGTATCAGTTCGACCAGAACATACCACGTACTAAGAAGGCATAGTGACCAGGGAGCTAGACCAGCTTCGACGTATTCTAGACAGCAACGATCCGTTCATGACCGGGGGCCATCAGATTATCAAATCTGCTGGGGCTACACGTCACGCGGAGCGTATGCTACGGGTGCCTTCATGGGCCATGGATGATAATAAGATACGCGAACTAGTTAAGCGGTGTTTTCCTAACCCGGCGCAACGTGATCGAGCCGCTAGAATGGTACGCATTATTTATTTGTACTATCGAACAGGTTTGCCCGCCACACACATAGCGGAAGACCTGCACTTGAGTTTGAAAGCCGTTAAGCACATAATTAGTCGTGCCAACAAGACAATGGTGCGTCCAGCCAAGCCGAGAGGAAGGCCGAGAAAGGAAACAAATGGAGAAAATAACAATTCAGTTTCCCTTTAGTCCGATAGTTTATGTTTATTGGGGAGACGCAGACTACGAATGTCTCTATGTTGGACAGAGCGGTTTTGGCTTAGCACGCCCGTTTGATAAAAATCACAAAATGTACAGCCACAGGAAAGAAGTATCTTCTATTGATATCTATCAGCTAGAATCAGGAGAAGAGGCCAGGATTGTAGAAGATGCGTTAACTCAATTACTCAACCCGAAATACGATGAGAGCAACTTAGCAGGAAACGGACGAAAGCTCCATATTAAGCGCATATCAAATCCCCCGGCATGGGCTTTAGATAGGGACAAAGTGTTAAGTTATCTAAGGTCTAGGTTTCCTAATTGGGAAACAAATAAGAGTCAAAGAAAAACCGCTAATCGTCTGCTTCAGATTATTCGCCTCTACTACGGGTTAGGCTTCACTAGGGGTATAGTAGCTAGAAGGCTGAACACGACGCAAGGCGCGATAGGGCAGGTACTACGTAGGCTGAACAAGGCAGTGGATAGGCCAGCAAAACGACCTGGTAGGCCGAGAAAAACGACCTGGTAGGCCGAGAAAAATTACCGGGGCCATAGGGACACCTAGTGGGACACAGGGCGACGATAGCCATACTTCCCTATGATAATCTAGGCCAATTTACTGAATCCAAGGGAGATATGGAGATAAAGAAGATCAAGGTACACACCTGCAATCAGAAGATCGAAGGCTATGTAGTAGACAAATGCAAATGCCGCAGGTACGTGACCAACGAAAAGGCGGAAGAGTTAATCGGGGACGGCTTCGCAGCCTATGTAATCAAGTCGCTCAGCACTATAACAATCGAAGAAGCGTGCCCTATCTGCGCTGGTACAGACATTAAGAAGTCGTGCAGGTTATGCGGCAAGTCCGGGAAAGTTGAACGGGAAAAGGTCCACATTGAATTGGGTGAGGATATTTACATGCGCCCGTTCCTCAAAACCCCCAGGACAGCAACTATCGAGGAAGAGCACATCGAGTACGCATATGTCAAAGGCGATAAAGACGCCATCAAGCGTATCGAGCTATACAACCAAATGTGCCAAGCTAGCCTAGCCAGATTAGGCGCTGAACTTCACGATTCGCGCACCAAAGAGATTATGGTAGAAGGAAAGCCGGAGCCCGAGAATAATGCTAAGAAGTGGGAAGGCCGCGACTTTGATTGGGGCAAGAGCATATGAACAAGAACCAATTCCTACTACTCAAGCTTGCTGAAGAGTGCGCCGAAGTAGCTCATGTCGCTATGAAACAGATTCAATTTGGCAAGAACAACATCCGCAAAGACAAGACAGACACTAACACCGAGCGCTTGAAAGACGAAGTCATGGACCTATTCGCCATGGTCACTCTACTAATAAAGGCCGAAGAGATTCCGTTCATTTGGGACGACGAGATGGCCGAAGCTAGAGCGCGTAAGGTAGAGAAGATGCAGAAGTATCTCGACCAGTCATTCAAATTAGGACAACTACCGGAGATAAAACTGTGACCGAAGAAAACGATTTCATAGTAGATCAGAACCCGGAAGCGACTAAGGAAGGTATCGAAGCCGCTGCCGCCGCGTTGGAAGAAATCAGAAATCGATCCTTCTCCGGGCGAAATCCACATTTAGGTCGCATGATAAATTGTGCATTTTGTGGCTTACGACACAGGGAGAATCATTTTCCTGAGTGCAAGCAGACTTTCGCTACTAAGACTCGCGAAGGCGACCCGATCCAGGGCGAACTACAGCCGCCAGAAGGATTGACCAATCTAACCGCAAGACAAACCTACGGTGCTGCTATGTTTAATAAACGTAGGCAGAAACCGCGTACCCGCCCTACCAAACCACTGACGAAGTGGCAAAGAATAATAGTCGAAGCGCATAAGAGGAAGCATGCTAAAGCTTAAAATCTGGCTGTATAAACATCTTAGAGCACGTTTTGCTAGGCTCGAACGAGAAGTTATACAAGCCTACGAATATGAGAAGGCCGAACTAGCGCAAAAGAAGTTTCGTAGAAATATGACCGCATCGCGCTACAGAACACTTACGTCTCGCCCTGACCAGGAAGAATGCGGTCATCTAAAAGGTCATAGTAAATGGTACGGGTCTAGCAAGTTTCCGCGAAATGACTACGCTATCTCATGGCACATTCATGCGGACGCGCACCACGAAGTAAAATGTATGATATGCGGAAAGCAGTTCGATCCGAAAGACCCGGAAACTCGTAGGATGATGGATAGTTCTACAAATTCGATTACGGCTAGCGAAGTAGGGCTATTCATCCCAAGGAAGGCGCAATGAGCTACGCCCCGCATATCATAATGTACCATAACAACTGTCCTGACGGATTTACCGCAGCGTATGTCGCAAAATTACGGTATCCGTTCGCGCAGCTAGTAGGTCTAGATCACGGCTTGTCCGAAGAATACATCACTTCGTTAATCTCGGGGTGCGCCGAAACGGACGTGTTGATGGTTGACTTCAGCTTCCGGACTCGCGAGCAGAACGACATGCTAGCTAAATCTGCTCTGTCATTACGAATTCTAGACCACCACAAGACCGCCCAGAAAGTCCTGGAAGGCGCACCGTACGCTACGTTTGATTTAGAGCGATCCGGCGCAGGACTAGCATGGGACTTTCTATTCGGAAAAGATAGCCGCGAAGCATGCTACGATGGAGACTTCGAAGACAGACCATGGTATGTTGACTACGTAGAAGATCGCGACCTATGGCGTTTCAAGCTGCCCATGTCCCGAGAAGTCAACGCATATATCATGACCTTCCCGTACGATATCACCGGATGGGATAAGATGGTTAACTCCGGCTTCATGTACGCGGCAACCGCAGGCGAAGCGGTTATTCTACAGATCGAGAAATATGTCCGTGAGGCAGTCAAGCAGGCCCAGGCGGGTACTCTGAACATCGGAGACAAGCACTACACAGTCGGGATTGTGAACATTCCGTACCTCAATACTTCGGAAGTCGGGCACGCATTGGCGGCTAGGTACGACATCGGGCTCGGATGGTTTGAACGGGCTGACGGCATAATCCAGTTTTCGGCTCGGTCAATAGGAGATATAGACGTATCAGTGATCGCCCAGGCATTCGGCGGAGGCGGGCATAAGAACGCGGCGGGCTGGCAGGTCCCGGTAGGCAAAGGACGCGAAATAATCGATACAATTCTAGGAAGAGTTCACCCGGAGCCAGAGCAGGCATTTGGAGCGTACTAAGAATAAAGCTTGACATCGAAACCAGGTTGTGGTATTATCTTAATCGGGAGAAATCATGAGCGCTTATATCAAGAATTTCAAATCAAACGCGGACATCATAGAGCAGTACGCGGCTGCTGCTGACGCCCTAGCCAACGCGGTGGTGCATTTGGCTTGGTACGGTTACGGGAGCTATTGTGGTAGCTCTCTCGTTGTGTTCGAGAAAGATGGCAAGCTGTATGAAGTCAATGGCTCACACTGTTCGTGTAATGGTCTTGAGGGCCAATGGACTCCGGAAGAAACAACCTGGGAAGCTCTAAAAATGCGCGATTTAAGCGGTGCCGGATGTGATGGTAGCAGGGAGGCGCAAGACTTGCTGGCGGTGCTTGTTAACCAGCACTTAAATGGTCCTGTTAAGATTTGGATAGTCGAAGGTACAACCGGGGAGTATTCGGACGCTAGCTATTGGGCTGTCTGCGCCTACAAGACCAAAGAGCAGGCGGAAGAACACGCACGTAACGCTATGCTTCGCGGCAAGGAAATACAGAAGCAGCACCCTGGGCACACCTACCACAATTGGGACGAAAACCGTGTCAAGAACGAGTTCGATCCGAACATGAGATCGGACTACACCGGAACCGAGTACTACACAGTCGAAACCGAACTGAAAGACTAAAATGTCAATTACGGTCATAGGCGACATCCATGGACGAACCAAAACGTACCAGAAGTGGCTTCGAGATAATCTCGACCCGGACCACCGAAGTATCCAAATCGGAGACATGGGACTCGGGTTCGCCGGAGTTGGATTGCCAGCCCCAGGACAGCCGATTCTGGGCATGTCACATAGATTTTTCCGGGGAAATCATGACTCCCCAGAAAAGTGCCGAGCGCACAAGAATTATCTCGGAGATTACGGCTATCTTAAGGAAGACTCTTTGTTCTGGTGCGCCGGAGCGTTCTCAATCGACCGAGATTTCCGGATCGAAGGGGTCAGTTGGTGGAGAGACGAAGAGCTAAGCTACCAGGAACTAGGCGCAGCTAGCTACAAGTATGTCACATCGAAGCCGCGTTTCATGCTGTCACACGAAGCGCCAGCAAAAGCGGCGGAAGTTTTGTTGTACAACCTGGAAGGCCCGTACTTCGCAGCTAAGGGCGGGTGTGTAAATAGCCGTACCGCGCAAGCTTTGATGCACATGTTAGACCAGCACCAGCCGGAGAAATGGGTTTTCGGGCACTACCACGTCAATAGAAGTTTCTACGTACCGGGTTTCAAGACCGAGTTTATTTGTGTCGGAGGAATCATGGACGATTACGGACAGCCACACACGTACGAATTGGAGACCAAATGACAGTAGAAGTTCATTTGTATACGCAGTCAAATGCAGTCAAGATCGCTGATGTCCGCAACACATATACAGAGGATGGTTTGTACTGCGCAATGCTTAACGATCAGGTGACAGTGTACAAGTTTCCGTATCAACATATTTTCAGAATTAAGGAAACTAGCTGATGCAGCACCTACTCGGTCATTACGAACTAGGGTTCAGGAACGTCCGGCTGTATGTGGACACCGATCATGGCAACGGATCGGTTGTTATAGTCCCGAAAGACAACGGTAGCTCCAAGATCATTGTTGGGATCGATTCCCCGTTGTACGAAGCGGTGTCGGTTCTGCTACATGAGCTATATGAGGCAGCACTGATCGACTTAAACACTCGGTACAAGAAACAACCAAGCTTTTCCGGGGAGTCATCTGACTTTGTATTCATGATGACTCACAATGAGCTAGGCGAAGCGCACGAAAGAGTAGGCACGATGCTAGTCAAGGCGATGCCAGTATTTGTGAAAGCGTATGCTAAATATTCAAACTATGAGGATTGAAATGCCGAAGACTTATCTGATATCCGACACTCACCTAAAGCATGCTAAGGTTGCGACCTATTGCAAGCGTCCGGAGAATTTTACCGAATTGCTGAATCGCAACATAAAGCAGGTTATGCGCCCTGAGGATATACTGATACATCTCGGGGATGTCGGCATAGACAAGGCAGAGGGCACCGAAGGATTCATGAAGCATGTCCGGGAGTGGCCTGGACGTAAGATACTTGTGCGTGGCAATCACGACAATAAGTCAGTGATGTACTACATGGAGCATGGATTTGATTTCGCGTGCGATGCGATGGTGTTTCGCGGAGCATGGCTGACTCACAAGCCATGGCTTGGCGAGTTGCCAGAAGGCACTCATGTCAACGTACATGGACATCTCCATAATGTTTGGGATGGATTTCTGCCGGAAGACCCGGAGAAGGAACAAGAAGACTTCGTATTCGCGGCACGCAACGGACGGTTGCAGCGACCGTGGCACCGTTTATTTGCAGTAGAGTATACAGACTACCGTCCGGTTGATTTTGACAAGTTCATAGCGAAGCCGGACAAGTACCAAGCACGACACCCGAAGAACCCGATAGTTGTGGAGTCAGCGGAGCACTTCAAGCAACTAACTGGCAAAGAATATTCAGCTAAGGATACAGTCAAGTTTGAATATGACACGTGCCCACGCTGCGCAATTCGTGGGTGTGAGGGCGACTGTTACACCGGACCCGGAACGCTCGGGATAGGACCGATCTAATGGCTAACTTCGAACCAATTATTCAATGGCTAATTTATCAAGAGGATTCGCATAAAGAACCCGGCAAGGTCGAAGACCTCCAAGATGGCGCTGGGCTGACTCGTTTCGGGTTGACTCAGCGTTGGCATCAGAAAGATTTGCCGATGGAGTTCTGGTCTACTATGGAGTTTGACGAAGCGGTGAAGTACGCTAAGATAGCGTACAAGAAAAATTACTGGAATCTAATCGACGGAGACCTGATTAACTCAGATCAGGTCGCGGCTCCGGTGCTAAGCTTTGCGGTCAACGATACTGTCCACATAGCAGTCAAGACCCTTCAGGCTGTGCTACAAATTCCCGAAGACGGACTAATCGGACCGAAGACTTTGGAGGAATTAAATTCGAAAGACCCGGATATTGTAGCAAAATTGTTCCGAGCAGAATGGATCAGCTTCTACCAGCTTGATGTCAGGCTTAACCCGAGCAAGCAAAAGTTCCTGGAAGGCTGGATCAATCGTGCCAACTTCCCGTACCCTTCAAATCTAGTACCGGAGATATATGGGGATAAATGATTATCTGAATCCGACTAGTAAAGGTCCCGCCGACCCGCAACATCGATGGTCGTGCCCACGATGTAGGAAATATATTGTAGCGTTCACCGCTGGCGGCTTAGCAGTGCTGTCGGATGAACACATGGATCAGCACCGCCGCGAAGACAAGGAACGCGGCAATATGACCATGGCGATGGCTGTGTTCCGCCCGAAGAATTATGACGTGTTGTCATTAACCCCGGAAGATTATGGTTTTTTAAAGACACGTGGCATTAAGTTAGATGATAAAATCGAAGTAGATTTAACGTCAGAGAGAAGCCCGTCGGATGGCGAACTAGACCAGGCACGATGGGCTGACATATTGAGGCGAGCATGGAGAATCAAGTAAACGATAAAGAGATGGATATAGCTTACGCTGGATCATTCTTGCAGGAGTGGGCTCGCGGCGAGAAAGAGACTGTCAAGTTACAGTTAGCGGATAATGTTGAAACCTTGGTCAACGGGGTTACCTACTACCGAGAAAAGTATTTCACGGCTAAGGAAGACTACCAGACTCTTCTAGACAAGTACAACCAATTGACCGCGCTAAGCGCCGGGTACTTGAACCTAATGAACCAACAGAAGCAGCAGATCGATCAATTCTTAATTGAAGGGCAGAGAGACCTACACCATGGCGAAGAGTAAGCGGAATGAAAAGCGTACGCGATTCACACTAGTGTCCGACAATAGCGGCCACTATTACAGCCTTCCGGTAGACGAGGAAACAGACTTTTACGAATGGCTTGACGATGAAGAGCGATCAACATATACCGAGTCTAGCAAGTACGATCACTATCGAATAGAAGTATCAAGGTTGACTTTCACCGATCCTAAATGCGAATAGTATGGAACGACCAAGAATCGTGGTTTCAAGCCGAGCTAGGACTGAATGAGTTCTGGCGAGACGATATGGAACTAGTACGTTCGCTTGGCTTCAAGACAACTGGTCCGCCTACGTGGCAGTGGCACACCTCAAAGATTAGTCTCCTAGATAAGCTACGCAGTCAGCAGCCGAAGTCCGGGCTGTCGATTACTGAATTAGCCCTGCAAAAGTATCAATTCCTGAAACAACAATCCGATCAGAAGAAACAGCTTAAAAAGCAGTTTACCAAGGCTGCGGAAGAACTGCGTCCGTCCAACTGGAAAGAGTACATCGATCCGGAAACAGGCATTGTGTGCAAGGAAGTTCCGCCTGCGGACGAGCCTTTCACATGGAAGTACATTCCGCCTGAGCCTCCTTCCGCCTGGTGTTTCATTTGCGGAGACGCCGTTTATGACTATGAGGGAACAGATTGTTGTTTGTGGTGCTCGAAAGTTTCTTAAAATAATGCTTGACAAATAAACCGAAGTATGAGATACTATGTTCACGGTGAGAGGAAGGGAAACGGCACTGAGACATGCCGTCGGCGTGCATACGCCGGGAGCCCTCACCGAAAATCTTAAGCACTCGGCTCGCTTGTAACCGAGCACAGACAAGTCTGATAGACTTTAGTCATGTCGAGTGAGGCCCGTCAGCTAAGCTAACGGTCGCTCCGTTAGGGGACAAGCACTCAGCCTTGAACTGAGGAATGTGGGTTCGAATCCCACCGGGCACAATTTTATAGGAGATAAAATGGCTGCTAAGCTGAACACAAAGGACCACCGACAGAGAAAGAACCCGAAGTCTGCTGAGGCGTATCAGAAGGAACGCCGGGAGCGGAACGAATCACGACCGAAGCAAGTATGGGATGGTGATAAATGGGTCCGCACAACTGTCGAGAACTAGGGGCTCGCGGAGAGTTCATCTATTTGTGCTCCAGGTGCGGTGGGTGCTACCGATGCCAGCACAAGCTGATCTGGCTAGACGAAGCTGAGAAATATATGTGGAAGTGCAAAGATCGAAAATTACGTCCGGTAATTAACGACGGAAAGTTGAAACATGAGTCACAGTAAGTTAGTGCCGAATCCACATATTCCGCCTACCCGACGGGTTGAGGATTGTATTTGTGGCGGGATGACCTCTAGCACCGGGTGGCGACGTATGATTGTGTGCCCTGCATGTGACGGAGTTGTATCGTTCCACACCGAACCATGTGACTGCGGGGACGTATTTTGGGATGGACCAATAGGAGAGCACCAATGAGGATTCCTGTGTGGATGAAAGTTATCGGAATGTATTTCGCGCTAATGGCTGGCGTAGCAGTTACATTTTTCTTCTTTGAAATTCTGTTTATTTACGCGGATAAATTCGACCACTGGTTGAGGTGAGCATGAAAAATTTCACAGTTAAACTTATAGCAGAAGGAAATCCGGGCTCCGGTAAGACTACTGTACTGGAGATAGCACGCGAAGCGCTTCGCAAAGCAGGTTACGGAGTCACAGAGATTAAAAGATTCGGAGACGAATGGGTCATAGAAGTCATGGAAGTAACTACCGCGATTGAGAAAACGGAGGTCATATGGCTGAACAACCAAAAACAGAAGTCAAAAAAGAACTAACCCCAGATCAGTTGGCGTATCGGCAGGCTCATAAGATGTCGAATCGCCAGATGTCCCGCCGATTGAAGCGGATCGCACGCACAACTCCGCACAACATGGACGCGGTCTGGGCGATTGTGCTGTCCCAGGTCGTGGACAATACCAAGCCTCTCGGCAGAATGGAGCCGTTTCTAAGATGACGTTCGATCAGGCGCAAGAAATAATCTTGACACTCCACCGGATTGGTGGTATAATAGCTGCGTTGCTGGTTTTTAAGTTTCTTCGCTGGCTTTTGGAGGGCAAATGACATTCAAACCGATGCTCGCGGCTGGAATCACCGATATGTCGAAGCTGAAGTACCCTCTGTACGCTTCGATCAAGTACGACGGAATCCGTGCGACTATGCAGGGCGGCAAGCTGCTGAGCCGTACTCTGAAGCCGATTCCCAACGAGAACGTGCAGAAGATGTTCGCGCACCTGCCTGAAGGCTTCGACGGAGAGTTGATGTTCGGAGACCCGGCTGCGAAAGATGTGTTCCAATTGACCACTTCGGTGGTAATGTCCCACACGAAGCAGGCTGCGGGGATTAAGTTTTATGCGTTCGATCAATACGACACAGGACTATTCAAAGAGCGTACCGGAAATACGTACACTCAAGTTTTCGATATGGATGACGAAAATGTCGAATATGTTGACCACCATTTGATTCGTGACGAAAAAGAGCTACTCCAGTATGAAGAGACAGTACTAAGCGCAGGGTACGAGGGTCTGATTCTTCGTTCAGTGGACGGACCGTACAAAGAGGGCCGCTCAACCGAGAAGCAGGGCTGGCTATTAAAGCTTAAGCGATTCGAGGATGCTGAGGCTAAGATTGTAGACTTCGTGGAAGAGCAGGAGAATACGAACGAAGCCAAGACAAACCTGCTAGGGCGCACCGAGCGCAGCACCAAGAAAGAAGGCATGGTCGGCAAGGGAACCTTGGGCAAGTTCGAGGTGATCGGCATCAACGGCAAGTACAAAGATGTCGAGTTCTCTGTCGGTGGCGGGCTGACTGCTGAGCAGCGGGATTCGTTCTGGAAGAAACGCAAATCACTCGTAGGCAAGATCATCAAGTACAAGTTCTTCCCGGTCGGCTGCGTAGACAAACCACGGTTCCCGGTGTTCCTGGGGTTCCGAGACAAGAAGGATATGTGAAATTCTTAAAGAAACTATTCGGATGCAAATGCGGTGACCACGTTGCGGCTCCAGCGGAGTCGAATACATACTGTCCGCTTCCGCGCTACGGTGCAAAATGACCAAACTTTATCAGAAGGTCTACCAATTGAAAACAGGCGCGGAGCACGCCATGGACGTGGCGCTAAACGCCGGACAGCGGGACGCTGCGGAGAAGTGGGACATACAGGCTAACGCCTACACCAAGGTGCTGTCGTTGCTCGGAGACCCGGAGATCACACCGACAAAGTGGCAGCGATTGCTTTGCCGGATATTCCATCAACGCCATAGCCTGAACTGTCCGAACTGCGGCGGAACATACTGAAAATAGTGCTTGACAAATAAACAGTTTTCTGGTAGAATCTATTTCTACAATGCAGACGAAGGCGGACGGACCGGATCAAACCTAGCCTGTCCAACCCGCCTTCGTCAGAAAGAGAGGATAAAATGGATAAGCTACTTAAAGCATTCGGAGTTTTCTTTGTGGCAATTATTCTCGGATTTTTGCTTAATTATCCGACTATGTTGATTGTCAACTACTTGTTCGCTCCGACGTTCCTGCTGCATGTGTTCGGGGTTGCGAAATTGACGTTCTGGCGCACATACCTGCTTAGCGTTCTGGCAGTCTGGAAGTTTGGGGCCAAGTAATGCTATTTTGTGAAGATTGTCGGATTAACAAAGGCTGGCCGGACTCCTTAGTCTGGCCTAGAACCAAGTGTGAAGTTTGCGGAGCAACCGGGGAGTGCTATGATGTTCCTGCGGTCATGCTGATACCGGAAGATAAGCTTAGTCTAGAGCAAAAGGGGATTCGCAGGATGTTGCTCGCGGGGTTTCAGGATAAGGCGGAACAAATGGTTATCACCTACCTGGACGGTAGGGTTGACAATCGAATGACAGACTTATTGAAACAGGTATTCATCAAGAGAAACAACGAAATAGACTGGTACGCGACGTTCGCGGCTCGACTGAAGGTGCAGGACGGCCATCGGGAGTCACAACGCGCTCGAAGAGATAGGAGAAAACATGAATTATAAAATCGGAGACAAGGTTGAAGTCAAGTACGGCTATTCGTGGAACGGCACCGGAGAGATCGTTCGGGTTCGTCCGGAAGGTTTCTTAGGCGCAACTTACATTGTCCGTTACGATAATTCGGAGAGAGAAGGCGGATTCCTTGCTAAACATTCGGCTCTGGTTGCTCCAACTCTCGGCGGATTCAAAGTCGGGGACAAGGCGTTCGCGCCGGGTCGTCGCTTCTATGAGAATCCATGCACAGTCACAAAGATCAACAAGGAATTTGTTTACTTGACAACTGACGCTGCCCCAATCGTAACTGGCGGGTTCTATCCGTACAATGTCAAGCTGATCGCTCCGGCGAAAACAGTCACTACAAAGTCGAGAGCGTACACAGTCGCCAAGACTATGGCTATCAATCTCGCGAAGCGCAACGGGACAGTCAACGCTGACCAGGTTCAGCAAGAGATCGCAGCACTCGGCTACAAGTCTACCGATTTGGGCAACGCAGCCGGGGTGTTGTTCCGTGGCAAGAATTGGGAGAAAGTCGGCACCGTGAAGAGTGCTCGCAAGGGTAACCACTTCCGGACGATTGTCAACTGGAAGTACATCGGAGCGTAAATGAAAACCTTAACATGGGCATCTGCGATTTTGCTAGCGGGTGCCCTTATCTACGGGTGCGCATCGGACGGAGTACAAACCGTTCAAACAAATAATCATGATATTCATGTGACATTTCTGTTTGAGCATGACGGTTGCAAGGTGTATCGCTTCATGGACGCTGGAAACTATATCTATTACGCCAACTGCGGGCTGTCTTCGGACACCGCATGGAACCACATGGTGGGAAGGGTTAATCGGCATGAGCAAGTCCCAACAAACCAGTGAAGAAACACGAATCTATGTTGCGGTCGCAGCAACCATTCAGGTCCCGGTGGTCGCCAACAGCCACAAGCCACCACTGCGTACGGTTGTCCAGCCCGCAGGTCGGCAGATCGCCCAGGCATGCCATGTGGTAAGCAAGCTTCGTCATGACCAGAAGCTTCCTAACGAAGGTATGTTTGTTCTAGCGTCCGACAACAAATTTCAAGCAGTTACGACAATCATTCTACAGGCTCGGGATTCCGCAGAGTTAAGCCACATCTGGTCTCTTGCGTTTCACAGGCGGCTGAATCCTATCATATTTTCGGACGACAATCCCGAATATGGTCCTGGTAGTTGGCCTACTGCGGTAGCGATGTTCGCGACCCCTAAACAGACCAAAAGAATTTTAGACTATCTACCGTTGTGGAGCGGAAAATGAAACGCAAACCAAGCACTTGGGGAGTTATCAATTTGTGCTGCTCTATATTCAATTTCGGGGAGTACATCATAGAGCAGAGAACACTTCCATTAGTTCTCGCGGTAATATGTTTGACTCTCGCGGTTGTTTATTGGAACGATTGATGAAGATTTTACTACTGATCGCCGCGCTAGTCCTGCTCGCTCCCGGCATTAGCTCGGGAACTCCGGACCCACTGGACGCGTGGTACCGTGGGTATAACGAAGTTTATTTTAATAACGAACTGCCGAATGTCCTTATCGACCACAGTTTGACCGATGATAGGTTCATGGCACTGACAAGTTTTTCGAACGGATTTTATCATATTCAGTTTAACCCGAAGTTCGGATACCATCCGAATCCTAAGGGAACTAGTATCACCGAGCTAAGGAATCTACTTCACGAATCGTGTCATGTAGAAATCTTTATTCAGAACGCGGAGCAGTTTGACGATCACGGTTCGCACTGGCAATCATGCATGTATCGGTTAGCGAAACTGAAAGCATTTGAAAACTTGTGGTAGGAGGCGACATGGAATTGACGAAGGAACAAATTAAGAATATGCAGGAAGGGTTGAGTAATCCCGTTCCCTGGGACTCCTATGTTTACGCAACTGCGGTTTCAAATCTTCTCGACACCATCGCCGCAAGGGACGCCGAGATAGCCGCCCTGCGCGGGAGGATGGAGGCGCTGGTCAATCGCTTGCAACATGACTATGAGAAAGTTCCGGTCAACGGCGTGTGGACGGTGAAATGCAAACTCGATTGCCGAAAATGTGCGTTTCTCGCCGCCCTGGACGCTCCACTCGAAACGGGCAAGCCAACTGATGAAGAATTGTCAAAAGGGACCTTTTCTTGCCCAGTTTGCGGAGTGGGTACTCCTCACTCCGTCGATGCCCACCCAAGTTATAATATGTTGCCTGAAGTGGTCTATGGGGTTCCTTCGTACGACAAAACATTTCTCGTATGGACTGGCACCGAAAAACACAAAGCAATATCATTGGCCGACTTTAGTCGGAATGTAATTGAATACCGGAGAGTGAACCCCGTTAGGGAGAGTATAGAACGCATCGCTAGGCAGGCAGAAGAACTAGGTGAATATGACAAGTTCGTTCCGCCAGCCGGGAAAGGAGATTCAAATGGATAGCGCGAAGGAGTCGGCCAAGATTCGATTGGAAGAGGCGGAATGGTGGGCAGATAGAATTGGAACGGTGACTACGGCTGAACAAAAACGTCTCGCTGCCTGTCGTGCGGCAGCCGAAGCGGGCAAGCCTGCCGGGAGCGAGAAACCAAAACATGATCCTAACTGTAGACGTTGCTTCGGCACAGGCTTTCGAGGAGCTTCAATAGACATGGGGATGTTAGAGTGTGACTGTCAACCGCCAGCCGGGAAAGGAGATTCAAAGTGAGTCAACTCACAAAGGTTTTTGTTGTTCTAAATCAACACGACTCCTTGCTAGGAGTTTATTCTACTGAATCAGAAGCAAGAATGAAGGCGGAGGTTTTCACAAACGCTAACCGTGAACATGGTGATATTAATTCTGCCCATCGGGTTGTGGAATACATAAGTGCAAGTCAGAACAAGGTGGCCGGGAAAGGAGATTCAAATGGGGATAGGTGATTGCTATTCTGAAAAGGATGAGCGTGAAGCTCGTAATCTAGCGCGTGACCGAGGGCAGACTCCACGAGGCGAGATTCAAATGGATAGCGCGAGGGAGTTTGCGGGTAAATTGCTTGCTGAGGTTTCTGTTGACAAGACGGGAATGAGGGGATTTAGAACCGCTGGAATTGATATGATCCTTGCTCGTGACGCCGAACTCTGGCGCACGGCACAGGAGCAGGCGCTAGAGAAGGCAAAAGAGGCCTACACCGCAGGTTATGCAGACGGCGAAGAAGGTTACGCTTTCGATCTCAGCCGCGCACTCCCGCTTGATCCTCTGCCTAACGGAGACAATCATGAGTAACCACAAACTAATCAGTTGGATTAAGAGCGCAGTCCGAATACTAGGCTGCGGAATCGGCATGATTCATTACGCGGCATACGCGCCGAATGTCCGAGTGTGGGTTCCCGGCACAGTCCGTGTGGCATTCCTGGTGCTGCTGATAGCCGAGATTGTAGGAATCATTGAAGAGGTGTTCGAATGATGTTCGATCCCGAATCGTTGATGTTCTCGCTTCCGTGGGACGAGATCGAAGCTGCGTTTGTTCATGCAGCAAATCAAGCCGGATACTACGGTGCGGACGTATACAAGTTTTCGTGGGACTTAGGTACGTACAAACCTTCTCCGGAAATGCAGATGATATTTGACACAGCAAATGAACTAGCATATAATGCCGGACGAAGTATAGCGAAACTATACGAGGAAGCCAATGAAGAAAACCTTAATTAGAATCCCTACAAATGAGCGTTGCCTGATAGTTGAAGACTCCGAAGCCCGCAACGACTGGTTCAGGGAGAAGTTGCCCGAATCTATTATTTGCACGAATCCGCATGAGGCTACGGTCGAGCTAGTAGCTGCGGACCAATACGGCTATAGGTTTGGTATTGTGTTCCTAGACCATGACTGTGTACCGCGTTTTGTTGAGCACGAAGAGCCTGAATACCGGAAACTTACCTTTTGGGCGGTTGCCGAGTATTTGGCGGTCAAAAAGTTCGCCGGGATAGTTGTTATTCACAGTGGCAACCCGGTCGGAGCAAAGCGGATGGCGGACTTGCTCGAATCAGCGGGGGTCCTGGTTAGTATTATTCCGTTCGGAATGTTTGATATAGCGGAGGCATAATGAAGACAATCATCGATTTCTTGCTCGGGCTGTGGAGTCTAATCAAGATGCGGTACAGCAAGTGAAGGATTGCCGTAAGCCGCCGATTTACTGCGGGCCACACGGTCATCGCGTCATTATATTTCTAAACGAGATAGGATTTTGCCGGAAGTGCGCGGACGAGTTAACAGAGTATCTCAAAAGGAAGCAAAATATTCGGAGCATTCAGAGGAGCGAAAATGACTAAATTACAGCTTAGAATTTTGTCGTTAGTGATACTTGTTTCAATGGGTTGGACGATTCCGTCGGCCTGGGAAAAGTACGGGCAGATAGTAGATTTTGTTAGCTCACAAAAATAGTGCTTGACAAATTTGTGTGTTTATGTGATACTTATACTATGTTAGACAAAAACGGAAACGAGATTCGACGCGGCGACACAATTCGGAAAGCATACGAGACTGGTGTGGCTTCCGGACGCGGAGCCACGAAAATCAAAGCTAAGACAGTGACCTTCGCGGATCAGGCCGAGAAGTTCCTAGCCGATGGCGCAACCAGGAAGCGCAACCCGCTTCGTCCGGCGTCTCTTCGGACCTATCGGACGGTACTCAACACTTTGTTACCTCTAATAGGTAAACTTTCTCTGGAAACTGTTGGTAACAAAGTAGTTAAGGATGTTGTAACAAAACTATCCGACGAAGGGTACTCAGCGCGGTCAATCGCCCTTAATGTCGTTCTTATCAAGAAGATACGACGATCTGCCATCTCTGAAGACGGTGATCCGCTGTTCCCGTACGAGTGGAATACCGATGTTATCGATGCGCCGTCTACGGATGGTGATAAACAGCCCACGGTTAGCGCACAGCAGGTCCAGGACGCGATATCTAAGGCAGATACGTCCCGGAAGGCTCTGTACGCTCTATTGGCGTCCACGGGGCTCAGGATCGCGGAAGCGCTGGCAATTAAAGCAGGTCCGGACGACGGAGTAAGCACTATTTGGCTTCCGTTCGAGTCTAAGATCATAGTCCGGCAGCAGATGACCCGTACCGGGCTTGGGCCTACCAAGACCAAGGCGGGAGTCCGGGAAGTTGACTTGGCTCCGGAATTGAACGAATATCTATCCAAGATTGTAAACTCGGATACCGCGCTGTACCCGGTGTTCATGGAATCGGAAAGCAACTATCGTGGTTTGCTTAAGAAGGACGGCATCGCCGGAGGCTTTCATGCGTTCCGGCGCTTCCGGATCACCCATCTTCGGCTTAGCGGGGTTCCGGATGCGTTAATAAAGTTCTGGGTCGGGCACGCGGCTGGCAATGTCACCGAGCACTATACACAGGTGGCCGGGGAGATCGAGTCCCGGAAGTCATGGGCGGCTAAGGCAGGAATCGGATTCAAGCTACCGGAGGCCGAATGATTAAGGAACTGCAAGACCTAGCGCATGTAGCTATCAACACTTTTCTCCACAACCCGAACCAGTTTGCTTCGGGCGGTATTCTATTAATGGCAATCGGCGCAGTCGGTGCTATGCTCCGCAAGATTCCTTACCAAATTTGGGGATGGATTGTCCATCAGACTACTGTCACCATGAGCATCACAGACGATCAGCACGCGTACTATTGGATGAAGTCATGGATGGAAAACCAGCGCATCATGAAGCGCACCCGGCACATGGATGTTTATAGCCGGGGAGTCTATAGTTACACAATGGTTCCCGCGCCGGGTCACCACTGGATGCTGTACAAGGGACGTATTCTGAGCGTACAGATAACCAGGACCGAAGAGAAAGTTTTGCAGAAGACACAACGCTCCGAGACCATCTCGTTCACAACTTTCGGTCGGAAGCAGAAGATATTCCGAGACATGATGGAAGAAATTCGCGAAGCGTCCGGGGAGAAGCAGGAGAAGGTTCCCGAGCTACACGCTTGGGGGTCATATTCGGAGTGGCAGCAGATTCACGGCTATGTGCCACGTCCATTAGAGTCAGTCATCCTGCCGCAGGCGGACAAGGATAAGCTGATTAAGGATATCGAGCACTTCCACGCGAGCCGCAAGTGGTATGGCGATATGGGAATCCCTTATCACAAGGGATATCTGTTCTACGGACCGCCAGGGACCGGGAAGACAAGCTTGGTGACAGGTTTGTCGAGCTACTTCAAGTCGAATGTTTACGTGCTTAAGCTAGCCGATATGTCAGACAGCACACTGCGGGAAGCGGTCAGCGGAGTCGAGCCGAATTCGTTCCTGGTGATGGAAGATATCGACACAGTTAACGCATCCAATACCAGAGAAGGCGAAGTCGAGAAGGATAAGGAACCGAAGCGCGGGGTTACTCTATCCGGGTTGCTTAATGTGATCGATGGTATCTTTTCTCCGTCTGGCGCTGTGTTTGTCATGACCACGAACCACAAAGAGAAGCTAGACCCGGCACTGATTCGTCCCGGTAGGGTTGACATGGAGTTGCACATTACTTTCGCAACCCCGGAGCAGAAGCAGGCATTGTACAATAGATTCTTTCCAGGCGACTGCCCGGAGAAGTATATCAGCCAGGTTATGACCATGGCGGAATTGCAGCAATCGCTTATGGAAGACAAGCAGATCGCGGAGGCTCGATAATGTGCATACTAGGCGGAGTACTAGGTGGTCTATTTGTTTTGGCCGTGATTTGGGTTGCGATGTTTATCATCGGGATAACGGCAGACTAATGTGCGAACACAGAGAATGCAAGCATAGCCTGGGTCCTGGCAGTCATTGCACGGAGTGCGACCGCCTAGCTCGTCTGGTAGCAGAACAGATGAAGAAGCAGTACAGGCCGTTATACGTTCAACGAACTACAACGACGATCCAGAATCCGTTTCGATTCCGGCCAGGTCAAATCGGCGGAATAGCCGATACACACGATACTACACCGCACGATGCGTTTAAGTTTATAACAGTGCGTGCTGTCCCGGACCCGGCGCATCAATCGAGTCTGGACTACTTGAAGGGCGTATGAAGCGCTATGTATATCGATGGGGATTTGTTTTCCGGGAGCCTGTTAATCAGGACTACACATACGTGTACCGATGGGGGTTTGTTTTCCGGAAACCGAGGCCGTGTTCGCCTGATTCGACAATCCCTGGATGGACTAGCACAGGAATTAATCGACAATTCTTTCAGTGCCGCCCAGGGCAGGTTATAGATTGTAACATGATTTCAGATTTAGTTTCTTTAGGCACACAAGGGATGTTCTTGAGGAAACGAGCATGAACGTATTCTGCTACTACTGCGGATGCTTGACCACGACCGCCAGACACAACAATAAGAAGGGCGGAACCCTGCCCGACAATTTCCGAACGACTGACCACATGCTGCCGAGGTCCAAGGGCGGGCACAGTTGGAGTTCGAACACAGTCTTCTGCTGCGATAAGTGCAACCGGGACAAGGGCTGCTTGACATTTGACGAGTACCGGGCTGTCATGGCGCACCGGAAACAGCTATTGACCATCCCGGCTGCTAGGGTGTTCGCCGGGGAACGGTTCCCGAAGGCTATTTTCGCTGTAGTCCCAAATAAAGCGCAAAAGTTGGAGATTTTGCTTGACAACATCGTGGTGGTTGTGATACTATACATCATCGGGACTTTGATCCCTGCTGTTACGAGGCACACATGAGGAATCCGTATATCGCCGCAGTTGAACGAAGGCTAACCGGGTCGTTTACTGTCCCTTGCGGGGGCGGCGTAATGCGTTCCTTGAACGAGGGCGAACTTAAGCTGTTAACTGATCTACTGAAGGAGCTTCAGAGGATGGACAAAAAATATAGCCTTCCGGTAGTCAGTAAACTTAGGCATGTCGCGGACGCGTGCGAGGCAGGTGGGCATAAGAGTCGCGCTAAGATGTTCCGTGCCTTAGCGAAAGAGTTTGAGGTGAACCTGTGACCAGACAGTACCACACAGAGATAGACGCGGACTTGAAGTGCGGCACCAGGGTTTACTTGATTCAGCGTGAGCCTGGGATGATATTCGAGTTCGAAGTCACCCCGCCGCCCGGAATCACAATTGAGGATTCCGCGAACGTCAAAGATGGCAAGCTGTATGTCCGCATGACCAGGGAATCGATGGTCGGGCTGTTCCAGTTGTTTTACATGGTGCTGTTTCCGGGATACAAGCGCAGGAAGAAATTCTTAGGAATATTTTAAGGAGACATATGAAGATCAGAAAAGCGAAGTCCAAACTATTTACAAATGCGGACATTTATTACGTTCCGTCGAAGTCTGGCGGGGACGAGCACATTGTAGTCCAGGTTGATGGAAGGCTGTTCTGCGACTGCAAGGATTTCATGACCCGCAGGTTGCCGTTGCTAACGTCGCCGGGATTCTCGATGTGTACTCACGGCAAACAGGTAGCGGCGCAGTTCGGGGTAATCCGCCCGGTTACTAAGCCCGCGAAGGTATTTAATATCTTCCGCAAGAGCCCGACTGCCGGATGGGTTGAATCCCAACTAGGATCGAAGAATCAGTATTCGACTCACGAAGAAGCCCAAGCAGAACTGGACCGCCATCTTCGTCAATGCGAAGTCGGGCAGCACAAGTGCCCGCACACCAGAAAGGTATTCGAAGTCCAGGATGGTAAGCCGATCATCGAAGACAAAAAGTACGGAGTGTTCTTTACGCTCGGTGGACGACCGATGCGCTCAGAAGAATTGCCCAAAGTATATCCGACTCACGAAGCGGCGCAGAATGCAATCAAACGCTGCGGGCACAACGGAACGCTTGTTGATTTCTACGTCCAAGAGATTAGCTAGGAGGAATCATGGATTCCAAGTATTGGTTTGTTGTTGAAGGATTGTTCGAGGTCCGGTCAGACGGCACAATTAACTATCTGCCCGGATACACCCCGGAGAAGGCTAGTCAGGCGTTCGACACTTGGTATAACTCTAGGACTACGATGTTCGACTCTCACGGTCCGGCCATCGAGGGACATGAAATTGCGGTCATAAAGAAGATTGAGGAAACCAAATGAATCCGATTTTCTACATAGACTTCTACAAGGTTGGACACGTAGTCCAGTACGCCAAAGGGACTCAACAGGTCTGGTCTAACTGGACTGCCAGGTCGAGTCGCACAAACCGCAACTCGGTGGTGTTCGTCGGGCTCCAATACTTTATTAAGAAGTATTTGATTGAAGAGTTCAATAAGAATTTCTTCGGACGCTCGCTGCAAGGGCTATTGAACGAATACCGGGAAGTTATCAAGGCAACCCTAGGCGTAGAATACCCGAAGACCGATCATATCGAGTATCTTCACAATCTAGGCTATTTGCCACTGGACTTCTACGCTCTGCCAGAAGGGGTTAGTGTACCAACTAAGGTACCATCGGTGGTTGTCACGAACACTGACGACAATTGCTACTGGCTACCGAACTATATTGAATCCGTGATGTCCGCTATTTTGTGGAAGCCAAGCACATCGGCTACGACCGCGCAGGACTATCGTGATCTGTTCATTCACCATGCCAAGCGTTCCGGGGAGACCGATCTTTCGTTTGTTAACTGGCAAGGGCACGACTTCTCGTTCCGTGGCATGTCCGGGCTAGAGGATGCTATTTTGTCCGGTATGGGTCATTTGACTTCGTTCAACGGCACCGATACTCTGCCTGCTATCCTGGCAGCTAGACAATACTACGGTGCTGATTTGTCAGTCGGCGGGTCGGTTCCTGCGACAGAGCATTCGGTTATGTGCTCCGGCGGACAGGACGGAGAGTTCGACACATTCAAGCGGCTAATCACCGAGACTTACCCTACCGGAATTGTTTCGGTCGTATCGGACACATGGGATTTGTGGAAGGTACTGACCGACTATGTTCCCAGGCTCAAGGAAACCATCTTAGCTCGGGATGGCAAGCTGGTTATCCGTCCGGACTCGGGAGACCCGGTTGAGATCATTTGCGGAGCCAAAACTGCTACCTGGCATTCCGCGCCTATGGCAACCCCGGCTGACAAGGGTACGTTGCGTCTGTTAGCTGAGACGCTAGGAACGAATCTCCCCGATGGGTGCCGTTTGCCGTTAATCAATAAAGCAGGTGCTATCTACGGAGATTCGATTACTCTGAAGCGTGCCGATCAGATTCTGACCCGGACGATTGACGAGCTAAAGCTGAGCCCGTACAACATGGTGTTTGGAATCGGCAGCTACACCTATGAATATGTCACCAGGGACACCTACGGGCACGCGATGAAGGCTACCGCAGTCCGAAACAACAATCAGATTATCCCGATCTTCAAGAAGCCTGTCACAGACGACGGATTGAAGACAAGTCTTAAGGGCATACCGTGCGTATACCAGAAGGAATGGAGCACTAGCTATTATGTGATCGATGGCTGCAAGCCTGAGTCACTTGACAACTGTGCGTTCCGCAAGGTATTCTCGGACGGCAGATTATTAATTGACGAAAAATTCGATACAATCAGAAAGCGAGCGAGACATGAGTGATATATTCGAGCAAGATCATAGCCTAAAAGGATTTCCAGAGCGTATCTATGTTGCCGATCAGGTTGCTTACGGCAGCTACAGTCACGATAGGTTTTCCGCTGCGTTTGAAGATGTGGACCTTGCAGTTGGTGTCGGGGAGCCTGTAGAAGTAGGAATCTACCAGCTTGTCCGGGTCGCGAAGTTCCAGAAGACTGCGGTCGAGGTCAAAACCCTAAAGGAAATCAAAAATGATACTAACATTTAACTTCCCTGAAAACACAGGGCTAGACCAATTCAACATGTTCCGGTACCCAGGCGGAGAAGTCCAGGTTCGACTGACCGAGCTAGCGGTGCGGTATTTGACCAGACTGAATCCCGAGACCGATAATGTCATTGTCATAGCTCGAATCCAAGACGGCGAGATTGTCTCGATAGCTCAACTACTGGACGCCATCAGATCGGTTACCGCAGCCAACGTGCAGTTGATTCTTCCTTATCTTCCGTATGGCAGAGCGGATCGCAGGTTTGTTGAAGGTGACTCGGACGGTCTCGCGGTCTTCGGCAGGCTACTTGGCATGATGGCTTACGATATTGTCACCCTGGACGCGCATTCACCGAAGGCTGTCCGCAACATCCGGCACCTTCTGGACGTGAGCCCGAAACCGATCATTGAGCAAGTTCTACAGATGATTCCAGGTTCAACCAACATCTTGCTTCCGGATAACGGCGCTAGACGTTACGGATTCGGGGATTTGTCGGCAGAAAAGCAGCGCGACCCGGCAACCGGGAAGCTGTCCGGTTTCAAAGTCCCTGATAAGGCGGCATTCGGCGCGGACAACATCTTGATTATCGATGACATCTGCGACGGTGGTAGGACATTCATCGGAATCGCGGATGCATTGCGGGAAGCCGGGGTTTACAAGCCGTTGTATCTGTATGTCACTCATGGCATTTTCTCGCAAGGAATCGGAGAATTATTGCACAGGTTCGAGCACATCTACACTACTGACAGCTTCAATAACGAACCGTGGAATTCAAACAGGCTGACAAGAATACCGTGCGCGTTGACTATTGTCAGCGCCATCAAGAATAGGAACGCAAAATGAGATTCTTATTCTGGCTAGTAACCCCCACCGTTAATCTCGACCCCGGTGTTGTGGCTCGTAGATAAGATTATAGAATGGAGGAACAAATGAAGAAAGCTTTGTTGAAGATTTTCTTTAAGAAGTGGCTTATGGTTGCCGGATACTTAGCGGGGACGGTAGTCGCTGTCGGAATCCCTATGACAATAGGTATCCTGCTTAAGCACCATCTGATTGCCGAAGCAGTCTACGTATTTTTGCTATTCACAGGGTTGTTTGCTTTGCTAGAAACCGCCTGTGAGGGAGAGAATAACGGAGGCGACCCGCGATGACAAAACAATTGACATTCGATCTGGAATTTAAGAAAGACGGGATAGTCGCGCTGACAGACGCAGGGGTAACATTCCTGAGTCTATACCGGGACAACCAAGACTTGTCCCATGCGTATCGAACAGCAACCGGATACGGACTACACGTCCGGTTCGAGACCGCTGATATCCGTGACCGAATCGCTCGGGTTCCGATCAGCTAGCTCTTCCGGAGCTATCACCTTATCGTAGAACTTCGCCCGGATGTCTGCGATCTCTTGGAATAGTTCGTTTAGCTCGGTCATTTCTTCCCAAATAATGAATTAAGAGTCTTTTGTCCGTCTTCAACGAACCAACTTGACAGATCACTTCTCATGTGAGTTACGCTCAATATGTAGTCTATAGCCTGAAGTTTGTCTTCGGCAGTCTTAGCCATCATCAAGTCCGCCGCGCCGCGTTCCAGTTTGTCCATTCCGTAATCTGTGATTCTCCAGCCACCTTTTCCGTCATCAAAGAAGTTTTCATTTTTCTCGAAGTGCCCTTCCGGAACCTTGTCGCCAGTTATGTCTTCTGCGTACTCTTCTGGACTGTACGGAGAGTGTCCGGTCAAAATATTGTTAGCGTGAAGTTTGTGTATGTTCTCCAGGACAGTATCCGCGATCCTATCTATGCCAGCTTCGTCCCTGACAAACCCGTTCTTAGCATAGTCATTCCAAATCTTCTTCAATCTTCCCGCAGGAACTACGCTCCACTTCTGACGTTGATCCGGCTTCCCTAGGGAGTCTTTATACTCCGACATGACATTATCGGCAACTTGATTTCGTCTATCGATATAATTTTCCACAACTTCGTAGGGAACTTCTCGATTCGGGCTCAGCTTCGGGTTCTCCGGGGTCTTCAGTGCCTCAATTCCGGCTGCGAACTTTGCGCGGCTGTCCGCAAGTCTCTGCCTGATTGCTTCCGCAGTTATCGGCTCTGTAGCCTTAATGTTTAGGGTTGATCCGGTCTTAGGGTCGTGGAACGATTTTAGCTCATACGGCTCCCCAGGGAACATTCGTCCCGCAGGGATAGCGCCAGCGTCACGGATAGCCTCATCAGCTTTTGGGTCTCCGGTGGTAGTCTCGCGTAGTCCTAGCTTTGGGTTTTCTGGGGTTTCAACTGCTCGTCCAGGTGCTTCCGGACTTCCGCCTTCTGTTCCGGGGACATTTTCTGGATGTCCTGAGCCGCCTTCTCCGCCATTTGCTGTATTGTTAGCTCCATTTTGTGCTCTCCGTTGAATTTCGTTATGCATTGCTCGAAGTCTATCTTCGCTATAGTGGAACTGACGAGATAGACCCGGCTCTCTAAACCCTGCATTCTCCTTAATGATATCAGAAACTTCCGGTTTTGTCAAGTGAGATTTTGCAGAGTCTACTGCCTGATGTAGTTTTTCTTGAATCTCACCCTCAGTATACCCCGCACGCAACATCATCCTACGCGCCATACCAGCGTCTGATCCTGGGCGCGTCGAGTCGAAATTGACATTATTGTCTCTTGGCTGCTCGTTAAAAACCTCATCCGCAGCTATTCCACCCATCAAACTACGTACAAGACTAGGAACACTCTCTGGCTTTATAGCGCCACTAGGGTCGGATATATTATCGTACTCGAATCTTACAGCGCCCCTCTTCGCTCCTATGGCCTGCAAATCTGGATGAAGATGGCTAAGCATGCCGCGAACATCTAACCCGCTAGCAAGCCCCACAAGAGCATGGCCTAGCTCATGTCGCTCTACATTTATATCCGGTTTTGTGAATTCCTGGTTAACTCCGGGGTTCCCAAAACGGTGCGACTTGCCAGTTGGAACCTTATACTCCCCCGCAGGAATCGGCTCGGGTCCGGTCGTGGTGCCCCAAGTAGACTCGCCTGGGAACTTCTTCTGCGCAACTCTGATAGCATCCTTACTACTGAACGCAGGAACTTTCTCAATGCGGGAGTTTCCCTGGGAGTCTATGACTTCAATAGGCCAGTTTTGTTTTCTGGCTGATTGAAGCTCATGCATCAGGTCTTCGGATTCTTCCGCGCCTAGCTTTGGGTTTTCCGGCTTTAAATTTTCAATTGGCACGTATGCCTTTATAGTTTTATCCCCTCGCATATCTGCCGCAGCTATTCTATGATTGCCATCTACAACTTCACCGTCTCGGTCAAGAACAATAGCTGGAAGAGGAGATTTCAACTTCGCGTATTTTTCAGCTAACGCTGGATTGTAATTATCTCCAGCATATACATATCCTTTTCTAGGAACAAAATTATCCAAATCTTCTTGGGTGTCGGGAACACGCTGTATAGGAACATCTTTTAAAGCGTATTTTCCTGCACCGTATTGTTTAGTGAGATATCTCGCGTCCTCTTCAGATATCTTAGATGTCTTCATCAAGTGGTTAACTACATCGCTGCCGTCTACTATTTTTGTCCCTAGCTTTGGGTTTGCTGGTCTGGGCTGGGGCTCTGTTGCGGCTGATTCATTTCTTCGTACGCCTTCGCCTTTTCCTTTAGCAGGTCCCTTCCCCTTCGGTCGAAGCTTTGCTGGATTCCCTTCCTCAGTTGCTGTTTCTGATCCGGCTCCATTCCCTGTAGCTGGTCCCTTAGCTCCTGGGCCATTTGCTGGAGGCTTCCCTGTTGGCTGTTCATTTGATGCTCCCTTAGTGTCCTGTATAATTTGTTGTAGCCTGCCAGGAGACACATGATGCTGATTGTCTAGTCCTGCTTCTCTAAACGACGCGTGATCTTCGATTACTTTCTGAACTCCGGGCTTAGACAGCACTGTCGCAGCATCTTCCTGTGCCTGACGTATCATCTTGTTAGCTTCTACTTCTGTGAACCCGGCGTCCTTAAATATGCCTTTCAACGCTTTCATATCCGCGCCTAGGTGATGGTTCTCTCCTGCTGGAATATCGTGGTAAAGGTCATTGGCGACCCCACCAGCCACGTATGTAGCCGCGATGTCCGCCATGCGTGATTTAATCTTGTTCCAGTCAATCTGTTTATCTTCACCTACGAAGTCGGTCCAGTCAATCGGAGTGCTCATTAAGCTACCCAAAGATACGTTCTCCGGGTGAATGTGACTTCTGATTCCGTCAGACACCTTAAGCCCGCGTGCATCTGCGACAACCGCATGAGCTATGTCATGAACTATTCCCATTTGGGTGTCCATTCCCTTAGCTAACCCGGAACGCGGAGCCTGTAGTAGTGGCTCGACCTTCTCCGGAAGAGTAGCGGTTGGCAACTGCTTACCGGACTCTATGTTCTGCTGCATTTGCTTCTGCGCAGCTATTGTGTCTGCGGCATTCGCCTTGTTAATCTCGGTAACTATCTTCTTCTCATCCGGCTCTAGCGGCAATCCATGGCTCTGTTTATCTGCGACATCGTCCAGGAATCTCTTCTCTAGATCGACATAGCTAGACTTCCCTAAAATCTCACCGTAGTGGCTAGCGATAGCAACATGCAGTGGGGTGTTCTCGCGTTGCGGAACGAACATCTGCATAACCGGGCTAACGGGTTCCGGTGGGCCATATTGTCCCGCAGCTTTGCCTTCGTAGCCAAGGTTTGTTAACGCTACTCCCTTGTCCTTGACAGTGTGAATTCGGTCAGCTAGCTGATCTCGGGTCAGGTCTCCAGGAGCTATTCGCTTACCTAGTCGGTCTCCAAATGCTTTACCCATTCCATACCCGAGTGTTCCGCCGACTTCCGCACCTACTACTCCACCTACATTGTATCCAATAGTTCCGCCTATTCCCGCTCCGCCTGCGGCTCCTAGGGTCGAAGCACCCTTCGCCAAGTTCTTAACAAACCATCCGGACTCTCCTGAACCTCGAACCGGCTGATCGCCCTTGCTGGCTACCTTCTCTAGAGCAGTCTTAACACGTATAATAGACGCTTGGTCTCTGCGCAGTCCTCTTACTCCGCTAACTCCACGTTCTTGCAGCGCACCGTCTATGCCAGTTCGGAGGCTATCCGCAGCCCAATACCTAGCTGCAAATTCCGGATCGGCGCGTAGTGCGGTAGCGACATCCCAGAAATTTCTCTTAAGAGTAGCTCTATTCAGTGCGTTTATGTCTGTGAGTATCTTTTGTGCTTCTTCTACCGTAGGATCGGTTAGGTTGAACTTTTGTGACAGATGGTTCATTCCGTCTTCTACAAAATCCTGCTGCGGACTGTCAGCTAGTTTATCGCGAACGTCTTGATTAACATTTGTAGTGATCGCGTCCTTTCCATACTTGTCTACGTGTCTTCCTACTTCGGTGTCGATATCATCTGATAGCTGCTGAGCAGCGTTCACATGATCTTCTACCGTATGGATAGGATTAGTTTCATGCAGCTTCTCCGAAGCGCCTAAGAATATCTGTGCATCTTTATCCGAATATGCGCCTTGTGTTGTATTAGTCGGAGGAGCCATCTTCTTAAAGTTATCAACAGCTTGGCGAACTGCTCTATCCTGCTTCTCACTAGTCTTCGGTATGTTTTGAACCTTACGGTTTAGCCTATCCAGTTCTGCCCCGGCCTCTATTCTTGCAGTGTGGGCGTCCTGTAGCGCAGTGCTTGCCTTACGTGAGTTTGCAGCCGCAGCGGACGCTCGGTTGTTCGCGTCGTCTACGTGCTGCTGAGTTACATTCGGATCGCCGCTATCGTGGGCCTGGGTTATTCTCTCGGCTTCCTCGCGTGCTTTGACAGCCTGGTCGGTAGCGATCTGCTGTTCTCTCAAACGCTGATCGAACATAGCGGTCGCAGAATCATGCGTAGCGCTAGCGACCTGATGCGCACGGATATCTGACCGGAAGGTCTTAGCGATTCTCTCATGCTCGCCGCCGATTAACGTAGCTGCGATAGCAGGTACAGATTCTCCTACTATTCCTGCGATGTCTCCCTTGGCTGCTCTTTCGCGTATTCCTTCTGGGTCGAGACCAGCAACTCCGCCGATACCGCTAGCGACTGAAGATATAACAGGCTGGCCTTCATCGCGAGCCCTAGTATATCCTTCGTATACGCCTTTCGCGCCTTCGTACGCGCTATAAACTCCGCCTGTCACAAGATTAGCAGCGACAGACTTTGCGGTTTCGGTTGCAGAACTAGGCAACATAGCCTTTGTTCCCGCAGCTACTCCGGAACCAAATCTAGACACCGCTCCCGGTTGCGCCTGCGGTTGATTATCGAACCCGAAATCGTATCCGGCCTGCGGAGTGGGCGCAGAAGCTGGTGCCGCAGCAACTGACTGAGGCTTCCCGAATCCGAAATCGAATCCGGACGATTGTGGCTGAGCCTGCGGGTCAACTGGCCCTAGTGGTTTGCCCGAAATGTCGTATGCAACACCGTTTTCTACCCTGGTCGCGTTAGGATATTGCGCAGGGGTTTGAATCTGCTCTGGTTCTGGAGTATCAACCATCTTATATCCTTACAGCGGCTGTCCCGTCTGTTGACTATACTTCTTTCCTGTTGCGTCCTGAATCGAACCGTCAGACATCTTCCATACCGGAGTTCCGTTTGCAGCCTTTCCTGGGTTCGGGTTGACTGCGCCCTTAGGTGCTGCCGGAGTCTGATCTACTGGCTGACCTGCCATCTTAGCGAGAATATTACGCTGAGCATTCATAGTTGCCAGGTCCCCAGGCATGCGAGCCGCGTATTCCTTGCTTGGAGCACTCTCGTCCCATGTGTCCTTTAGGGTTCCAAACTTGTCCATCATAGACTGTGCCTGGGTTGTGATTGCTGCTTCGCGGCCTCCAGGAAGATTAGCTGCCAACGTAGATTTGATGTTGGCAATAGCCGGAACTGTACTATCTCCGTAGAATGCCGCCAATTCTGTTGACAAAGTGTCAATCTTGTTCATGTAGGCATTGTACGCAGGGGTTCCCGGAACGTGACTTGTGTTGGTGTTGAGTGCCATTGCTTCCTGCAAATGCTTCAACGCAGTGACTCCGCTCTTAAGCTGATCTCCGGTCTTCCCAGAAGTGTACTTTGTGTAATTTTCCATATAACTCTTGATCTTGTCTGGTTCGAAATCCGGATATGCTCTTGTAACCGCGTTGATTACTTCTGGCTTACGCGATAGCAAGTAGCTCAAGTTATTAATAGGAGCCTTTCCTTGCCCGATCAAGTCCACTGTTGAGCGAGCCGCAGATGGCAAGCTAGCTCTAAATGCCTCTGGGGTTGTTGCGTTCTCGTCGCCCGCGAAGTCGCCGTTCTTAAGCTTGTCTGCCGCAGCCTTAGCATTTATCTCCAAGACTTTGTTCTCTTCCTCTTGCTTATTGTGCCTCTCAACTTCGGTCTGCTTGCGATCTTCCTCTACCTTCTTCTCGTAGTTTTCCTTTGCAGCCGGGGTCAGTGCAGACATAGCTAAGTCAATCTTACGTGATGCGTCTTCCATCTGCTGTTTCTTCTGCTGCAATGCCTGGGTCACCGGATTCGGTTGTCCAGGTTGACTCGGGTTCTTCTTTTCTACAGCATCGATCATCTGATCTACCGCTGCTAGATGAGCGTCAGCGTTCTTACGTGCTTCGGTCAACCCGCCGACTGGATCGATGGCGATGTAGTGCTGAATCTGAGGATCGGTCAAAGCATCGTTAACTCTGCGAGACTGTTCCGCAGACATGTCTTCTTGGTTTGCTTTCTCCATCCTAGTCTGAGCCGCCCGTACACCGTCGGCTTGTGATGATAGCGCGTCTAGCTCTGAGAAACTCAATGATGTGTTTGCTGGTATCTTCTTGCCTGTCCATCTTGATAGATACTCGGCCTCGGCACTTGATATTGGCTGTCTCTTCTCGGTCATGTCAGTCTTAGAAATAGAATATGTCGGAGACATTACCGGATTTCCGTTCTTATCCACTGCTGGCTTGCCATCTTTGTAAACAGGCTGTTCTCCGGTAGGACGACCTGTGTGGGTCTTCCAGAAGTTTGGGTCTTTAGACAGCATGTCGTTTAACTGATCTTGGGTGACATCATCCTGATTGTTAGAAGTGTCGTACCTAGATCGCAGGTTCTTCATGAACGATGTGCCCTGGTCGTACTCGGTCTTTCTATCCTGCATGTCCTGACGGTACATGTTGCGGGTGTTCATTGCGATACGCTGAGTGGTTTCAGCACGTAGCAATTCCTGATTCTTCTCTTTCGAGATAGCTTCCTTCTCTTGAGCCTGACGCTGACCGCGTGCTTGTAGTGTTCTGGCAACTCCGGTCAGTGCTCCGCCGCCGTTCGGGGCGGGTTCTCCCGCAGCCGCAGCATCACTGATGCTGCCCATCATACCAGTCACTCCGGCTAGAACAGCCTTAGCCCATCCACCGGGCGCAGCAACCGCAGCCGGATTAGACTTAGCCGCAGCATCCATTCCCTGCGCCATCCTTGTAACAGCCGGAGACTTTACAGGTCGTAGGATGTTCTGTAGAGCCTGAACCCCAGGCAGGTCGCCTAAAGTAGCGCGGGTCTGGTCTTCGTCCTGGTTATCTTGGTCAGGTTGTTCCGCGTTCTGTGGTGCAGCTTGTAGCGCGGCGACCCCAGGGGCCATGGTCTGTCCGACCATGCCTGCGGGAGTAGTATTTCCTAGAACGTCCGTGCTAGGAGAGCTAGGAAGTTGTCCTGGTACTATCTCTGTCATGTTATCCTCTTATCCCTTAAGTCCGCCAGCGAACCCGCTAAAGAAGTTACCTACCTGTTCGCCACCTGTCGAGGTTCCCGCTGTGTCTAGGTTACCTAAACCGCCACTAATACCGCCCATCAAGCCGCCAGCTAATGAAGTAATACCACCTGCGATAGCCATCTGCTCTTGATTCTTCTGTTCTTGGACTGTCTTAGCTTCACCGAACGCGCTTTGGTTTGACGCACTAGTCTCGCCAGCTAGTTGACCCGGAGCGTAATCTGCTTGTAGAGCCTGCAACCCACCTGCGGCGGTCTGCCAGTTCTGTCTTCCCTGATTATAGTTCGCATTCGTGATGGCAAGGCTTTCTTGAGACGATTGGTTTGCCGCTGCGTTAGCTGCGGTTTGCCTTAAAGTGTCTTCTCCGCCAGTCGGAAGATACTCGTTTCCGCCGCCGCGTGCAGCCAAGGTATTGTTCAAACTTGTCTGAGCTTTCGCGTAGTTAGCAGCGACCCCTTCTCCCGCTTCGGTGTTCAGCGCAGCTAGTTGCTGTGGTTCGAACCCCTGCTGATCCGGACCTGCCTGGAATATAGGAGTGTAAACATTGTTCATGTTTTGCAACACCCCGGCCTGGTCAGCGAAGTTTGTTGCATACTGACCTTGCAGCAACCGACTGAACGCCGATTCCTGGGAAGCTAACTGTTTTTCTGAATCACTTGGTCCGCAAATATGGCTACCCTCACCTGGTAATCGCTACCGCCTGCTGGTTCGAATCCGAATTTTCGTTTCATAAAATCAATAAGCAATTTACTAGTCGATTGGAATACGACCAGATTGGCTTGCTGCTGTTTACTGTAGTCAAGAACAATCGGAACACACTTAATCATTGCCTTAACCAATCGAAGCTTCTGCACATCTCCGCGAGGCGCGAACTGGGTGTGCAATCTGATCGCTCCGAATAAGTCTTTCGGGTCGAGTCTGACATAACAGATCGATCCGGTGTCATCGTCCAGTCTGAATGACAACAGACTTCCTGGAACGCCTGTCAGCCACCAGATCGGATCGAGGCAATCCTTATGGTAAGGATCGTTCTGAATCCATCTGGTAAGCTGATCGATGTCTTCCTGTGTTGATGGGATTAGTTTAATCATTAGGTTATCGTTGTGTCTACAATTGTGTACTGGATAGACAAAGTTACAGTGCCGTCTCCGACGGTAGGATCGGCCACGTCCGTAAATGCGAACAACGCTGTGTTAACCTGATCGGCTGTTGGTATATTGCGGTCAAAAGACCCACCGTTGTTGTAGGCATCCGTAGCTTGATCTATAAATCCAGCGTTAGACGCTAAAAACCACACGGATGAGGCTTGATTATTGTTAAAGCACAATCCGATTTGAGACGAACCGTTCAGTGTAAACGCCGTCGTGTTGTGACGGTAGTGTGCTAACGTAGACACAATTAGATAGGTCTTGTTAGCTCCCGGTGCCGGAAGTACTTGTGTCGGCACTGAATGCAGGGTCTTTATCTGTGCTGCTGTCAGTGTAAATGTCTTCGACTGGATGTACGCAGCGCTCCCGCTTGTAGAATTCTGGAACTGCAACGCACCCGATACAGATACTCCGCCCCAAGTGAACGCACCGGAGTTGCTGATATTAGTTGTCGTAGTAGCGTTGGTTCCCGCGCCGACCGTATCGTTTATAGATGTAGACGACAAAATGCCCGCAGAACCGTTCCACCATGAGCTATCTACGATGAAACTTGTCGAATTGACATTTCCAATTGCAGTCGCTAACGCGGAAGTCAAAGTAACATTTCCACCGACAAACTGAGACTGAGTTGACAACTGACCTGTAGACACTGAAACAGGCATACTTATTAATGAGTTAGCAAGACTCTGCTTATTTTTAATGGTCAGAGTCTGACCACCGATTCCTGCATTCCCCACGCCGACAGAAACCTGCATCGTGAACGAATCATCTTCGGTTGCCGATCCGGTCCATACCTGTCCGCCGATCTCGAATATCGGAGAGTTCTGGTTAGCAAGGCTTGTGGCTGCTGTGCGATTAAATATCTGCGTAGTTGTTGTGGCGGTTCCGCCAAAGAAGTTATTCGCGCTAGCGGAATAGAATCCGAAACCACTTCCTGTCTGAGGGTCCGCATGGAACGCCGCGCTTAAAGTATCGCCCGCCAATCCCTGGTCGTCAGAATGAAAACCGAAGTTATTGTGCATTGTTCCGGAGTTAGAAGCAGACACTGCCCAAAATGCCATATTGGTAGTAGTCGTACCTCCTTGGCAATTAGTTTCTCCAAGAACGCTGAACATCTTAGTAACTGTACCAGGGCCATTATTTGCGGCGAAAGTTACAATTGCGCCGTTAAAAGATTGAACTGCTCCTATGCTAGGAGCGCTAAAAGTATCCGCTTCTACCGCGAACATACTAGAATCAGCAGTTCCTTCTGCTAATGTAGTAGAATAAACTCCTGACGAAGTAGTGTTATTTGTAGACTGCCCAACGGCCATTACAGCATACTGATTTCCAACCGACCCGCTTATCAGCGCAGAAAATCTTGATGTTGTAGGCTGCGGTGTTATAGAAGAAAACAAAGGGTCGAGTCCACTGATAGACCCGACTTCTAGTTCTTGCGCAACCGTATTCCATGTGAAGTTAGGGTCGCCTATCAAGGTGTCCGTTCCGGAACCGAAACCTACTTGTCCCGCAGGTAAAGTAGCACCAGTACCAAATAGCAGACTACCCTGAAGATGTCCATCAGAATCGATCCACCCGAACACCTGTCCGCCCTGGCTATTTGCAAGCTGAAGGAAATCGAACGTGGCGCGGCGCGGATTTACGAACTGACCTATAACTGTCTGTGTTGTTGGAGTAAGTCCCATGTGTCCTCTTATGTCTTGCTAATACCTGTGAATCCTGGTCGTGTCCAGTCTTCTGGGTGCGCCGGAGCAGGCTCTGCCTTCCAGCCCGGTCCCGCCTTCGGGCTCGGAGAAATCTTGTCGTCCGCGTCTCCCGGCTTCGGAAGCGACTGATCGGTGTATGTTTTCGGCTTGGTCTGGTCTATGACACCTTCGATCTCCATAGACGATTCGCCCTTACGGGCGTTGCGAGCCGATTTATATGATGGTTTGTTGTCTGCCATAATATCTCTTTATAGATCAGAAACTATAAAAACTTGTTCGAGTGTAAGAGCGCTGGACCCGCTGGTAAAGCATTCACTTGACGCGCAATACCGCAAATTAGTACTAGCAGATGGGAGGTGTGTTGTAATAGTAGCAACAAGAGCGCCATTTATATAAAATGTAACATTAGGAATAGTATCATTAAAAATTATTCCGAATTCAACCGGACCGTTGATAATCGGGGCAATTCCAGAACTTACGATAGTCTGGGTCGTTCCATCTTTTGTAATACACTGCCACGATGTGTCGGGTACTGTAGTATCATACCTAAATGCAGCGTAATTTCCGGCGGGATTAGCGCTTGCACCCTGCGTTGCAAGAGTTTGATCTGTTAACCCAAACCACCATCTTTCGTCTGTAATCCTTCCTCCGGGACCTGCTATCATCAAAAAAGCTATATTTCTTCCGGTTCTGTAGTTAGCGTTTCCGGATGCACCGCTTACAACATTATTGCTGTTTACGAAAATACCGATTGCCGGGCCTAGTGTTGCATTTACTATGTCTGCAACTGAACTTCCTGAAGTAGTGTTGACATCCCCTATTGTAGAAAATGTCGTAGTAGAACCGTCTGCGCTGCCTATGGTCTGTCGTCTATGGCCCAACACACCCGCTGTGGACCCGCTACCAGCGTTGGCCTGAACGAATGCGGTAGTCGCTATCTGATTTGTATTAGTGCCAAGTGTCGCTGTAGGAGCAGTTGGAATACTGGTCAGAGCAGGGGACACAGACAGAACAACTGTTCCCGACCCTGTAGTACCATCCGATAGGTCTGCCGCAGCGGGCTGCTGAAGACCTACCGGAGTCAGATACTTGTTAGTTGCATTGCTCATTAGATTCCTATTGCTCTAGCTCTATAGGCAAACTGCATCGGAGTAGCTCCGCTAGACGCATATGCGGTTACCTGCCCGACATCAAACTGGATATTTGTAGACGCCTTTGCGTTTACGACAAATGTTCCCTGAACAAATGTCGATAAGGTGTTTGTCGTAAGCCCGGATGTCAACGGAACAGTAATCGTTGCTCCGCTATCTTGGTCCGTCCACTTGATTCTAGAATCCGGTAAGGTAGATGAAACAGTAGCGGCTTGACTTACTATCATGAATACTTCTATCAAATACAACCCCGCACTAACTACAGCAAACAGGGTTGTCGCTGCTATGTTAGCAGACTGTGCTGTTAAATTTGCGGAACCTGATACAGAAATTCCGCCGCCTGTGCCATTTGACACCGCTGTAATAATGCCCTGAGCATCTACAGTTAGGTTTGTATTTGTGTACGATCCGGCTACAACTCCTGCCTGAGCCTTGACCGCTATTGTGTTATTCGGCCACGAACCTGTAATCGTTATATCCGCGCCCTGTACTAAACCAGGGGTCGCTGTTCCTGTACCACCAGATGCTATGCCAAGTATTCCGGATATGTCTGTGAACGCAAGCTGTCCCACAGTAAACGATCCGCCAACTGTGCTTTGCTGGACAACTTGGTGCGCTCCACCAGTAGCCGATAGGATAGACCCCGTTCCACCAGATGCCACGCCTAGCGGATTGCTAATAGTCAAACTTCCTATAATTGATAGAGTGCTGGTACCGTTGTTCCACTCAAACTGCGCCGCTCCTGCAAGCGCTCCGCCGTTATTAAACTGAACAGCGCTGTTAGGACCTGCGGCAGCAGCGTTAACAAACTCCTGCACTGTAGATGTAACAGACGAAGCCGCTGCGGAGTTTATGCTTGGTATTCCGCTAGGCGGAAGCGGCGCGATACGGAATGAGCTAAGGCCGGGACGATTGTACTGCTTTAGAGTATCCGGCGAATACTGCAACGGCAGAGGAATCGTTGTACGTAAATAAGGTGAAGATTGAGTCTCTGCTGTCGGTGACTGGCTCGGTCCTGTCGGAGTAAGGTTCGGAATTTGCGGCTGCGGAACATCTGGTGGTGGCGCAGGCGTCCAGCCTTTCATTTCCGGGAAGAAATCGGAAAGAGCCATCCTTTATTCCTCTGGAGGCTGCTCTACCGTACCGAAAACGGTTAGGGACAATACCTCGTTCGCAAAATTTTCCGCAGGGAAGCTTACCTTGACCTGCATGTGTTCCGCTAGAGCAGGAACTCCTGCCGCACGGAAGTAATACGCATTTGAATACAAACTTGTCGGCTGTTTAGTAGCCCCGTATATCTGCCACGGATACGCCTGAGACTGCGGGAATGTCGTGAATGTTCCGGATATTTCGTTCAACAAGAATCCGACAGTTGGGGTTGTTCCTACGCGAGTTGCTCGCAGGTTAACGAATGTCAATCCGGCGATCTGCCCTGGGTTTACCAGGTTGATGTTGCCCATCGTGAAACTGCAAGTATATGGGGTTCCGTCGTCCTCGTAAGTTGAGAAGTCTCTTTGCAAAATATGCTTGTTTGAGCCGATTCCGCCTACAAGTAGTCTGTGAACGCCATTAGAAACTTCGATGCTCAACACTGCTCCCGCACCACCTGTAATTGTCGCAAACGGACTCCATACTGCAAGGTTGTTCGGGAATTGGCTCGGATTCAGTCGGTACCAGCCTGTTACTCCGTCTGATATATAGACAGCATTGTCATTGCCGCTTTCGTGAACGGTGACGAATACTTTGGTTGAATCGAACAATGCGAGCTTGTCCTGGATAGGACCGCCCATACGCTGCGCACCACCGCTAGGGTCTAAACTGATAAACTGGTTGTCGGAAGTGTACATGTAAATAACGCCGCCATGAATATCCAGAGCGTTGTAGTGCAGCAATCCGACTCCTGGAATCATCGGGGTTGGGAAGAACGTAGTGAATACAGGTCCGCCCAATATAGCGTAAACATCTGATGTTAAGAATACCAAAATGCCTGTTGCTGTCGGCACAATCCTAGTTACCGGACTCGGGAACTCAAAGAAGTCCAACGGGTCGAACGCTTCGTTCGGATTTCCGGTCAATACATCCGGTCCGCCAGAAGCAAACACGAAGTTTCCTACCGCACCCCAAATTCTCTCGAAGTGATACGCCATAGGCAAGAATCCCGCAGGCGGAGGGTTGTTTTGGTTGTTGATCGGCGCTTCGATGAACTGGTTTATAACAGAATCCGGCTGCACGTCCTTGACAGTTTGGAACTGTTGAATTCCGCCAATCGGAGGAGTATTTGGAACTTCGGTCAAGAAGAACAAAGTGCTTCCGCCGTCTAGAGTTCTCCAGATTACGATAGTATCTACCTGAGGGTCAGGTGATCCCGGAATTGTCAACGTGACCACAGATGTAGGGAACGCAGACGAGAACGTAAACAACGGTGACGCAGTTGACACATGCCCGGTTCCCGACCCTGTCGGAGGTCCTAGAGCACTCGGCCAGTCTGGGGGAGCAGTCGTATTATAGATATCGTTTGCAGTACGACTCTTGTAGCTATACGCATACGACACACTCTTTGTGATCGAAAATCCTTGAGTCTGCGCTACTCCAAGATTGAACCAAACTAATCCGTGGGTTGCTATGCCAGAGTGGGTTTCGTTAACTTGGGTTGTGGTTGTGACAACCAATGTTGTTGCGGTTGAAGCTGTCACCTTTGCTATTACGTTATTTCCGAAGTTCGTGAACCCAGAGAACAAAAATGAGCTACCAGCATAAGCGTTTCCCGCACCGCCAGTTATTGTTCCGGTATACGTAGTTGACGGTCCGGCAACAGTTACTTGGGTCAGAGCAAAAATACTATCGCTGTCTGCTGTAAGATTTCCAGACGCAGCCCACGTAGGATGCGCACCTGTCTTACTTTGGCCTGACCTGACCGCAGCTTCGATATTGTTGTTGCTATCGATAATCAGCGCTCCGCCATATGGAACTGCTCCGCTAGGAGGGAACCATCCGGTAGTCGGCAAATACCATGTCTGATTAGCAGCCCAAGTTAACACTTGTCCTACGCAGGTCCATACTACAGTACCGTCTACAGTGGTCTGCCCGTATCCTTCTGCCCACGAAATACTTGATGTAGCCGTAGCAGACGAGACTCCGCTAGTGGTGCAAACCTGGAAGTTAGCGTTAGCATCAATGATTACAGAGAATACCGTGCCTTGAGCGGTAAACGCCACATACGCAGTGTTTGTCAACCTTGTAGAAGACCCAAGGTTCAACCACGCAAGTTGGTTATCCCCGGTCACTGTTCCTGTGGTGATCGACCACGGTGGTGAAGTTCCACCTGCTCCGGTTGTCTGTGTTGACCCTGTGAAGTTTACCTGATAGAAAACCGTCTGATTACTTGGCAATCCACCAGCTAGACCAACAGGCTCGACTACTGTGTTGGTTCGCGAACCGTCTAGTGTGGGAACAACCATTCCTGGCTTCCACGGCTGCGGAGTCTTCTGCACGCCAAAGTTAAACCAGATCAGGTTGTTATCTGGGACTGATCCGCCGACTGCTGCGGAGAAGTTCGGACGTGTTGTTCCGCTTGTTCCGGCGGGGTTAGCCTGCACCTGACAGCAATTTGTGATCGGATCAAATATGATGCAAGGGCTTAATAAAGTTCCACCTGTGGCACTGTTATTGTACGAATGCCCCGGTTGCCAGAACGTAATCGGGCCGAAGTTCGTCCAGTCCCACCCGTTATCTAGAGTGAATCCGCCGGGAGTCTGATTCCAGTTTGGCTCTCCGTTTCCGCCCAATCCGAAACGAGTAGAGTTAGGGTTTGTTGCTGGCTGCGCGTTAACTGAAATTAACTGCTCGATGTTTCCGTTAGAATCTAAGATCAGCCCCATCGTAGAGAATACGGTATCCTGCTGCCACTGCACTGTCGCAGATGCGCTCGGAGTGATTGTAACGACCGGAGCCGTAGGTCCGGCCACTATTCCCCAATTCGATACCTTACCGTTAGCCGGGTTGCAGTCCGCTCCGAGAATGAACTTCTGTAAATCAACTCCGTCTCCGTAATACAGGGTATCTGCTACGCCCTGGTACTGCCCCTGGTGCGCTCCCGCAGACTTCGTGAAGATCAGGTTCTGGGTTGTCGCACTCTGAATATAAGTAGACGTAGTTGTATCTACAACCACCTTAGGACCGCAAGACAAAGTTCTCCAATCGTAGAACCAGTTTATCTGATCTGGGACTGTGACTGAAGACCATTCGGACAATCCTGGGCGACGTATAAGAGTAAGCGCGTTGCTTATCTCCATGTTGCTGCCGTCGATCAATGCATCCGGATAGCCGCCATACTTTGAAATGTACCAAGACGCAGGATCGTGAAGTGGAGACCTATTGGTGAACAACCCGGTCTCCATTCTCGCGATATGTATTGGCTTGCCACGCGAAGGATTTCTTACCTGCGCTCCGACAGCTTCCAGCATTCCTGTCATTATCCGCGTCCTCTAGCTGCTTCGCCCTGTTGGGTTTGAATCTGGTTTATCAACTGCTGTGCGTTGACGTTCATGTAGCTCGCCATGAATGCTACACGATCCATCTGTGTTAATCCTTCTGTCTTGCCTAGAAGTCCTGCTACTCCACGAGCGATATACTGTGGTGCGCGTGGGTCTTGGCATGAGTCCATGTAATACCCTAAGCATAGATTGTTGTATATATCCGAGAACGAATCCGGAATTGGGGACCAGGAGTCAGTAACCGCTGTGAACTGAACAGGTTTCTTCTGGTATATCAAGTTAACTGGAAATATCTTATTTGGTACGGCTGAAAATCTAAATATAGGAGAGACATTTCCTAGGCCGGGAAGTGTCGGATATCCGACAAGTACTGCCTGCCACTCCGCTGAGGACGCCTGCGTCCAACTTGATGAGTATGTACCCGCTGTAGAAGCCAGCAGCGCAGCAGTACTTAGTTGAACATTGACAAGAGCCGAATCCGCAATGGTCCCTGATTGTAGAAGGCTAAACGGCGCTGTAGCCGTAGCTGGCGGAGCGTACCCGGTTGTGAAGGATATTAAAACTTCATTATCCAGTGGGGTAACTATAGAAGTGGAAGACCAAGATGATCCGGTGCCCTGGCTGTTAACCGGAAATGTAAGCTGTATTGGACCGACTCCTGTTAGAAGCGCCCCCTGAACGAGGAAGTTTCTAGGTCCCGGTCCGGTGATAGTGATAACGCTGGTTCCGGAAGCCGTCACAGGCATATTGTATACAACAAATTGGTGATCGTCAACAACTGATGGAACTGTCGCAACTGTGAGTGTAACCGCAGTTGCGATGGTAACAGCCCCGGAACTAGTTACTATGCCAGCTAGGGCTCGACCATTAAAAGTTCCGCCGCCAAGAGTAATACTCGTATTAGCCAGAATGTTGCCGTTAAATACTCCTATGGTTCCTACAGTGGTAGCAGAACTACCTACAAGCCAAACCACATTTTCAGCACGAGCACCGTTAACCAAAAGAATGGATGCCCCGCTCTCCAAAGTAAGCGTGCTTCCAGCCTTAAAAACGAACATGGCATTTGAATTTCCTTGCGCGTCCAATGTAATGCTGGTCGGAATGTCCATACTTGTACCAGCGGAATAATTGCCAGGAATATAGGTGCTAGCGTTAGAACCGTTTCCTAGAACAGATAGATTAGCAGAAGAACCGCTCAATGACGTAAAACTTAATGCGCTGTAAAAGTTATACGCAGTAAGCGCATCGGTTAACGCCGCAGAAGCACCAGTATTGTTGATTGCCGCAGGAGGGGTGAAATTTGCCCCGGTAAAGCCTGTCTCGGTAGCAGTCGGGAACGATCCGATATTACCGCCAGTAATTAGGGTTGCGCCGGAGTTCGTAATTCCCGCTGCGGCAAGGATAGCGTACGCAGCAGCCGTGCCTAGTTTCGTTGCTACCGGGTCCGATCCCGGAAATGACGCGTTCTGTGATGAAACTAGGGTTATCACATTGCCCAAATTATCCGAAACACTTGTGGGATTCCCTACACCGTCACTCATATCAAGCCCGAATACGAGAGTATCTCCGGCTAAAATTGTTTGAGGTACGGTAAAGCTAAAAGTTGTCTGTCCCGTAAAATTTGAAGAAGAGAAGCTAGTCTTGATTACGGAGTTCAGATTCGGCGTTAGCGGCGTTACTCCGAAACGCTGAACTGATATAACTTCAGGACGAGCCTGTGTTGAAGACTTTGCAAGAGACACGGTATTCTGAATGTCCTTCAACTCATAAAGTTTACCATCGGTATCCTGCACTGTAGTCTGTTCTAGGAACCCGAAATCCAGGATACTTGTCGGGTAATCTTGTTGAGATATAACTGTTGTGATACTGTCGTCAAAGTTACGATTGAACGGCCAGGTGAACGGTGCAGATAGGATTAAGTTACGAACAATGTTCGCAATTCCTATGAATGGCATGCCGTTAGTGCCTATATTGGCTGGCATATACCGACAGTACGGTACGACATAGTTGATGGTGTCTTGTAGAGTATTAGTCATAAATTATCTCGGGTACTGGAACGGCCACGCCGCCCCCTGATATCGACCGTTTCTTCCGCCTCCGCCCCTGCTGGTGACTCCCTGCTCCGGGACGAATCGGTTCTCTTCAAGTTCACGGTCTTCGTTCGCACGTAGGTCGTTCAAACTCTTTAGCCAAATCTGGTAGTTCTTCTCGAACTTCGCCTGGACAGATGCAACTGAACTGTAGCGATAGCACTGCGCGATAACTCCCTGGCGGAAGTACGGCTCGTATCTATCCGGCATCGGAGCTAGGGTGTTATCCAAACTTGTAAATCGAACAGGAGGCATCTGTGCGACTAGCTTAAACTGGAACACTGGCCCGGTCTTTGACGGCACTGGAAGAATACGGATGCCTACTCCGTCAGGGTCTACTACTGTCCAAACTGTGCCGCCGTCTACTGTGTTTGTTCCTGGTGCTGCGCCAGCGTTCGGCCAATTAGGTGCGGTTGCTCCGCAGGTGCCGTATGTTGTGACAACCTGAAGGTTGCCGTTCGGATCAATTATCTGTGTGATGGGGTTTGAAGGCTGGTCGTTCGCAGTTGCGTTCAATGGGTTTGTGTACACTGCGTTCGGGCCTGGGTTGTTTCCGATTGTAGGATTACCTGTGTCGGTAGCTCCCCATGTTCCGTAGTACAACATGCTGTTCGGAAACCAACTTGCCAAGAATGTCGGGTAAGACCATCCTGCAACCTGCTGGAAGGTTCCTGTGGCTTGCGCCAACTGGCGACCACACTCTACGTACCCAAATGGCTTCGGTATCGCATTATTGGTTGACATCAGAATAGCAACCCCGCGCTCAAGCCATTCAACATTGTAGACGCTAGTGCCGTTCGGATTCAATAGAGCATAGTCCTGTTGGTAGCTGTTTGTGTAGAAATCGGGCAGCTTGACTTCGTTCCACTTGTGAGGGAACGGAACCCCGCAGATTTCAGTCATAACATCGGTGCAGATAGTAATGAACGGCTCCAACTGGAAGCCGCCGACATTAGCTAAAACCGGGTTCACGTCTCCGAGAGGCTGAACCTTATCGAGAATGTTTTGTAGTGTGTATCTAGGTAGAGGAGCCATGGTGTTCGACCAGGCTACGGAAAGGCGGGTCTCCAAGACCCATTGTGCCGTAGTCTTAGAGTGATTCGGAATGGTATATCAGGGTCGATCTCCTATAAAAGTTGGGGCTCGTGTGAGCCCCTAGACTGCGCTTAGGCTAAATCTGCGGTATTGGTTTGGATCGGCTGCGTATTCAACTGAACTTCTGATGCTGCTGCCGTGTTTGTAGACTCCTGGACCATCGCATACGCTTGCTTCCAGCCTATTCCCGTATGGTTCGGAACCTTCTGTCCCTTTCGGACTAGGGTTTCCGCTGTGTCCAAGCTACGCCACTTCATTCCGCAAATCTGGCAACGGATATAGCTTGAGGCATCGGTAAACGTAAAGAAATACACCGCGTAATCGGTCTTCGGTGACTTCAATCCTCTGCCGCCCTTCTTGTGAGTACACATTTGCTGAATCTTATTCTTTTCGGCAACTGAGTACTCGGCGTTGATGCGGCGCTGCTCGTTCTTAGCCGCTAACGCTCGTGCTTTCTCTTGTCTATCTTGCAGTGCTTCCTGGCGCTCTGCCAATAGAAGCTGGACCAACATTTGTAAGGTCGCTGCATCGGTTGCTGCTGGTGTTGCTGGCGCTGGAGCAGGAGTGCCCTGTCCAGACGCAGGCTTCGTCTGATCTGTCATGATGACTCACTTCAGGGCACTGCCCTGGTTTCCGGTTAACCCCGGTAAGGTTGTTTTCGGCTACAAGCCGTCGGAATTCTACTCCTGGTCCGCCCAGGTTGCATTGCTTGTTAGCTCTCGTCTATTACGGAGCCAGTACAAGCTTTTGCGGAATCGCCTGCTGACAGGTCCGTCAGTAGGGTGACCGAATATCTCATGGGCTCTTGCCTCTGAGACGATTCCTTTTTCGATCAACTGGACTTCGACTGTGCGCCATCCGCGAAATGCCTCTCCATTTGGCATGCCACGTTTGTCCAGTCGCAAGACAGACCATTCGTACATAGCGGGCACTTGGAGGTAGCACACTGGTACGACGTGATCTGTTCCTGGTTTGAAAGCCCATAATGCCACGGTAGCGGGCGGGAACCCGTTATCGATGGTGTAGCACTTAACGCCTTCGTTACGAAGTTTCTCTATGAAGTCCCGAGTACGGATGGGATTGACCTTCCTTGCTAATTCATTGATTAGCAATTCCTGATCTTCCATCTTGTACCGATACGCCATTTTATCTGACACTTCTTTGTCAGCGAGAATCGCTTCTTGGGCGAATGCTTTATAGTCTTTCGGCCACTTGAACCAATTTGGGGTTCCACCAGCGAGAAGTTTCTTGATTGTCTCTCGCGTAGTCTTCAAATCCCGATTAACCTCCCACGGTTTATCGAGGTTTTGCAGCGGCGGCTTATTAGCCATGTTCAGTCCTTTATTGCTCTTCGGCGCTGCTGCGCCAAAGACAAATTGTGTTTATGCTCTTCCGTAAAAACACGACCTTTTGCCTTTTCAGACATCAGTCTTTTTGTTTCTTCGGAGTGCTTCATGCCGAGGCGAGCTTTATTGCCCATCTTAGCGACGGAAATCTTTTTGCAATGCTCATCAGACTTCACGTGCTCTGACATACGACGTTTGGTGTCTTCGGACAAACGGAAGCCTAACATCCCTCCGCCGCCGTCAGTTAGATTATACCCCTTTTCGGGGTTCCTCAAGTCTAAAAACTTAATTAATTCGCGTTCGTAGAAATCCATATCTTCTTTTGTTTTAACAAAAGCCAAGGTTTCTATCTCAAAATTATCTATGCCGTACTTCTGAATGGCATTATATAAATACGATGGTCTGCGGTGAGTGAATGGCTTTTGATGCCTCTTCCACCGTTTGTCTAGGCTTTGAGATGTTTGCCCAACATACTGCTTACCGTTAATTTTGTTTGTAACAATATAAATCTGCATTTTGTTCTCCTCAAAAGAACGGGTCGGGAGATATGTTTGAGGCATATCTCCCACCCTAATCCTAACACGGATGGCCGTCCGTTGTCAAGAGTTATTTACTGAATGGCCGGAACGCTGTCGATCCAACGCATTCTCTGCGTATTGGCCCCGCGTGCCGGAGGAAGTGATACTGTTTGGTGGCAGTTTTGTTACCTCAATCTCTTGAGGGGTTAGTCATTTCTGCTAACCTCACACGGTTGTTATTCCCGTGTAGCTCAGACTATTGCATCACCCTGTCGGGTGTTCTCTCGCTTAGTCGTTCAGGCTACCTTTCGGCTTGCCCCTCGTTGGCATTTCAGCGTTCGAGTCAATCAGAGAGAATTTTCTAACGATAGATTACGCTATCGCGAGTCCATTGTTAACGGATGTATCAAGTCCATTAACGTCAAACTTATATGAGCACCAGCCCCCGATTGTTGCTGTCGGGTCGAAGCTGGACGGTGGTGCATTGTCCACAACCTTACAGTCAATCGTGCGCCAGTCGCCTTCACCTAGGTCCACGTCGCCCGGAACTTCCAACCATACGCCGATCAAAGCGTAGTTACCGAACACATAGGTTCGATAGCCGATCTTACTAGTTGACTGGTAGTTCGCGGTTGTGGTAACGAACGGAGTCTGACGTAGCACTATGTTCGTACCCGGAAGCTCGATGTCCATCTTCTGGTCTGCACCAGCGATCTTGTCGAACTTCTCGATGTTGCCAAGCTTCCACAAGTCAACGATTGAGTTGTTCACTGTCGTTGCGTTGAAGATGTCGCCTAGCACGTTCGGGGAAACTGCGCCCATGAACTTCCCGGCCTTGCAAGGAAGCACGTTCTTTGAAACTAGCTGCTGCTTCAACTCACGGATTGTGCCCAAATCGAGCGTGTACGGAGATGATAGCAAGCTGCTTTGGTTAACCTGGGTGTCTACAGAAGATGCGCCTGCTGCGTCAGCTACTGCGCTGTACAACTCAGAGATGCTCTGTCCTGCCTGGTAGCCTAGCTCGACTGCGCTGTTTCCAACTACGTCGTCTAGTGCGCTGGCAATAACAAAGGAACTGAAGTTGCTGTAATTGTTCCACTCACCCACCTGAGCAGGAGAACTGATCTGCCCGATGAATTCAGGTGAACCTACAACACCGTCTCCAACCTGGGTTGTGTCCCCGGTTAGGGTGTTGTACTGGAAGAACTGACGGTTGATACCAGCGTTCAACGGCTGGACACGTCGTTCTGCCGCCGCCAAGAATGCATCTGTTTCTCCCTTTAGGTTCGGGATAAGTTCCTTATCGAACAAGATGCTCTGTGCGGTCAATATATTTCCTACGTTTGCTGCTGATGGGGTTGGTGATCCAGCCATGGCTGAACCTCGTGTGCGTTAACTCCGCTTGCGCGGGATGCGGTTATTTCTTAGCCTGCGAACGGGATGCGGCGAAAGCTTCTATTTGTGCTCTGATTGCGGGATTACGCATCTTCAGACGCATCGTCGCTCCGTCCCATGACTTAATTTCTTCCGCTGTGAGTCCTTTCGGGGCTGCTGCACTTGGACGAACGCCTGAGTTCTGTCCAGGTTCAATACCACCGTTGACTCCCGGCCTATGCGCGGCGACTACCGGATTTGCCGGAGACGCTGCTGGTGCCGGAGCAACTACCTGCGGCTGCACGCTCACAGGTGTTACTGGCTGTTGTACTACTGGTGCTACTACCGGAACCGGATTAGCCGGGGGTGTAGGCACGACTGGCTTCTCAACAGGAGCCAGTTCAGATTCCAATGCATGAAAAGCTAGCTCAAGGTTATCGGATGTCCAGGCGAGTTCGTTCTCCACGAAATACGCCTCGATCATCTTGATATTGGCTTGGCAATTGTTGTAATCGTGCTTGTGATCCGCCAAGAACTTCTGACTTACCATTTGCTGGCGGTGCAATTCCTGGGCTTCGGCAACTTTCTTGTCTGCCTCTGCCTGAATCTTTCGGGTGTCAGCTTCGTTAACCTTTCGAACAGCTTCTAGCTGCTTCTGAGGGTCGTCCGACTTCAAGTCCTTCATGTACGCCAATAGCTCTTCGTCTGTCGCCTTTGGAGCGGCTGGTGCTACTGGTTCTTTGAAGGTAAGCTTCTGCTTCTTCAAGCGGTGAAATGCTCGGGTCGCCTGAACGTGCGCTTCTATGATCTTGCCGCGCATCTCTTCTTCGGTTGCTGCTTCGAGGTGAGTCGGACGCCCAATCGGGTTTCCGTCTTCGTCCTTCACCTGATAGTCAACCACAATTTTCTTCGGTGCTACCGAGATTACGGGCTCTACCGGAACAACTTCTGCTACAGGGACTACCGGGGTCTCGACCACGGGCTCTGCAACGGTCTCGACTACAGGCTCCGCTACCGGAGTCCTGGACTCGATCTCTGCCTGTGCTGCCTCGACTTCTGCAATAGGCTTGGCTGCAATGACCTTATAGATGGCTTCGCGCATCTCTGGACGGCGCATCTGGTCTTTCATTGTCTGTCCGTCCCACGATTTAATGTGATCGAACGTGAGAGTTTCAGGCGTTACGCTTGGTGTTGTCATTATTTAATCCTTTTACTATTCGATTAGGTTCCGGCTTAAGCTCCTTCTCTTCCTGCTGGACAGTGAGTAATCGTTCTTGTAACTCAATAGTCTGTAGGATTAGAAGGGAGAATTCATTACGTTCGCGAGCCCGTGACTGGAGGGCTTTAAGCTTTCGCTCATAGCCCTCGTCAGTTGGATTCAAGCTTATAACTTCTTCGGTGGCTCTCTTGCAAGCCGCCATGAACAGCTTTTCTAGAACAGGATATCCAGGTTGATGTTTCAGAGCCGATAGAGACACTCTCTCGGTCTGGGTTAGATCACCCGGTTCCATTAGTAGCGGTACTGGCATTTATATTCCTTTTATAGCGAGGTCTCTGAGCCGAATGACTCAGGATTATTGCTCGGCTGTCCCTGTTCTTCCATATTCAAACTATGCTCTGTAGCTGCACGTAGGGCTTCCGCGCCAGCCTTGCCCAAGGTCTTCTGATCTTCCAAAACCTGGTCTTGCTGGAACTTCTGCTGTTGCATAGCCTGCTGACCCTTGATCTGCTGCGCTTGCATTGCGGCAGGAGAGTTAGCTTCGTATCTTTGTACTTGTTCCGGCGTCATCGGCTTCAAGAAGTCCTGACTGAACTTCCATCCTGCCGCGTCAGTAAATGCCTTGAAGATCGCCACTGCGTCAAACATCCAGTGCGCGTCATTGACACTCTTCTGGAACGTCGGGTTGTTCAACAACTGTATGATTACTGGTAGCGCCTGGGCCATTTCCTTCTTTGCGCCCAACTTTGCGCCTGCTAGGACTTCATACTCGAACTTCGCAGTGCGAAACTCGATATGATCCCCTAGATACTTAGTTCCCATCTCTTCGCCAAGAACTCGGCGGAGAACTGATGTTGGGAGCAACAGGTTGTTTAGCTCGTCCATCTGGTAGAGCCACGGTTCGAAAACCTGCTCTACTAAACGGCTGGTGGGTCCGTCCAATCGAGACGCATTAGCCTGTCCGACTAATGACGCTCCGGTTGCGGAACGCATTCCGGTTGTCTTAACACCCGGACTGCCTGCGCCCATCATAACTTGTTCGTTAGCGCCTGATGTCTGCTGCGCGGTAGACGCTGCCTGCTGCAAAAACTGCCACGCTTCGCCGGGAACCGGAGGCATCGTCAAGAACTTGAATGCCTTGTCCACGTCGTCGTCCACGTCGATAATGCCGCCCTGCTTCCAGCGGGTCATCTGCGTAGGAACATTGAATCCCTTCTTACGAATAGCAGTTGGCTGCAACCCGTATGCAAGTAGATCGAGAGCCAGGTTAGTGATACCCTGCTCTACAACTTGCTCAGGACCGATTAACTGACCGAGACCCTGGCCATAGAAGCTGTCAGGAAGATCGCGCCAGTTTGCGCTAAAGAATGGAAGCTTACCGTATGGGTTAGCTTCATTCCTGATTAGAATGTTTATGCCGTTGAATGTCAGAACAACGATAACCCTATCCTTATCCCATCGCTCAAGGATTTCCATCGGGTTGTCTAGAGGGTTGGCACTGGTCTTCCTGCTTCTCGGAAGAGCCTGCTGCAAATACCCCCACATGCCTTCCGGGATGGTCATGCTGATATTGTCTGCGCCGACTGTCGGGGCTGACAAAAAGAATGACTTCAAGTCTGCTTCGCTCGGGATGCTGTACCCCGGAACACCACGGAGAATGTTTAGATCGTCGTAGGTCGCGTAGTCTCGGTAGATAACCCACTTAGCTTCGCGAATATCACCAACTCGACAACCCATGTCAACCAAAACCGTACGGATATCGCAGTACCTGATCCACGGTCGAGAAATCTTAACTGCTTCAACGAATACTTCGTACTCGTCGGAATCGGGCGTATCAATAGCGGGTGTTGGAGCTATCGAGTCGAGATTAAGCTGTTGAGCCTTGCGGCGAACACTCTTAACCTTATCGTCGCGCTCTAGGTAACCCCACTTGAATATGGTCGTTCCTAGTAGAGCCATCTGGTCTACGCCGCGCTGCATCTGGGTTCTGAACTTCATGTCCCATAGCTGTGCGGAGAACAGAGCAGTCTTGGCTCGGGTCACGTCTGGCTTCGTTCCCGGACGCGGGCGAAGCAAGAATGGTGGGTCTTCGTAAAACAAACCCTCTATGACCTTAGGGCTGATTGCGCTCAAATGATTTGATAGAGTAAACTTCGGAACATTAGCCTGAGCCACGTTTCCGCCGTCAAAAGCTGACGAGTCACGCGGGCTCTGCAAAAGAATCAAACTTTCAGTCCAGTTAGACGCCCACTGGTTAATGTTGGCGTAGGTGTCAGCAGCCGCAGCATCGTCTATAACAAGCTTTAACGCTGCTTCGTTATCGAACATGTACGCCCCGGTTTCGGCGTCCTGGGTCATGTTCTCTGATGTTATGGTGCCCACAGGCTCAACCGCTATCCTCTCGATAGTATCGGCTGCATGCTGGTTTAAGGCTTCCGTCATCTTGATTCCCTATTACCGTCCCCAATATTTCTTCTTGATATTATCGATTGGAGTTTCCGGCTTCTGTTGTTGCTCTATTTGTTCGGTTCTTCTTTGAAACACATCGTAGTCTCTTCCGAACATCATGTCATGCTGTGCCTGAAGTAATTTAGCGCCTATTTCCCTATCTTCTTGTGCTAAATCTTGTTGCTGTTGTTCAGGTGACTTCGGAGTACTGCTAGGAAGATATCGACTAATAAACGACATCGCATCCGGAATGTCATCTTTCCTCGTTCGAGTGCTCTTAGCTCCGGTGTACTGGCTCAACTGCGTAAAGGTCTCGTCATTCCACGGACCCATAGAGAAGAACAGCCTATCGGCTTTAAGAAGCACTTCGAGCCCTTTGATGCGGTTACGTTTTGCGTCGTACCCCTGCTCAACTGGTGCCCAATAGATGTGATAGCACGGCAAACCTGTCTGCTTGAACGCCATCGGGATAGCTAGCGAGATGAAGGACTCTAGACCGCCTGTATTCTCGATCTGAATCTTTCTCGGCAACCATTTCTGGTTCATTTTAGCCAAATGGGTTGCTATCTCGGTCTGCGTCCACTTTCCGTAGTCTACGTCCAACACTACGGTAGCCACGTCGCCGTCTTGAATCCCGGTGTCGGGATTCCTCTTTCTGAAAATCTTCATGGCAATGAAGGTTGACCAATCGGAGTTCTTCTTGGCTTCCTTCGCCATGTCGCCCATAATGTAGACATCGCCCTTGAGCGCCGCTGCCTCTGTTGGCAGCATCTGGCGACTCTTCAATAACTCTAGAGGGATGTTTACACCGTCGTCGCCCCAAACTGGCTCATTCAGATACTGACAACGGAACGTGTACTCGTTTCTTAGCTTGCCCTGAAGGAACTTCCAGCTTGCGTGCTCTGGAAAAGTCAGAGTGACCATGTGTTCTTCAAGTTCTTTAACCTTTCGGTTGCCTGGGTTAGCAAATTCAGGCTTAACATACCACGCTGCTCTCTTGAACAGCTTAATGCTAAGTTCTTCTGGTTTGTCTTTGGCTGATGTTTCGAGATACCCGTAATAATCATCAGGGAAGTAGCGGGTGCCGATGAAATCGATCCAGCCCCAGGTATCGCACACAGACATAGTAGTATCTATGTGATTCTTAAGCTTCTCTCTGGTGATAGGAGTTTGACAGTTGGTATTAGATACCACGTCGTCAAACTTCAACACATCACAGTGCAATCCGGACAACGTGGAATCGATAGAGTCCGCCCAAAGAGTTGCGTAAGGACGTTCGATTCTGCGGGCGGGACACTCTAGCGGTTCATTAGACGTTCCCTTGACTCCACGCAATACGTATTCTGGGAATAATAGATGAAGTGGACTCGGCGTTGCGCCCGCCGCAAGAAAGAATTTCTTCTTGATCTCGTTCACGAATATCTCTGCAAGGTTGTTATCCGCGCAAAGAATAATCATGGTAATGTCAGGGCATGCAAGCATGTGCTGAATAGCATCAGCACGTCCAATGGTTGACTTAAAGAAATCGCGGGCGTCCTGAGTCAAAGAAATCCGGTCGTAATTGCACGGGTCTTCGACATCGGTTTGCGATTTCGGAATATAGTTCTTGGTTTCCGGATTCCATCTCTGCGGAACGCGGTTTTGTCGCTGAATTGCGGAAGTTAGCTCGTGGATGAGATATCCAGGTCGATAAACTCCGTCATAGTTCTTTGAGACGAACTGATCGCAGACAGTCTGATGGACCCGTTCGATCACTAGGCTGTTACCTAGGACTTCTTGGTTCAGCCACAGCAAGTCTTTACGAGCCTGATCGCGTGCGTAAAGCCAATCCGGAAAGTCCAGATAGCCGTCGTCATGGAAGTGGGCACCGTACGTAAATCCGTTCGGTACTGGGATTCCATTCTTATCGAACACAGAAGTGAAGCAAACACGTCGTGCTTTGATTGGCTCTATCGCCAGGTCTTCACGACCTTTCTTGGCTTTCTTTGGTTTTTCCTTTCCGCGTAGCTGATCTTCTTCGGAAAGATACTGGACGCCGATATACAAGTACCACAACTCCTCCATCGGAGTCTTGCTGCTATTGTTTCCGTCTGCCGGACTCACGTGACCTTCGCCACGAAAATACTTGCCTTCAAGACAACACTCTAGGATTTCCTTGTCCACCTTAGACAAGTCGAGACCTTCGATCTCGCCCTTGACTAGTTTAGACCAAAATGGGGCTTGCTTCTTCGCACGGTAACTTACAAACTCCCAATCCTTCTTTTCTTGTCCTGATAGGCCCATATATTTTGCCTCGGTATTGTCAAACTATTTCCTACGACGCGTAGGCTGTGTCTTCCGATTCTTTCTTCGGCTTGAAAACTGGTTTCGCTTGAAACTTGTTGCCGTCGAACGTAACCGCTACTACTCCGCCCGGTTCAACCAATGCGTGCTTGTGGTCGTTGTGAAGCAGATGGCCCAAGCTGTGAATAACCGATGAATGAACTGAAAAGTAGCTCGGCTTTCCTGATCTTAGCGCTGCTCGAAATCCCTTAAATAGGGGAGGACGGACACGATCATTAACACCGTCGATAGACTCTCCACCTGGGATACGCTTATCGGTGTGCTCATGATAGTACTTCATATCTTCTTTGTGGTCGTCTTTGCTCAGTCCGGTGTATTTTCCGGAATCGAGAGGTCTAAGTTTTTCGGTGGAGTTGAGCCGGACGCCGCGTCCCTTTAGGACTGCCTTGCCTGTATCCTTAGCTCTGCTTAGGTCGCTAGTCCATGCTTGTCCAATCGGCTTGTCTGCCATGAACTTAGCTTGGTCTTGCGCGTCCTGCCGACCCTGATCGTCCAAAGGAACATCCCTCTGACCACGATACTTGTTTTCTTTGTTGAGTTCCGTAGTCCCGTGCCTGCCGACATACGCGATGACTCTCTCATTCTGGTTTTCTGCCATGGGCTCTCAAATACTCAATCGCTCTTTGTAGTAATACAACGCTATCGTTAAAGAAACCGAGTGCCCTATTACACTTATGACACAATAGTTTCCTCAAGCAATTAGAGCAACTTTTCTTTCCTCCACAGCACTCATGATTGTGATCGTATACCAGAACCTCTCCGCCTTTCGGAGGATTTCCACATATGGCGCATACTCCGCCTTGAGAATCTAAGTCCTGTTGATACTGCTCGATAGTCTTACCGTGATATCTCTTTAGATCAGCTTTTCGATAAGTGATTGAGCGAATAATTAAGATTCCCGTGGGGTTCTTTGCTACTCCCTTAAGAGCTTCGCTAATTGCGGTCTTGTGTTCTGGCGAACACGGTATTCCTTTTGGTCTTGACATTTATTTTTCCCCTAAACAGAATCGACTAGTGGCGTGGTTTAGGCACGCCCTCAAGTCTGCTCTTCGGGAGCTACCCAAAGAATATCATGATAGTTCTTGTATCCTTCTTTCGATCTCCTCGCTGCTAGGAACCTTAACTGAAAACGGCTCTAGAACAGAAAGTTTGACTAGAGCTTGGATAGCCTCAATTCTAAGGCGTCTCTCTTCCTCGACTTGCTGCATCAGCTTGCCGATGACTTTCTTAAGAAGTTCCTCGGACATTGTTTACCATTTCCAGAATTCGATGACTTTAAGAAACCACTGCCACCAAGTTGGTGGGAGGTTGAATAGGCACCGTTACAGCGACTTCGTTCGAGTGAACGGATTCGACGCCTTGTGCGGATACCGCCGTCACCACGTAGTCCAGTTTCTCTCCGCCTGTCACGTTAGGGTCAACAAATGTTGTTCCAGTGATTAGCGACGGATTGATCGGGGTTGCCCCTTCGTTTCCTGGGGGATTTGTTCCACGGTATACGTTGTATCCTGCAACTGTGTCAGTAGATGCTACCCAATTAAGAGTTACGGAATGTGACATTGGTCTCCTATTACTTCTTTGAAAATGCTTCTACAGCCGAACCCACCTTGTTTGCTACATAGTGGGACGTGCTAAATGCAGTTACCCCGGCAGTCGCTACAGCGTCCGGCAGGGCATGAGTGTGATATACCACGTGCGATATCCAGACTATACTAGCCAATGCGCAGACCGCAGAAACAATGCGTGACGAGCTAGGCGTTCCGTTATCTGAAAATGCACCTTTGATGAACTGTTTCATATATCCCTATTGCGTAAATGTTCCTGCTGCCGTAACTGATGCAACTGCGGTTCCCGTAGGAGAAGGAATCTCTCCCGCCGCGATAGCCGCGTTCAGCATTAGTGGTGCTATAAAATTTTGGATAGCTGTCGTATTTGGCAAACCTGCGATTGCGCTAAACCATGGATTAATAGTGACAGGAAATCCGTCTACCGTTCCTGTTATAGTCATAATATCGCCAACGTGGACAGCACTTAAAACCACATATGTATGCGCCATTTAATCCTCTTATAGGTACCAAACCGAACCAGTCCATGTAATTTGGGTTGTCGTACCGTTAAGCGGAGTTGCCACGTTTATGGCAATACCTGTCGTGAAGTTCAACAACGCTATTTGCGATGGGCTCAGAATCACAGTTCCTGATGCTGCTATAGGAACGGCTAAAACTGCACCGCTTGTTGCCGTGGTCGCTGTATTAAAGAACTCAATAAATCCTGCCGTGGCTGTAGCGCTTACGATAGCAAACCCATATAAATTTCCAGCCGATGCTTTTATATTAACCGCAGTGGCTTGCGCGGAAAGCAATTTGCAGGACAGTGCTCCGCCTGCTCCGCTTGTAGGTACTGCAATATGGGCTAGATTATTAGTAGGCAATGTTCCGACCGCAGCGTCGAGAGACGCCCCTGCATTTCCCAATATATCCACTTTACCGATTGTATTGGCCCCCGCTGGGATCGCGTTAACAGAAATAGTGCCGGAAACAGGTTGGGTTGCTGGAGATGCTCCAGGAGTAACCATGACATTTCCATTTGCGTCAAGATTCATGATTATTCCTCTGTGCCCATAGCTATAATACGGCACACACCTGTCGCTAACGCTGAAGACAAGTTAACATTCAATACGTTATTAGCCGCAGCAGACAAAATTCCAAACTGGCCCAAGTCCAACTGAATTTCTGCTCCGTCACCTATTGTTGTGGTAACCGCAGTGGTTGGAACGAAAACACTGAAAGTTATGTTTGTAGTCGTGCTTGAATCTTGAATATCAACTGTTAAAACTCCGCCCGAAGCCAACGAAGCGTTATCGGTGACCTGAATAAACAATTTTAGTAATCTAAATTTATTTCCAGAACCTGGAGTCCAGATTGCTGTATTACCCGATGCGGTAGCCGAGACAGTTCTAAATACTGTCGGGGTACGCATCTTGCTCCAACCCTGTAAAGCAGCATTGGCTGCGCCGCTAAAAGCTCCTCCATATATAGAGTTTGCCGTATATAAAGGATTAGATGTTGAACCCGACGATTGAAAGAAATTCACTTGGGCCAAATCGTCTGCAACTGAGGCCCCGTTAACAGTACCTCTGACGTTAACTGGCGCGGTGGTGTTATTCACATTTACTTGTGAAAGAGCGGGAGACTGCGCTACTGCCTGTATTCCAACATTTACAGTCGCAGTACCAGACAGCGCCAAGGATAAGCGAACCCGAAAAGCTGCCCATCCAGCCACACTAAACTGAAAAGACGCATTAGTGTTTGCTACGAATGTATAAGTACTAGCGACTCCTGTTGCTGATGCTAAAGAAAATTGAGAAAGTCCAGATATAGAATACCAATTTGTTCCTGCAACTGTATCTGAAACTTCAAATGCAACCGTACCGCCAGTAATCGTTGATCCTTGGTTAAGAGTTAGTAATACGGTCCCGTATCCTATACAAGTTTGTTGCAATACCGTATTTAATGCCGTAGCACTTGTCCACGCGGCTGTGACTTGAGGAATATTAGAACCCATAGTTCGTAGACCGCCGTTAAGGTCTACCGATTCTAAAACCTGATTACCTTCTGTCCACAATGGTCCTGATGCATTAGCGATGGCACCCAATGCACCCACATTCGTATTTGCTGAGGGGGCCGCGCTATTGTTAGTCTTAGTTCCGACTAATGTTGCGTTCAAGTTTGCTGCTGTTGCTTGAGCAACTGTAAAAGGACCAGCAGTGTTGGTGATATTCGCGTTAAGCGAAGTACCTGTAGCAGTGATGCCAGTTACGCCCGCAAATAGCGAAGCATTAACACCTGGAACAGCAGCCGCAGCAGGAGCGGAACCAAAGTTTGTTACTGCTGTTGCGCCGAGTGATGTTCCAGCCACTTGAGTTAAGTTATTAACCCATGGAGAAGTGCTCTGAGTTACCGCAACAGTCCCAGTAATTGTTGTGGAAGTTAAACTTACTGGTTGAGTTACACCACTTCCATCAACTCGCAATGCTCCCGCAGTCGTAAGTGACAACGAATCACTTTTACCTGTCGTATATGTTGGGGCAGCCGTTGTTACCGCGCCGAATGCTGTTAAGCCTTTAACACCAGAAGTTGTGGCTTCTTGGGCAATCAATGCCGCGTCAAGAGTCGCCTCTTGTACCGCAAATGTCCCTGTTCCTACTACAGTTGCATTCAGGTTTGCAGCAGTTGCCTGACGAATAAATACGTTTCCGTCTGCACCTTTTACATCAACAAATCCAGCAGTAGTAAACGCTGTGCCTAGAGTTCCTAGTAGATTTACATCGGCTGCAAACTTGCTAGTAAACGTAGTACTATTAGTCGTTATGTGCTGAAGATTTCCGCTACCATCAACTACACCGATTTCAGTGGCTGAAGTTGGAGCCGCTGCGCCGATAGTTCCGACAGATGCGTTTGACCCGCCGCCAGACACAACAGCAACATTCAAAGCGCCGGAGCCGTTAGAAAGTAATGAAGCGCCTGTAGTGTCCTCAATCTTAACTGTGCCGCTTGATCCGCCGCCTACTGCAACATTAACTAGAAGATTTCCGTTAGCATCTTGTTGAAGTGATAGAGACTGACCGTCTACTGGCGCAGGAGCTACAACATTATAAGTTCCGCCTACTACTGACGCTGTAGGAATTTTCGCGCTATCTAACGGTCCTGACATCCGACCTCTCTAATTCCATTTAGTGCTTGAACTTGCCCATTGTCTTAGCAAAGTTCTTCATGTGCTTCATGTGCTCGCTATCGTTCTCGTGAACGGCTAGCTTTTCCTGTGGAATTGTCTCGCCCTCCGGTACTCCAAGAGCCTTATGAAGGCCTCCTTTTCGGAGATGATGCATAGCACGGTACAAACTTACATTATGCTTCGCCATTTTATGCCCCCATTGCAGGAAGTGGTGCTGGCGGTGCTGACGCTCCCGCTGGTGCTGCTTGCGGTTCCGCTTCTGCCTCTCCTGGGTTCGGAGCAGAAGTGTGGTCCATCATGCCGTCGAGCATGGTATCATGATCCGCTGATGCATACTTCTTGTGCGACTTGCCATCTTCATGATGGTGAGTCGTTGTGTGACTGCCGTCATCATGGTGCTCTATCGTTGTATGTGTGAACTTGTGGTGCTTCTTAGCCATTTTCGTTTTCCTCAGGTGGATCGACAAACTCACAGCATCCACGCTCGATGTTTTCAATGCATAATCCTATATAATCGTGCTTAACTTCCGGGTCGCTTATGACAACAGGTTGATTACAGCGGCCTTTGCCGTTAGCGTCCTTAAACTTGGTTCCGTCCGGGTTCTTCTTCAAGAATGTGCAGTCTTCACAATGATACGGTCCGCTCTCTGCGTATCCGGAAAGCTTTGTGCTATTAGGCCACATCGGTCCTACTTCGCGTAGGAGCCTCTTAAGCGCCGCTATCTTCTTTAGCCAACTCTTGGTCTCCGCCATTTACTTATCCTTACGCATAGCCCGAGCCATGTGATATGAAATCTTGTCCCATCCTGCTGGAGGCTTGGGCGGCATTGGTTTGTCAGGCGCAGGGGTGTGATCTACGGTCTTGACAATATCGGTGCTCTCACCCGGCTTGACATTTAGTCCTGCAAAATCATTTGGCATATTACTTCCTGGCGTCTCGGGCTAACCCGTAGTCGCTCGTAACCTGTTCTGACTTCTGGCGATTTTCCATGCGTGCGGTTTCGTTAGCTGTGCCTTCGTAATCCTTGTCCACATTGGCTGAGCCAGCAATATACGACTTGGCTTCTTCATGACCTAGACCAGCCGCCTGCTTGCCCCGCTCTAAAGTCAGCGCTGCCTTATCTTGTTCAGTTGCCATTAGGATTCCTTTCTAGCTTTTCTGGCGTGAGCGTATGTCGGAAGACCTTTGCGCGGAGTTGACGCGAAATCATGCAACTGCTTATGCGACATCTCAAGCAAACCCTTATTCTCTGCGTGCAGTTTCTCCGGTTCGTGCTCGGCTATTGCCATGGCAATTTGCTGCTTCTTACTGACTGCTGGCATAACTACCCCTCAAAACTTCCAATGCAACCATTGGCCCAAATCGTGATGAACAAACGCACCCGCAGTCACGACAAGAGAGTGAATCCACTGGCGTGTTTCGGTCTTGTCCTGCTCTTCTTCTACAGCGCTTACGCGAGCCTCCATACTACCCTTGAAGCCAGAAAACTCTTGATGTAAATCACCAATTGCTTTCAGCATCTCTGCTCGTGCATCGCTAATCGACTGCATTACTGCCTGGGTGTCCCCGTTCATATGAGCCTTATCAAAATGTGTCGGAGGCTTTCACTTCGACTGCTGTGGCTTTCACACGGTTTTCTGGAGGAGGGCTGGAATCTAATGTGTCCAGCCCGTCACAATCCAGGAAATGCTTATTCTTGAACGATCTTGAACTCAGTCAAGCTCGCGGTGTTGGCTGCGTTCGATGTGCTGAAGGTAATACCTACAACAAAGCCGAACTCAGTTGCGTACAATCCTCCGCCCACCAAACCAGTTACCGGAGTTATAGCTACCGGAACCTGGGATGAACTTGATCCGCCACCTGCACCCTGAGCATAAGTCCATTCCTGGAATCCACTCAATGTTCCAGAAGTCGGATCAAAGTATAGATCGCCAGACATAGACCAACCCAATGGTACAGTGGTTACAACTGCACTCGATGCTGTACCGCCCAAGAAGGTGGCATAGCTCGGAGAGGCAATTGTTCCGGTGTTGATCTGAACAGTTGCTGTAATAGTTGGCGTGCCTGTTGCAGTCGCTGATCCGGATGCGTACATGTAGAAACGACCACCCTGCAACTTAAATGCAACTGAGTCAAAAGACAACTGACCCAATGCGCTTGTTGACGACGGGGTTGCTCCTAGCTGTGCGCTAGAAATCGGAGTGTTAACTCCGCTTACGCCTGTGTTCCAAAGGCTCTGCGGTGGGTTGCTATTGAAATACTTAATGGTTGTGCCCGTTCCGCCTACGACGCTCGGAAACGCTGCGCTTACCAAATACTGTTCTACTGTTGCCATGTGTTTCTCCCTTTATGTACGGTCTGCCGATGCTACCTTTATTGGTACTTACACCAAGCATCCGCTTTAATAGGACTGCGTTAAGCGCAACCCTAAACTCTTTCTAAGCTAGTCCCGCATTCGTTACAGAACTTAGCTGATGATTTGCTTGTCTTACCGCAAGTCTCGCACTCAAGCACAGTCTTGACGGTCTTGGCGACCTTGACAGGTGCTCCGTTGGTCTTGCCGATAAGATGAAGAACTAGCGCTTCCGCTGGTTCTGTGTCGAATCCTGAAACTTCTGTGAATTTCTGATTGCTGATCGAGCCTGGGACTGTGATTCCGGCGTTGTTCACAGCACAGTCCAACTGAACATTGGACTGCTGCGAGTACTTATACATGTCCGTCGTGCTGTTGCTATAAGAACAGTTGACAGCACCGCTAGCGCTGGTGTTCGTAACCGGAGCACTAAGACCGCGTGTTATTACTGTACCACTGAGCGAATTGCTCGTACAATAGCGCGTACGGGGATAGTAATGAGGCCAACCGTAGCAACCACCAGGATAATAATGATAGTAATCGTGATGGACAACCACCTTTGGACTTTCATATATCTTCTCGCGTTTGAACTCAACACGAATGAGTCCGTCTTCCGCCTTAACCCCGCGATGTTCCTCGACCGCTTCAGTGCGCTCGATAAACTTGAATCTATTTCCCTTGTCCAGGTTCTTTACGAATCTTTCTACTTCGATGCTTTGACCAGCCGGAATAATCAGCCAGCCTGTTGCAGCTTGCCCGTCGATGGAAATTTGCGCCTGCATGCGAACTGTGTCTAGGTTCTTCAACAGAACCGAGTACTCAGAGCCGAACGGTAGTTCTACTTGGTTCTTAGACTCACGTAGGACTTTACCTTCGACCATAATCGCAGCTACAAAATTACTCTTATGCACCATAGTTCACCTTTAACGGTTGACTGACTAGCAACCCGATTCTTAAAGTCAGTTGATTTTCCTGTGATGGATCACAGAGAATACTTTAGAGATAGCCTTCAGCATCTCCCGCTGATTCGTTTCCAGCATTGCCGACCATGGACGGCTTCTTCTTAGCCATTCCGCCTAGAGCCTCATCCTTGTGGGATGTTGTTCCCGGCATGCTGTGAGCCATTGGCGGCTTCTTCTTTGACATCCCGCCTAGCGCTTCATCCTTGTGAGATGTTGTACCTGGCATAGAGTTGCCCATTGCTGGTTTCTTCTTTTGCATACCACCAAGTGCTTCGTGGTTAGAGCTATCTTTCATTGACGGCATAAAATCTCCTATTACTTGTAGTTCACAGTAACTGATACGTTCGATGCGGGTGATGAGCTACCAGCGGTTCCGCCAGCGGTGACGCAAATAGCTGACAACGCGGTGCCGAATGTGACTCCCGGTGCTGCTGCCGTGAAATATGTCTTGGTCACGACTGAGCTTCCAGGAATGTACAAAATTTCGTCCGGTGCGGTCGTGCCTACAACAACTGAGCCGCTTGCCAAGTTATATAACTTGACATAGACTGCGCTACCGTTAAGGCTGTTGTCCACAGTTACGGAATATAGCAACGCGGAACTTGACTTGATTCCGTCTGCGGTATTGCCCATCGCAGTATCGTTGAAGATGATTTCGTTTGTCGGTGATGATACGTTAATCTGGCTGATGCCCATAATTTACTCCGTCTTATACTGTTAGTTCTGAACGTACCAAACAGTTCCACTAATCTGCACAGCGCCAGATTGGTTCAACACAAAGTTGTTTCCCGCTACCGCTGATTGATACCAGTCCACTGTTGGATCGGGCGGCAATACCAGTGGAACTCCGGCTGCTAGCGGCATAGCGCCACTTAGCGCGGTCCCGCCAGTACCGTCCTTGACTGTTATATTTGTGGTACCTGTTGAAACTAATACCATAGAGACAATCGTGATAACCTTTCCTGCTACACCTGCGATAACCGTGTTATCTCCAGTAGTAGTGAAAGAGATTGCCGCTTGGTGAATTTGTTCACGAAGTGCGATTCCCATTTAGATAGTTCCTCGACGCTTCATATCTAGTATCAAAGCGATTACTTGTTCTTTTGAAAGTCCTGGACCTGGGATTCCCTGTTCGCCTTCTGGACCCTGAGGACCTATCGGTCCTTGTGACCCCGACTCACCTTGAGGACCCTGCGGTCCTGCTTCTCCGCGCAGTCCTTGCTCGCCCTGCGGACCTTGTATGCTCAATCCTGTAGGGCCTTGTAACCCTTGAGGACCCTGCGGTCCTGCTTCGCCTTGAGGTCCTTGAGCGCCAACTGGTCCTTGAGGTCCTGGAATATCGGAAACTCCTGGCTCTCCCTGCGGACCTTGTAATCCTTGTTCTCCCTGCGGACCTTGATCGCCATCGCGACCGTCTTTTCCGTCTACTCCGTCGCGACCGTCGCGACCTGCTGGTCCTGTGTCACCTTTTGGCCCTGGCACTGTGCTGTCTGAGCCGGTCGCTCCGGTTTCGCCCTTCTCGCCGCGTTCACCGCGAAGACCTTGCGGTCCAGGAATGTTAGAAACCCCCGGCTCACCTTGTAGACCTCGTGGACCTTCAAGACCTCTTCGAGAGTCTCTGTGTCTGTGCAGGTCATTTACTGCTGTTTCAAGTCTTGAGATTCGTTCGTCTAAAGTTAAATCCACAGTATCATCTCCAAATCCATCCGCAGACACACCTTACAATATCCAACGGGTTTTTCTTTTGTAGCAGACGTTTACACTGCGGGCAGTTTCGCGTCCACATCTAAACCTCTTATGAGCCACTTGCGACTCCGTTGTGATCCAGAATATAAACTACATTGCCGCTGTTAGGAACGACTACGTGAACGATGTCTAGCAATGACGGGTTTGTGAATGCATCAGCGAACAACTGAGCAATTGTTGCCCCGCTGGTTAGGCGTGTGAAATACTGGCCTAGTCTGACCCCATTCGACGGAGTGAAGGACGCAGCAATGGTGGCGGTAGCAGCATGAGTTTCTGCTGTCTGCGTGGTCTCGGCTACAACTATGGTTGTGGCCGTGCTTGAGATTACAAGAACACTCGATACATTGTTGCCGCTGCTAGTGAAACCAGTAACTGTTATGAAACGACCAGCAAGACCGTTGGACGCACCGTTCGTTATGGTTCCGGTATATGTGGCCTTGTTGACTCCGGAGATACGAACAGTTGCCGCATGCGTTTCAGCCGCTTGGCCCACTATGAAGGTACCAACCAAGGTTGTTGCTGTTGACGCCGTGATAACAAAGCTTACGTTGTTGCCGGATGTTGTAAATCCGGCTACTGTCGCAGTAAAACCTACAAATGCGTTAGAAGCACCGCCTGTGATCGTTCCGGTGTAGGTGGTAAGTGATACCCCGGCTATCTCGGCAGTCGCAGCGTGAGTTTCGTCAACCTGAGTGTTCGGGGTAACCGTGATGGTTGTCGCAGTTGATGCAGTAATAGTGAATGTGCCGTTATTTCCACCGTTCACGAAACCAGCGATTACAACCTGCTTACCAGCAAATGCGTTAGAAGCACCACCAGTAAATGTTCCGGTGTAGACACCTGTTGAACCGACAACAGATGTGATTGTGAATGACGAAATAGCAACAGAGGTTAGCGCGAAGTCGTCTACCGCGACAGAAGTTAGCGGAGATGTAAACAAAGAACTGGTTGAGACATTGTGAACTGTTCCGATATTGTCAACCGAAACCAGGATGTCTCCGCCCTCTCCTACAATCTGAAGCAGGTCTAGGTTCTGTGGGCCAACACCGTTAGGGGTAACTTGAGGATACGCAGATGGTACGCTTAAGCCGGGCTGAGACGCAATTAGCGCCTGAGCCACTCCGCCAGCAGTTGTTGGGGTGGCTGCGGAAGCAGGGGCTGTGATGTTTGTAGCTGTCGCGATAGTAACCGCGCCGCTAGACGTGACCAATCCTGCGAGAGCACGGCCCTTCAGGGTGCCGCCTCCCAATGTGATGCTAGTGTTGGCAAGAATATTACCAACCATGTTAGAAGTACCAGCAAAGATTGAAGTGAAGGAACTTCCTACTAGCCAAACCACGTTTGCAGCCTTAGCGCCATTCACAAGCAATACAGACGCACCACTCTCTAAAGTAAGTGTAGAGCCTGCCTTAAAAATAAAAACAGCATTAGGGTTTCCCTGCGCATCTAGGGTAATAGATGTCGGGATGTCCATTGATGATCCAGCGGAGTAATTGCCGGGTAGGTATGTGCTAGCCGTCCCGCCATTTCCTAGAGTAGATAGGTTGGCTGAAGACGCAGACAAAGATGTGAAGGAAAGTGCGGAGAAAGCGTTATAAGCAGTGAGGCCGTCTGCAATAGCTTGCGCGGCGTTTGGGGTATCAACTGCGGCAGGAGGAATAAAGATCATCCCGTCCAAAGTATATGTCGCGGTTGGTGACGACCCGACATTGCCACCTGTGATGATGCTAGAGCCTGAGTTAGTAATACCAGCGCCTGCTAGAATGACATAATTAGCGGCGGTCAACAACTGAGACTGAATAGACATGATGCTCCTGAAATACAAAAGCCGCCCAATCTAGGCGGCTTCTTTGATGCTTATGTTTTGGTCGGGAAGGTGGGATTCGGACCCACGTGCTTTCGCTTCCGAAGCGAACGAGATAAGCCAAACTCCTCTACTTCCCGTAAAATTGGTCGGGGAACTGAGAATCGGACTCAGACCCTACGCTCCCAAAGCGTATGTGCTGCCATAACACTTCTCCCCGATAAAACTAAAAGAACGAAATTGTTTCTGCTTTCTCTGGATTAGCCGCGATGAACTTATCGACTGTATTATCCTGTAAGTCATTCAAGAAATCTAGAACACGGTCCGCCGGAGTCACTATATCGTAAGTACCGGAATGGAAATCACCGACTGCAATACCGATTAGCGCACGTTCCTTAGCGCTGTAGATTCCGCTTCCACTAGACCCAGGCGCGATAGTCACGTCCATGGGCATTGTGTGAATCCAAAACGGATACTGCTCAATTATCTCTAGCGGCATGGCTAGGAATGCGGAAGACATGAATCGACCGTAGAATACCTGCTTGCCTGTGCCGTACGGGAACGAAACATCAAATATCGGGTCGCCGGACTTTAATCCGCGTTCGTCTTTGATTCGAACTTCCGGGACGCCAGCGCCGTTCCTGATTAGCATCAAAGCTACATCGTCTGTCAAACTAATCGCAATAGGCATCGCGTCATAGAACGGTCCGCCCTCGTTATCTGAGAAGCTGACCTTCATGCTCTGATTGACGACATTCGTGTCCGGGTCTGCTACGCAATGGCGTGCTGTCAAGAAAACACCGTCACCTGTCGAAGTGTGGCCGATTTCTGTGCCGCTGCAATTGAACCTGCGCTCAGCGCCTACGAATATGGCTCCGGTTGCTGCCCGAGCATCAATCTCGAACGGGTGCCGTGGTGCTCCACTAATCGCTAAGCCTGAGCCTAGGGCGAGTAGAACGGCTAAAGAAATCACTGCTAGCAACTTCTTCATAGACTACCAACTCATTCGCAATACTTGGCGGAGCACTTATGCGAATGCATGCCGTTCGCTTATTGGAGCGAGCCTCTGCTCGGCTTGTAAAAATGGCTGCGAGACTAGGACTCGAACCTAGATGCGCGGCTTCAGAGACCGCTATCCTACCAATTAGATGATCTCGCAATAAATTTTGGAGGGTAGCCATTTCGTTCCCGCTAGGGCGAAGGGGTCGTTATCACTAGGGCAGTACTACCCTGCTGTTGTTCCCTAATTACCTGACCAACGATTTCACAGATCGAACTGGTTGCCTCGACACGACTCGAACGTGTATAGCGGGATTCAAAGTCCCGCGTCCTACCAAATTAGACGACAAGGCAATAAAATGGAGCGAACTACTTACGGATTCGAACCGTCATCCGGTTGGCCTTCCGGATTACACCCTAGTGCGTGTTCGCATAAACTGGACCAGCAAGTCAGACTCGAACTGACTAAGAACAAGGTTGCAGCTTGTCGCCTCGACCGCTTCGGCATTTGCTGGTTGGTCGCGGAACCGCCGTGAAGCTAAGTCCCACGATTGGTGCCCCGCCAGGATTGCTCCGAAGCTAGGGCATAAATGGCGGATGATGAAGGAATCGAACCCTCTTCACCTTTCGGTGAGGACAGTTTTCAAGACTGCTGCCCCCCATGGAGCCCAATCATCCGTAAAAATTAAGTATGAAACACTGTAATCGGCAACCAAGCAACATGGATATCTACTTCAGTCCCGTTGACTGGTGCGGAACAAGTTGCGCTAACTCCTAGTCCGAATAGAGAAGACTGAACCGTGCTCCACAAAGACAATGGGTTAATTCCCCATAGATCAGTCGAACTACCAAGAGTATAAAACTGTGGCTCGTTAGTTAAAGTAACATGTTTTCCGGTTCCGATTGGGTTGCCGTTCAAAGACATGGCAACATACAACTGACCGCTTCCGCCACCTGGCGAAGCATAGTACGCCCAGAATCCACCTTCAAGACCTGTTACACTCTGCTGCTCAGCTAATGTAAATCCGTATCGCTGACCGAAGACTGCTACCCCTGTGTTCTGACTACCGCCACTGAACTCTTTGTTCTGAGCGTAATCGCCTGGGGGCGATCCTACGAGACCACCGATATTAGTCCAGAGTACTTCATTACCGTTTGCGTACTGTACCGAATAGCCTGCGTATGCGCTTTCACTTGCCATCTAGCCTCCGGCAATGCTAGTTAAAAATTTGGCGGAGAACCCCTTGCTAAGACTCCATGTCGCGTTTCCGCTGCAAGGTCCGCTGAAGCGTGTACCTGTTTAAGGTTCCCCGGTCTTTCGACGGTTCTAATGTTTGGCGGAGAAGGAGGGACTTGAACCCCCACATCCTTTCGGATGCGAGTTTAGCAAACTCGTGCGTCTACCATTTCGCCACTTCTCCGTATTCAACTGGTGACCAATAGCCAGGGTTCTGTCCAGCGCTTTCACGCTTGAACTGTCATTCGTCTTCGCTTCCAACCCGACCTTCGTCACGCTCAACAAGCGCTCTGGTCCTATTTGGAATTGCACCTACAGAGAGTCACTTCGCTCGAATGACCTATATGACGGTTGTTAAGTTTCTAATCGACCGCTATATGGGTACGAAGCCTTACTAGTCCGGTTACCCGGCCCGCAACTTCCACGGTGTAGTGTTGAGATGTGCCCTGAACTTCCTCGGTTTCCCGCGACAGTTTAGGTCACCAAACTAAAACTGGACGACCTGACTGGACTCGAACCAGCAAACATTTGTTTAGGAAACAAAGCCCCGATCCTTTCGGGGAACAGGTCGAAACTGGAAGGCCGTAACGGAATCCAACCGTTGTCTCCCCGTTAGAAGCGGGGCGCATTTTGCACTATACTAACAGCCCATAAATTGGCAGGGGAAGAGAGATTCGAACTCCCATAACTGGTTTTGGAGACCAGAGTCCTAGCCGTTGGACGACTCCCCTATAAACCTTTCCGATGTCACTTTCTCAGATCGCAGGCGCGTGACTGGCCGTGTCACAGTCCTTTGGGCTCGCGTGATCTGCTACGTTAGGCGATCATCGGTGCTAGTTTTCAAGGCTAGCAGGAACTTGGAGCGACTGACGTGACTCGGACACGTTTCTCTGGATTGGAAGTCCAGGGCACAACCTATATACCACAGTCGCAAAACTTGGAGCGGCTGACGGGAAATCGAACCCGTACCTGAACCTTGGCAAGGTTCCGTACTACCACTATACTACAGCCGCATGGTCGCTGTGGCTGGATTCGAACCAGCTATACCCGCCTTATGAGAGCGGTGCTTTTCCGGTTAAGCTACACAGCGTAAAATTGGTTGCAGGGGTAGGAGTCGAACCTACGTAAGCAAGTTTATGAGGCTTGCCTGAATCCCATTCTCCTCTGCACAGAAATTTGGTGCGCGATGAGGGATTTGAACCCCCACGAGTTTCCCCAATAGTTTCTAAGACTATCGTGTCTGCCGTTCCACCAATCGCGCAAAACTTGGTAGGGATGGAGAGATTCAAACTCTCGTCACTTGGCTTGAAGGGCCAGTATCATTATCGCTAGACCACATCCCCAAAACTTGGTCGCGCTGCGGGGAATCGGACCCCGGTTACACGGATGAGAACCGTGTGGCTTGCCACTAACCGACAACGCGATGGCGGAGATACCGGGGATCGGACCCGGACTTTACCCGTGACAGGGGTACGTCGTTACCAACTGACCCTATCTCCGTGGAGCACCATAAAGGAATCTAACCTTTTCTTCCGCTTTACCAAAGCGGTGGACTAACAATATCCTAATAGTGCGAAACTGGAGCAGCGTCTGAGAATCGGACTCAGGCCAGCGGTTTACGAAACCGCGATCATACCACTAGACCAACGCTGCAAAACTGGAGCACAATCGAGGAATCCAACCTCGGCTTCCGAGGTACAAGCTCGGCGTCATAGGCGCTAGACCAATCGTGCTTACAAAGGCTGGGGCAGCAGGATTCGAACCTGCAATGTGCTTACGCACTGTCTGGGTAACGGCCAGATGCTGTACCGGATTGAGCCACACCCCAATAAAGTCTATCTTCTTCCTCTGCGTGGCAGTTAGCGCAGAGTAAATCACACTTATCTAATTCTAATTCTAATTTTACTTTTTCCCAGGCTACAGTTTCTGGGCGCGATATAGCAAATTCTTTTTCTCCAGGTTCTCTATGATGAAATTGTAGTGCTCTTACACACTTACAGTACCCGCACTTCATGCACTTCCTGCCGAGATATTCAACAGCTCTCTGCTTTATATCTCTACGCCAGTCCATGACTCTTTTACTTACCGCTTTTCTCTTACGGTTAGCGGACTGTTCTTTCTTTATATTTCTGCACTCATCACTACAATAACTTAATACTGTCCGAATTGCCTTACCGCAAATCTTACAAGACCCTTCTGGTTTCCTCTTAGGAAAACGATTGATATTGTTGTTCGCAGAATTGGCACACGTCTTAGAACAATATTTAGGATTGTCTGTGAGTACACCACATCCGTTACATGGGTGCATTCTAGTCTCCTAGTTTTAACTTCTAAACAAAAATGGAGACCCTGGAGAGATTCCAACTCCCGACGCCCACGTTCGAAGCGTGGCGCTCTGTGCGCTGAGCTACAGGGTCAAACTAATCATCAGCGAGGAAACCTACGAATCAACTCCAACTGATGTGTTTCATCTTGGTACCAAACATGAGTGTCCATGTACTTCTTAGAATACCAAAGCATAATAGGTAACGGGACCAACCAATAAATCCAAGGTCTCCATGACCAATATATTTTACTCTTCATATCTGGTGATCCTATGTGGACTCGAACCACAGCATCGAGCTTCGCAGGCTCGCACTCTTTCCATCTGAGTTATAGGACCATAAACTTTTAGGGTTACGATCCCTCAACGGCTGCTTATTTCCGGTCTACAGCAAGACGATCATTAAACTGGTACGCCGCCGAGGAGTTGAACCTCGCTCTTCCGGGTGTAAACCGGGTGCATCTGCCGATCTGCCAGCAGCGTATGGTGGAGTCGGTGTGCCACGGTATCCCGGAAGGTTCTACCTTCTGTAGGTCTTGCCGTGCTCCATAATGTCCGGCGCGGATTGCATGTTGCTCCGCGTCGTCCGATGTGTCAGATAGTTCGTTGTATACTATCTCACACATCGTAAAATTGGTGTAGGCGAAGGGAATCGAACCCTCAAATTCTCGGTGCAAGCGAGACAGTTTCCCGTTAGCTTACGCCCACATAAAATTGGTAGTCGGCCAGTGACTCGAACACTGATCTCACGTTAATCGGACGCGGGTCCTACCTTTGAACGAGCCGACTATAAACTTTACCGCTACACTTCTTCATATGAAACCAAAGAGCATCAGCCGGATTTATCTTGGCTGTTATCTCTTGCCCACATTTACTGCATCGAAGTACGCGTAGCTTTGACATAAACTGGTGGAGAAGGAGTGAATCGAACACTCTACGTCTCAAGGACGGTTGGTTTTACAGACCAATGCGACTCTCCAACTTCGCCGCTTCTCCAAAACTTGGTGGGACATGACGGGCTCGAACCGTCAACCGACTCCTTAAAAGGGAGCTATGTTGCCACTAACACCTATGTCCCGAAACTTGGTGCGCCTCCCGTGAATTAAACACGGTCCCGACGGGTTAAGAGCCCGCTGTGCTATCGTAACACCTGAAGCGCAAAACTTAATAACCTGTGGAGGAATCGAACCTCTACTGACATTAGCGCGTAGACGTTATCGGTCAGCAAGCACCCGAGGTATCTACGTACCCGCCGTGCTCACGGTCTTGGTGCGCTGCCCCGGATTTGAACCGGGACGGGGTTTAGTCCAGCGGGTTTTAAGTCCGCTATGTCTGCCTGTTCCATCAGCAGCGCAAAATCATAGATGGCGTCCTATCCGTTAGACGATACACGCCGATAGCATGCACCGGGACTCGAACCCGGATTTCCACCTTACTTGGTAGTCTCGAAGAGATTCGAACTCTTATCGCGCCCCAATCTAGGGCTTATCCAGTTTATAAGGCTGGCGCTCTGCCGTTGAGCTACGAGACTAAAATCTTGAACCTTCCCGAGCTTTACTAGCGTGACACTCGGTCTTGATTAACAAGTCGTGCCTTCCACGCTAGCGGTTGCACGATCAATGAACGGTTCAAACTTGATTCGGGACCCGGCATCAACCTTCCCAGGAAGTGCCACGTCGGTTAGAAGCTTGACACTTACTACCAACGTCGTCAAGGTTTCCCGAAAACTGGTGCGACAGAGGGGAGTTGAACCCCTATGAGACAAGCTCGGCGGTTTTTGAGACCGCTGCGTATGCCATTCCGCCACTATCGCATAATCTTTAGGGCTCTTAGCCCAAGGTAAGACTTCATCCATGTAGGAGAAGCTTTCTTACCTAAACTTGGTCCGGACTCACGGAATTGAACCGCGTACGCCCACCTCTTCAGGGTGGCGCTCTACCGATGAGCTAAGCCCGGATAAAATAGTATTCATCGTGACAAACGTCTTAAGCCGGATGCCTTCGTCACAACGGGTGACCAGCCATATAGAGTTCACGCCCCACCGGGGAATGACTCTAGTCTAAGCAAACTCACCAGATTGGCCTGCGCAAGCCTTAGCATCTCTCCGGCAAGAAGCAAGTCTCGATTACAAATACATTGTACCACAACTTTCGAATCTTGTCAAGCGATTTCTTCGACCATCTCAAGAAATATTTCCATCGCTTCGATCATTCTGCTGCGCCCAAACTCGTCAGCCAGGACATAAACCTCAGCGTCGGACATCTTGCTTGTTATGACTACGCCGTCTTCCAGGGATGTCCACACCATCGGTTCCTCCACCCGCCTGGGGGTTGGACCCGGCGGACAGAATCTAATCCAGTGGCGGAGAAAGGATCGTAACCGCTACGCCGGACGCTCTTATGAGCACACTGGAAACTTTGGGTGGCTGATTGCGCTCTGACAGCCGAAGTTTCAGCGTATGTTTCAGCGTATGTTTCTAATTTTGGGGTGTCCCGCCGGAATCGGACCGAGCGCTACAGGATTCACAGTCCCGTGTGCTTCCATTACACCACGGACACCATCGATCTAGATACATTCTATCACAACTTCTAAAATCTGTCAAGCTTTATTTACAGCTTTGCTTTGACTGCTGCAACTAGTGCCTTTACTTCGGCTACTGTAGATGCTTCGACCTTGGCTAGCTCTGCGCGAACTGCGGCAAGCTTGCCTGCGTTCTTAACTCTTCCGCCTGCAAAACCCAATGCCAAACTAACAATGACTGTAATCGCAACGTAAGCCAAGTGTACCATAATCGGGTCTCCGTGTCAAGCTAATTGTTTACTTTTAAGTCCGACGGATTATCGGTCGGGTTGTTGAAATTCTTCTTAAATGACTGCGGACCCTTCTGCTGCATCTGGTCATGTCCGTAGCGCTTCCAATTCAATTCGATGTTTGTCCCGAGTTGTTCTTTGCAGGCGTCTTCCACTTTGGAGTCCGGCGCACACTCTGCTACCGTGGTAGCATTACGCTTGAAGCGGCTCGGGTTTCCTAGAGCATCATTCTTGATATCGCCGGATACCTTACTAGCCGGGGTGGTTGCGCCAGCGCTTGGGTGGGCTACCTGGTCATAAACTGAATCGTAACGCTTTGCCATGATTACTCCGGGAAGTACTTTCTGGTGTCTACCCCCATATGCTTCAGGGCGACGATCACCTGGGTCTTGAATCTTTCGAATTCTGTTCTGCTGACAATAAGGCTGTCCAAAGTTGCCTTTACAATGTTGACGTTACCGATGTTGTCGTTCGGGTCGTCCGCTGGAGACCCGTACTCATGGATAGCTGTATTTGTACCGTCTTCACGATGCTCGATGGACGTAGACACCAATAGCCCATACGGGTCGGTTGGCGATTCGAATACCGGGGCGGGTCCTACTTTGTCCAGTTTTGGCTCCGGGTCTTCGGACGGTGTAGCAATCTGATCTACAGCAGCTCCGGTTTCTTCAACAGGCTTAAGTGCTTCAAAATGCGGGCCTTGATTGACTCTATTCACGTATGACTCGGTGCTCATTAGAAGTCCTTTGGTTTCAGTCCGGTCTTAAATTCAGATTGGGCATTGTGTAAGTGCTTTAGAATCAACAACGTACAGGTACCGTATGCGGCAGGAAGTTTGGCACGTTCGTATGCGTGCTCGGCGCCAGACGCCCCTGGGGCGACCCTGCCTGCGGCAAGCCCACCCGGATACACTTTAGAATCAACGACATACAGAAAATATCTCTAACCTACACATAATCAACAGCGCTCTAACTAGTTTAGAATCAACACAATAGCGCGTTATGCTTCGGATGCGACCAGAACACAGCATTTATTGCAATTCCTTGCAAACAAACGAGTTAAAATCATTGCGTATAATGAAACATTATGCGGATTCTCTGCTATATGTGCTCGAATATGCTGCTAAATGCAGTGTTTTCAGTGTTTTGCGCGGTTTTTCGCGTGTTTTGAGAGTTTTTCCGCGAATATTTCCGAAAATTTTGTGCTGCGAATTTTGCCGAGTGTCCTACAGGCTCCCTACTAGTGGTTCCAATAGCCCCGGCATTATTCTAGTACTAGTACCATTTTGTTGTTGACAAGCGTACGCTATAGTATGGTATAGTCTAGGCAAGGAGAAACACCTAATGAAACTATTAAGCGTATCATCGGATGCAAAGACGGTCAAAGGTGAGAAACAAGGATACTTAACTGGCATTCTGTATCTTGCTCCGGCGAACACAAGCGGCACTAACGTGTGTGCAATGGCCACAGACGGATGCAAACGCGGATGTTTAGCATTCTCTGGACGCAGCGCAATATTCCCTGCTATCATGGAAGCACGGATTCGCAAAACTCGCGAGTTATTCGCGGACCGTCAAGCTTTCATCGCGCAATTGCGTAAGGATATCGCGGCGCTAGTGCGCAAAGCAACACGCGAGAACCTTATCCCTTGCGTACGAATCAATGGTACATCTGACCTGCCATGGCTTGCATTGACGCTAGCGCGTGAGTTTACCGCCGTCCAATTCTACGATTATACTAAACTCCCAGGCGCACATACTCGCACACTCCCGAATTATCACCTTACCTTTAGTCATTCCGAGTCAAACGAGCAAGAGTGTGTCAATGAATTGTCCCATGGTATCAATTGCGCTGTAGTCTTCGCGGTCAAACGTGGTCATGTGTTGCCTACACACTGGCATGGTTTCGAAGTATTGGACGGAGACCTATCGGACCTAAGATTCCTTGACGAATCCGGTAAAGTTATCGGTCTCCGCGCAAAAGGTACTAAGGCGAAGAATGATTGCAGTGGATTCGTTGTATCTCCGCTAGTTCAGATTGGACAGGCTATCAGGTAGAATATTCAAGGTGTAGGGTAGCTAGTCTACCCTTATCCTTGAGGATTCTATCCTCACTAGGAGACCATATGTCGGGCACAATCAAGGTAAAGAATCTTTGTGGCAAAACACGGAAACAAGATAATCCATATGAAGTATGGCAATCGTTCGATGGCACATGGACATGGAATGTACTTAAGAAGTGGCAAACGGATGATAGCAAACCATACGCAAGGTGGTTCTGCAATGTAGTTACTCCTATCTGTCCCAACGGCGAATTAGGCGACGTGTACGTTGCAGAGATTAAGTCTAACGCACGGCGAATTAGCTAGAGTATTCTAGCCTGGGCTCACAGAGTCTAGGCTAGAGCATTCTTGCTCTATAGGAGACCTATGTCTACCCTGTACCACGTTCAAACCTTGCGCGGGTTGTATTCGATTGCATTAGACCGTGGCACCCTAGGCTATTCAATTAGGGAGTATAAGCACGGCAATCTACAGGGATGCGCTAGCCTAGGCAATGCTAGCCTAGAGGATTCTATCCTCGAATACAATCGGCGGATATCAGACGCGGCAAAATACGACCAAATCTACTATGTCCGGAAAGTCAACCCGGAACAAATTTGATCGGGTTTCCAATTTTGCGGGTATTTTGACTGGCCGGACATTTTCATGGCTATCTAAGCGGCCCGAAGTTCTCCCTCTCCCCAGGACTCTCCCGCAGACCTGGTAGCGCTATCGCTCTATTATACGGATAGGTTTACCCGGTAATTAGCGCTGTAGTGCTTAAGCGTCCGACCAGGGAGATTAAATCGTTGCACTTGTTTGTTGCAAATCGTTGCAGTTCTTTGCGTTATTTCTTGTACGTGATGTTAGCTACAGGCTTGTGCAAGCGGATTAGCCTAATCTCTTCTTGATTGGCTTCCTCTTTGTTGTCGAAGACTGTTATACGTACCTCATCCGCTTTCCAGAATGCCTGTACCCTAGTCGGCCCAGGGTTGAGGGCGCTGGAATACAGTCCGCTGTATTTGTCGAAGACTCTGGTAAACCCGATGTAGGATCGTCCGACATACATGACCTTACCATCCGCGATAAACTCATAGACGCAGGGCATGCGGAACTTCTTACCAGATACCGTTAATGTGCCTAATCTCATGCTCGAATCATACCACAAAACCGATAATTTGTCAATATAAATCGTGTGGCGAAATATCGTCACTTAATTAAGTGGCGAAATATCGTCACCTTGCAGCCCTAAAAACACGTAGCTCGTAAGTTATTGAAAACACACATGTGGCACCAACCGGGTATTAGAGAGGAAAAGTTATTATGTGTGAGGGTTATTGTAAGGTTAAAACTATGACAAATAACGACTTGGAGCTATTAAAAAGATAATTATAATTAGCGCGTGTCTCCCTCTTACGGCCTAGTTGGTGACACATATTATACGGAATATTTTGCTTCTTGTTTTCCGTATAATAAGTGTCACCAACCCACTTGGTGCCACTTATTATACACAATATTTTGGTACTAGTACCATTTTGTTGTTGACATATCTCCGAGCATATGAGACTATACGCACATGGCAACCAGAAAGTGCTTCGCATGCGGTCGCAAGCTAGGCAAGAACCCATACCGTGCGGTATGCGAAGACGAGCAGATCGTGTTTATAGGCTCCGAGTGCTTTAAGCTGATCGGTCCTGATGGGTTCCAGCTAGACCACGGCCCCAGGCTGTACAGAGGCATATTCGCGCCTAATGGAGTCCTGTTACAGGTTATCGGACTAGACTCGCATCCGAGCATTGGAAAGCAGTACTAATGCACAAGATCATCAAGCGCAACCGAAACTATGAGATTCCCAGGCGGGATAAGATCGAATTTGAGGTCTATCTGGACGGTCAACTAGTCGCGGTGTTCGACTCCAAGCGGGAAGCTATTGATTGGGTTATGGCCCAGGAGTACCCTAAATCCGTATAATAAGGAGACCTATGTACAAATCATTGATCGTCGCAATGTTCGTTGCCAGCACGGTATCGGCAGCACCGAAGCCAAAGAAAGTCTATAAGGTCACCCCGGTATCTGACTCGGAAGCCATTATAGTCTGCTCGAACGGCGCGGACCCTACTTTTAAGGCGGTCACTTCCGGCGCTGTCCTGGTCTCATGCGGCGCTACTGTCAAGGCAACCTGGGACGGCACCAAGTTCACATGTCCTGCGAGCGCCCCGTATGTTTGGGCCGATGAGGGCGAAGCTCTCAATGGTAAGTCGGACTATGTGTATTGTGGCAAGACCCCGCTGTTAGGCCAGTAGTACTTAATCGGTACTAAAGTACTATTGCATTCAATCCAAGACTGTGAGACTATAGCGCCATGGACAACAAACAACTTCGGAAGATAGGAGCTAACATGGAAGAAACTCCAAGATGGATTGGCGCTCATTCAGTGAACTGCGCAGTCTGCGACACTTTGGTGGACGAACGGGACTGCGCCCCTAGTGCTGACGGTGACGTTTGTCCCGAGTGTCAAGTGCTCGATGCCATCGAATCTGAACGGACAGACTAGGAGACAATATGGAAGTCGGCACATATGTCGAGATTATCGGAATGGACTTGCGCGGACGGATTATCAGCATTCGACTGGACGACCGCCGCGAATTGATTATCACAGTGGAACTGGACGACCAAACATCTACACCGTCGGGACTATACTACGCACGTGTGTACGAATTGGACGTAATATGAATCCGCGATACCTAGCGTATTGTCGAGCGCATAATATGAGCCCACAGCAGATGATGCAGCACGACCGCGATAAGTATCCCGGCGGGTGTATGTGTGGCTTTATTATCTGGCATAGTGCCAAGCTAAGCGAAGCACGGCATGCGCACCCGGAGTTTTTCTACATTGAGATTGGCGGAACCGCAGGCGGGTTACTTAATCATAAGGCCTATGATAGGTGGTTAAATGAAAACTAAACTCACAGTCGAAATTGACATAGACACCGAACGTGACGGAGCAACCTGTCTAGCCGGAACACACATTCCCGGACTATATCAGATTGAAGTAAGAAAAGACATAATGGATGCATTCGGCGCGTCCCCGCTGTCACCCGGTGTAGCACTGGCCCATGAGCTAGGACATTTGATAGCGCATGTATTTCAGATGCCCGGTAGCGTTCGCGAACCCAGGCCCCTATATCCGAATCAATGGGGGCAATTCGTCCCTGATTATAGTTTGAGAGTATTAGCGTCCGAAAAGGAAGCCTGGGACGTAGCCGAGCTAATCTTCCAAACCAAACACGCTAAGATCGAAGCGCTTAAGACGTACGAGAAAGGATTCAAGCTATGGGAATAGACTTCGGCCAGGCTAAGAAAATGAAGCCACGAAAATTTCGCTTACACTTCAATAGAGTCAACATGCAACGCGGCAATCCAAATATCTGGACTGTCCATACTTCGGACCGATGTTATCAGGTTAAGCGCGTGGTAACATACGTCCAATTGGAAACCGTATTCAAGCCGGACGGCCCGCAGCCGCGTGCTTATTTATCAGGACGCGGTACGGTAGTAATCGACGGAGACACAGCGTACTTGACCTAGTACTTTAGTACCATCAAAATCGGTACTTTCGTACTATTGTGTTTATTTCTGTTTCTGGTATGATCGTCATATAGGAGATTACATGGCACTCAAAACAACCTATACCGACGGTGGCAAGACCACAGAAGGATTCGCTCATGAGCACAACGACTGTGGTGTTCGAGCGCTGGCAATAGCAGCCGCCATCCCATACTCTGAGGCTCACGGTCTACTCAAGGCAGAGGGTAGACGAGACCGTAAGGGCACAAAGGCAAACTGGATTATATCCGCGATGCGCAAATCTGGAATCCAAGCGGAAGAGATCACAGTACGCGACCCTAAGCTGCACTGGTATGGTGGTAACTCATACACTAATCCAACCCTGGCAGAGATAATCCGGGCACATCAGACCGGGCGCTATCTTGTTATAGTCAACGGGCACGCTCTCGCAATGATCGATGGGGTTATACACGACAAGGGCGAAATCGCAGGCGCACGTTCGCGAGTCCGGATGATGTACCGCGTGACTCCGAAGACCCAGGAAACAGCGCAACCACAGATAACCCAGGGACAGATCAATGAACTGTGGGAGCGCATGAACCGCCTAGCAGCGAAGCTGTAGTACTGGTACCATTTTGTTGTTGACATTATTCCGGATCGGTGAGACAATCTCTATATGAAAAGCATACAAGCAACAGTAGGACAACACAAACGGCAACACCCGGAGCAATACTGTCCGGTTCGTGATTGCCTGTGGAAGACCAACGGCGGGCTGTGCCCGCGTCATATCTCGAAAGGTGAACCCGATGGCTATGTCTTCGGCCACCCGGTATGGCTTCCCGAAGTAGCAAAGCGAAAGGCGGTGCGATAATGTTTAAGTCAATTACTCCTGTTGTGCTGTTGACAGTGGCCGAAGCCGAGTACAGGGCGCTAATTCAGAAGCACTGGCAATCAATGTGGCGCACGTACATGTGGTCTGCTGATGGCTGCGGAGACAACCTGTACAGGACTGCGGGCGATGCGCTACAGGCCTACAAAGCATACCAGATGTTGGCGGTCGTAATGACCCAATACGACATCGATACAGAGCACGCCTAAGTACTAGTACGTTTTTGTTGTTGACAAGCTTTCGAGTTCATGAGATACTCAGTACATCAAAAGCGGCACAGCCGCAGAAAAGAGATAAAATGAGATTCCAACGCAATCGTAACTTCAACAACGAACCCTTGACGAATGACCAGATTCAGAAGGTCGCTCCGTCAGCATTCGCGGGACAGCCGCATGAGTCCCGGTCAGATCGTTACGCGTTCGTTCCCACCGTGGATGTTATCGACGGCTTGCGCAATGCAGGCTTCGCTCCGATGTTCGCTACTCAGTCGTCTTCCCGTATCGCGGGGAAGTCGTTTTTCACAAAGCATCAATTGCGCTTCCGGTCCCTAGGTCAGACTTTGACCGTAGTTGGCGATACAGCCGTGGAAGCGATCATGACCAATTCCCACGATGGCACTTCGGTGTTCGAGATGGCGCTTGGCGCTTTCCGGCTGGCTTGCTTGAACGGCATGACCGTAAGTGAGGGCATGGTTCAGTCTATCAAGGTTCGCCACACCGGGAATATCATTGAGCAGGTTGTCGAATCCGTCCACCACCTGATTACGATGGCCCCAAAGGTTGTCGAAGCTATCCAGACTTGGAAGCGCATTGAGATGTCCGATGAAGAGCAGATGATCCTGGCAGAGGGCGCTTTGGCTCTCCGCTACGAAGACAACGCTCCTATCACTGCCGATAAGCTTCTGATTGCGAATCGCAACCAAGACACGGCTAATGACCTGTGGACCGTGTTCAATCGTGTCCAGGAGAATGCAGTGCGCGGTGGTATCAAGTACAAGACCGAAACCGATTCGCAGACCCGGCGGATGCGTACCCGCGAAGTCAAAGGGATCGATCAGAACAGCCGTTTGAACCGCGAACTGTGGGCTCTCGCGGAGAAGATGGCCGAACTCAAGAGCTAGCTATCCAGGGTGAGGGGCAGTTAGCTGCCCCGATCCCTAGGCAACTAGCCTACTAGGAGCTACAATGGGAACCAGGTCGTTGACAATTTTCCAGTCGGACAAAAAGGATGTTTGCGTGATGTATCGCCAGTACGACGGATATCTCTCGGGTCACGGCAAGGAATTGAAAGAGTTCTTGGCCAGCTTTGACGCTATCACCAACGGTATCGCAGTCGGTGAGACCCGTAAGACCGCCAACGGAATGGGCTGTTTAGCGGCGCAGGCAGTCATGCACTTCAAATCACAGAACCCTGTCGGCGGGTTTTACTTGGAGCCTTCCGGGACTCGGGACGCTGGCGCGGAGTACCGCTACTTTGTCACATTGAGTGACGAATCCGAAATGAGGTGTCCCAAAATCATGCTCAAGGTTCAAAGCGGATATGGCCGGAAGTGGAAGACAATCTATAACGGTCCCGTATCCGCAATGCCGACCGAAGACAACGAATAGGTTATTCTGCCTAGGGCTCTAGGTCACGTGAGCCCCAGGTTGAGCAACTTGCTCAGAGGAGAACACATGTTTACTGATAAGCAAATCAGGCGCTTCCGCAAGGTTATCAAGTTCATCATTGCTGAGCCCCGGCGATTCAACATGGTGGCAGGAGTCGAGTACGCATCCGCCCACCGTGATACTCAACTGGAGACTCCGCCTTGCGGTACTGCGTGCTGCATCGGTGGCGCTGCGTTCATTGTCGGCCAACGCATCAAGCTTGATATGCCTGTCCGATTGGGATGGAATCCAGTTGCGGAATATGCAATGGAGTATCTTGGATTGGACCGTGGGCAACGCGAGCGCTTGTTTTATACCGCATATTGGCCTGCGACATTCAAGACTGCTTACGAACAATCGAGGTCAGCGCAAGAGCGTGCGTATGTCGGCGCGGCTCGCTTCGAGCACTTCATTGCGACCAATGGCGCAGAGTAACGGAGGCACATACTGTGACAAACCAACAAGTCATAGCGATATTCGAGCAACACAAGCCAAGCGAGCCCGAGCAGGTCAAAGACCTGGGATTCGGTCTAGAGCATGTTGGTTCAGGTGGAGCTAGACTAGTCTACCGCGTCATACGCGGCAAGCAAAAGACCGGGCTCGTAATCAAGTTCGATCAGAACGGTGGATTGCAGAACCAGCGCGAGATACAAGCGATGAAGAAGTTCCATAATGACCCACAGATGGAAATGTTGCGGGTTCACACCCCGCCGCTGTATTATGAGTCTCCCGATCAAAAGCTGATTGTGACAAAGTACTATGCTACTAAACTTCCGCCCGGAGACGACCCAGAGTTGAATAATTTCATGAGCAAGATGGAACAAGCCGGAGTAGGCGATTTGTTCTACAAGAATGTCAGCAAGGATCGACACGGTAGGTTTGTTGCAATTGACCTGGGCTATTATCGGGGAACACCGGAGCCCGAGAACGATTAAGCTTGACAAGTTTCGTATTTCTGATAGACTATACAAGTGAGGATGATGGCAAGTGACACAGAGGCATAGAACTAAGGGCCAACGAAAGTGCGAGCAAAGATATGAGAAGTCCGCCAGAGGGCGATACAGAAGGTATAAAGACGATGCCAGAAGCAAGGGTCATCGTTTCGCCATATCTCTTGCATACTTCGACACTCTAATAAATCAAGTTTGCACTTATTGTGGTAGTAAGGACCCACGTAAACTAAATGGCATAGACCGGGTAGATAACAGGCGCGGGTATATTCGCGGAAATGTTGTCTCCTGCTGCACCGATTGTAATTTTGCAAAGAGGATTCGATCTAAGGAAGATTTTATAGACCACTGCATCAAAGTGGCTGAATACCAGAAGAGTTTGAACCGCACTTAGACTACGCTTAAGAATCAGGTAGAGGTCGAATGGTTTACGCCAGCGACCCAAATGCTGCGGAAGCCCTGGGCGTAGGAGGTTCGAAACCATGAGCGGGCGGGAACACTCGACACCGAAATGGTTAAAGACCAGCGGCGAGCAGCGCGGAGTGGCGATTCTGCATTGGCTGAGAAGCCCCCAGGAGCCATCGGTCAGCGACTAAGCGGCTGGCAAAATTAATCGGAGGATTATATGTGGACACGATTCATGGACATGCATTCAGGCGGCGAGACAAAGGAACGAAATCTAAAGACAGGCCGTGGGTATGAATACATCTACATCGAAGCTACGCTAGAGCAAGCGAAGTTAATTTTCTGTAGTAGATTTGGGCACGATCCCGAGCATGTCACATGCGATTGCTGCGGCGAAGATTACAGTATCAGCGAAGAACAATCGTTGCAGCAAGCGACTGCATTTGAACGTGGCTGCTATTTTGATATGGAAGTGAACGACTATGTTGAGCACGGAGACCCGGACAAGTCCTATCGTCCGTATCGCACGCTCGAAGACTATCTAACCGACCCTGAGGTTTGTGTGATCCGGGCGGAAGACATTCCACATGGGAGACTAGTGTGAGCGAAACCAAGACCGAGCGCATCGAAGCAGTCAACAAAAAGATTGTCTACTTGATGTTGATGCGTGCCAAAGAGCGCAGGCACGGAACATGGGCGAAAGAGTGTGAGATCAACGACCAGATAGCCGCGCTAGAGCTACAAATCAAATCTATCAGAGCAGAGGGCCGCGATGTCGAAGTCGAATAACTCGATGCTATGGGTTCTGATATTGTGGTTCTTGATAATCTTGATGCTGGTCGCTTTGTACGGCTGCGGAGCCCGCGAAGTATCGTCAACCGATCATCATGACCGAGTTCCCGAAGTTCATTGCGTATTAGTAAAGTACCAGGGACAGATCAAACAACTATGCTGCGAATCAGGGAGATGTGCATTTACTAACTAGGAGACATATGACAGAACAACAGATCAAACAACAGTACGAACAAAAGCACGGCAGACCGATGTCGCAGGGAGACTATGAAGCTTTCCTGAAACTAACCGCGATGCTAGGGGTCACCACGTATGTATCGTACGTGGACGCCCAAGAGCAGGTTATTCAAGCTATCGCATCTCGTTTCAATGTTGCTGCTAAATATCCAGAAAGCGAATACATTAACTAAGGGAGATCACATGTCTTACTCACGCAAGAGTATCAAAGTATTCGCAGCAAAGAAAGTCACAGACACAGGAAATAAAGCGGTCAACGAAGACATCAAACCGAACACAGGAATTGTCGTCCAGGCGTCACCGTACGGAGATGAGATGCTAGGAACCCCAGGAACGAAGTGCGAGCATGGAGTCTACATCCCTGCTAGCGCGTCGAACCCGAATCTCGCACCGTTCTGTTCATGGTGCCATCCGTACCTGATTAAACCTAACTAGGAGACCATATGGCACGTCCAGAGTACGACGGAGAGAAGTGGGACAGATTCATTACGCACAGACGGATATTTGTCCGCACATGGATTGACAAACAACGCAAGCGAGATTCTGACGAAGATATTCGCGAAGCAATGCGACAGTCGCCGTCGGAGTATCTAAGGGAGACTAAATGAAGAAACCGTTTATTGCATACGACAACGAGAACACCACCACAATGGGCGCACTAGCATACAGCGAGTATGAGATACTTGTGGGCCGAAATTGGTACGGAATCAATCCAGCCGAACCTATACTGCCGCAATTGCGCGGCATGCGTGCATACCGTCTGATAGGTACATACGGAGACATGAAGTACTCGACAATAAATCCGTCATACGAATAGGAGACCAAATGCGTCAGCTTACGGGCCTTCCCCAGGTGGTCCGATGCTCCGGGTGTCAGCAAGAGTTTACCGCAGGAAGCTTGCCACATGTCAGTGCGTCGGGCAGACTTCTGGATATTGTTTACGAAGATCAGGAATTGTTCTACTGCGAACAATGCGCGGCGAAGGTGTCCGAAGCAGTTGATACCACGCGTTCTGTCACGCAATTTTACGCTGATACAGCGGGCGAAATCATACAGTAATACCGGGGCCATAGGAACCTCTAATAGAGGGACTATGGACGCGCGGGAACGTCACTTAAACACAGCATTCGACATCACGTCCGCAGAGTGGGACGAAGTACTGCGGTATCAACGCGGTTGTTGCGCCATTTGCGGCAAGCAAATTACTGGCAAGCCAAGACCCCACACAGATCACGATCACGACAACGGAAACCTACGCGGACTGTTGTGTAGCCAGTGCAACCGTGCGCTTGGGAAGGCTCAGGACAAGCGATGGGCATGGACCCCGGTGTGTTTCCTCAAAGCGTATTTATATCTCATCCAGCACCCTGCCAAGCTCGCTTTAGGGCGTCAACCCGTAGGGTATCCTGGCAAGATCGGAACCGGGGTTTATCGCAAGTGGGCAAAGAAGAAAAATGCCGGGGCCATAAGGACACCCAATAGGAGAGCATGTTAGACAAATATATAACTTTCGTTAAGGCGCATGAGAAGCTGCTGATTGTCGGTCTTGCCGGACTTTTGTTGTTCAAGACCGGACAGGGCATCGAGAACATGTGGATTCGTCATGACGATCATGTGGCGCAGCAAGCGGCTATACAGGTCACGACCGATACCACGTCTAACAAGGCCCTGGCGGATATTTTAGCAGCGTCAAAGGCAAATCAAGATGCGGCATTCGCGAAGATTAATCAAAGCATCGCTCAGGCCGAAGCAGACTTAAAGAAACAACAGGCAGTAGATTCAATAGCAACACAACAACAAATCCTAGATAGATGGAAGCTTTTGCTCCCATTGAAACCAGGGGCAGTCCAATCCAACGGCAGCACCGACACAATCACTACAGAAGCGGCAACACAAACGGTGCAGGCGTTAGAGAAAATACCAGTGCTCGAATTGCAGGTGAGTGATTTAAATGCCAAGCTTCTAATCGATGATGGCATCATTGGAAAGCAAGACGATTTAATCACCGGGCTTAACAAGCAAATTGTGGACGAGAAAGCTTCACATGTCGCGGATGTTAACCTGGAAAAGGCAAAAGCAAAGCGCAGTTGGTTCCGTGGATTCAAGATCGGCGTGATAGTTAGCGCTGTAGGAACCGAAGCGATTCGAGTCTGGGTTGGACACCCTTGATTATGCAAACACAAGTCAAAGTTTTGCTGTTAGATATTGAAACCGCCCCGTCTCTAGGATGGGTGTGGGAGAAGTACGAAACAAACGTGATCGATTTTAAGTCCGATTGGTACATTCTTTCCTACGCGTACAAGTGGCTAGGAGACAAGAAAGTCACAGCCGTTGGTTTGGTTGACTACCCGAGCTATGACCGAGATCGCGAGAACGATAAGCAGTTGATGAAGTCATTGTGGAAGTTGTTAGACGAAGCAGACATTATTATTGCGCACAACGGAGACAAGTTCGACCTTAAGAAGATCAACACCCGGTTCTTAACCCACGGTCTTAAGCCGCCTACACCGTACAAGACAGTGGACACCTTGAAGATCGCTCGCAGTAACTTCGCGTTCGATTCGAACAAGCTAGACGATCTAGGGCGGTACCTGGGAGTCGGACGCAAGTTGCCTAACACAGGGTTCCATCTGTGGAAGGGCTGCATGATCGGTGACCGCAAGTCGTGGCAGCAAATGAAGGAATACAATGCTCACGATGTGGAACTACTAGAGCAGGTTTACAACATCGTGTTCCCTTGGGACAAGAAACACCCGGCAGTTAATCTTGGAATAGCTGAGACCTGTCCGAAGTGCGGAAGTAACAAGGTTCAGAAGCGTGGTTACAACTTCACACTGCTATCAAGGGCTCAGCGTTATCAATGCCGCGAATGCGCGGGCTGGTTCCAGGGTAGCTCGAAGAGGATTAAGTAGATGTTGATTATAGGTTTCGGCAATAAGGCACGGCAGGGGAAAGATTCCGCAGCGGAAGCGATCTGCGAGCACTACACCAAAGAGAATCGCTTCGCTGATGTTTACACTTTCAAGCCAACTAGAGTCGGTACATTCAAGTTCGCGACCGCGCTGTACCAAGAAGTCAACCAGGCTTTATCTGAGGGAATCTGGGAATCACGTATCGCTAAGGATGTGGAAGTAGATCGATGGGTTTATTGTAACTGCGAAAAACATCCGCCGCATGAACATAGTATGTTTTCAACCACATCTTTGCCAGATTGGGTTCAGCCAGAGCCGAACCCAGAAGTCAACGAACTAGCGCCATACGGAAAGCATCCGAAGTTATTGCAGTGGTGGGGTACAGAATTTCGCCGTGCGCAGGACCCGGACTATTGGGTTAAGCAGACATTCGCGAGTATTCCAGCTAATCTGGATATCGCACTTATCACCGATGTTCGATTCCCTAATGAAGCGCAAGCGGTGGAACAACGGGACGGTTATAACGTCAACGTACAAAGACTGCGCGAAGACGGAGCACAGTATTATGCAACTGACCGCCCTGTTGACCATCCTTCGGAGACCGCCCTGGACGGCTATAATTGGGACTTCAAGCTGATTAACTCAGCAGGACACCAAGCGTTGCTAGGAGAGCAGGCAATCACCCTGGCAGCGTACTTAAGGGGACTAACCAAGTGAACAAGCCCAGGAAGCAGAAGGACTACAAGCCGATAGGGTCTGTTAATGGCTTGATGCAATGCCAGCGGACGCATAGATGGGATGTCTTCGATCTGAATCTAGAGCGCAAGACAGTCAACTGCCCGGTCTGTGGTGGATATACTAGCATCTCAGAAGGGTTAATACGAAATGATGGACCTCAAGGGTAACGACACAAAGAAGGCGTATATCGCCACTGTTAGCGGTAAGAAGTTTTACCTGCTAGAGCCCAGGCTCGAAGACATCGATATTCACGATATAGCGCATGCTCTAGCGCTACAATGCCGATGGACAGGACACTGTAAGTTTCACTATTCAGTGGCGCAGCATAGCTACTATTGCAGTTTCCTAGGACCGGACGCAGAAGCATTCGATAGACTGATGCACGATGCCCCGGAAGCATATATCGGTGACATGAACCGACCGCTTAAGCACTACACTGAAGCCGGAAAGTTCTATCGCCAGCAAGAGACAGTAATTCAAAAGGCGATTGCAGAGAGATTCGGATTTTCCGTAGTTGAGCCGCCATCGGTTAAGCTAGCAGACAATTCGATGCTGTACGCAGAAAAGAAACAGATCATGGGATACAAGTTCGAGGAAGCAGAAAATTGGGAGCACTATGACGAGAACAATGGAATAGTGATCGCAGAGTGGACCCCGCAACAAGCAAAACAAATGTTTCTCAAGAGATTTGAGGAACTATATTCAGGTAGGCTTAATTAAAGGAGAACTACATTGGGCACAATAGTAACTAGTTTCGTAACGATTTCTTGCGATACTCCGTCTTGCGACAAAACAATCACGTTTCCGCAGACCGAGCAAGGCGAGAAGGAAACAATCGCGGCTAATCCATGGATGAACTCCATCCGATTCGCTAATACACTTGACGGGCGTAAGTTCACTTACTGTTCTGACGAGTGCGAAGCCAAGGCAGTAGGATTCGGCCAACACAATAAGAAGGTCATTGTCCCACCGACAGGCGCTAACACAGTTGATCTAGCGGCGCAGGCTCAAGAAGCTGCACGCAAGGCAACCGAAGAACTAAAGAAGGGTCCGGTCACACTAGCATAGGAGAAACAATGAGAATATACGAAGTAAACATCGAGCACAAAAAAGCGGGTCTAAACTGGCGCTCAGAGAAAGTTGCTGCCAACACTGCGGAAGAAGCCATAAAGAAGATAAAGTTCGAGTCATTTGAACGACTTGAAAGTATCGAACTTTTGGCGTCCACAGATTAATGCTATACAACGGAAATCATGGTCCGAGTCTGGTGTCGGAAGAGTTTAATCAGATGTGCATAGACAATCATGTCGAAGCCACTGTGCAAGCTTTTCCGAACCCAGGCAGTCCGTTCAAAGCAATGCGGCTGGTCACGTTCCGCAATTTTAACGAGACAACAATTCGCGTAATTCAGTTCGACCGCGACGGTAAGACGCACGACATTCCAGGTAAGGGCACAGTCCAGGTTATGCTAATGCCAGACGAGCCTCTTCCCATATTCGAAAAGGTGGAATAATGTCCTCAAGTTACTTTGTAGACTTTACGGGATACATCGATGAACGCAAACGTCCTGAGGGATTCCCGAAGCAAGTGCATGTCAAGGATGTGTACGATTCGATAGAGAGCATCATACATCTTCAGGCAGTAGTCAACACCCGATTCATCGATTTAATCAAGGCAGCGGGACTGGTGGTGCTCAAGGACGAAGACGAGCCTATAGAGACCGGGCACATTACATTCGATAAGCGAATATTCGTACCGTGGCACATGATAACCCACATGACCCTGGACGTAAAGCACATCCCTAATCAGGCAGGCCCAGAGGATTTGTTAATACCGCTGACAACCGAGCCGGATAAGAAGCCGAAAGAAGTGGTGAACTAAATGATTTTGATGAGTTTGGACTTCGAAACAACAGGGCTCGATGTTGTCAATGATCGCGTCATAGAATTTGGGGCGGTGTTGTATAGCACGACCCAGAAGAAATGTCTGGATAACCAGGGGATGCTAGTCAGTGCAGATGTTCCGGTAACTCCGCAGATCACAAAGATCACAGGGATCACCCAGGCAGCGGTAGATCGATTTGGATACGCACCGGACGATGCACTCGGGGTCATTCTTGACATGGCAATGAATGCCGACGCAATGATCGGATTCAACGTCAAGCGGTTCGATAAGCATGTCTTCGAGAATTGGGCGAAGCGTGCGGGGCGTACGCACGGTGTCAGTCTGTGGATCGATCTGTACACAGACCTTCCGTGGCAAGTCCCGATGGGCAAGCTGTCCCATGTCGCCGCAGATCACGGAATCCTGAACCTGTTCCCACACTCCGCATTAGCTGATGCTCAGACCGTATTAGCTATCGCAGAGAAGTATGACGCGGAAGAGTTACTACACCGGGCGCAGTCACAAGTCGTGGTATTGCAGGCACGCCAGGATCGTAGTCAGAACGAGCTAGTCAAGCAGGCACCGTTCAAGTTTCGGTGGTGCCCAAGTCACAAGATTTGGTGGAAGGGAGTCAAGCAGCAAGATGTAGACGAAGTAATACAATCGGCCCCGTTCGCAATATCAATAGAGCGGTGGACCCCAGAGGAGCTAGAAAACTAATGGCACAACAGGCACAAAAGGCGTTAGCAATAGGAGATGTAGTCAGGCTGAACGGTACGACCGGACCAGCTTTGACAGTGATTAATATTCCGTCGCCGCAAACAGTACAAGTGGCGTGGTTCAATGAAGAACTATCTTTGCGTCTAGCAGAAGTCACTATCAATGCTGTGACTCTGTTGAAGGTGAGGAAGTAATGAACAGAGGCGGAGACCAACTGGCTAGTGGCGCAGCAAGTGCGCAGTTCAGTCCGGCGAACGTGTCGGAAGAGAAGTGGAAGGAAATATTTGGTGAGGAAGGCTATCGTAAGCTTAACGCGATGTCCCAAGAAGATCGTGAAAAGCTACAGCAGCAAGCGGTCGCTGAAGTCGAGAAGATCGAACAGCAAGCTAAGCCAATTCCAGTAAAGTTTCGCGCAGTCCAGGATCGAATCGTCGTGACTCGTTTTGAGGAAGAGGAGAAACGCAACGGACTGTTCGTACCCGATGAAGGCAAGGAAAAGCCTGCAAAGGGGATCGTTGTAGCAGTTGGGCCAGGTAAGTATGTGAACGGGACATTGCAGAAACCAGGCGTCGAAGTTGGCGAGAAGGTGGCTTTCGGTAAGTTCTCGGGCGCAGAGATTCAAATCGGATTTGAACACTACCTTGTGCTACGGGAAGAAGATATTTTCGTAGTCGAGGAAAACTAGGAGATAGCATGACATTCATTATTCCCACAAAAACGTACGAAAAGCCAGAAAGCGGACAGTACTTCGCAGTGTTGGCGGATATCGTTGACTTGGGTGAAGTAACGACAACTTATAACAATCAAGTTAAGAAGTTTCCGGCAGTCCGATTTGTCTGGATTCTCAACGTGAACGGTAAAGATGGAAAGCCTCTTCAGGTGCAACAGCGCTTCAATGTCACC